TTTCGGGTCAAACAGTAGTTGTTGACATTTCGGGTCAAACAGTAGTTGTTGACATTTCAGGTCAAACAGTAGTCACCGACATTTCGGGTCAAACAGTAGTTGTTGACATTTCAGGTCAAACAGTAGTCACCGACATTTCGGGTCAAACAGTAGTTGTTGACATTTCGGGTCAAACAGTAGTTGTTGACATTTCAGGTCAAACAGTAGTCACCGACATTTCGGGTCAAACAGTAGTTGTTGACATTTCAGGCCAAAGAGTTGATATATCGGGTCAAAGAGTTGTTACTGATATATCAGGTCAAACTATAGTCACCGACATTTCGGGTCAAACAGTAGTTGTTGACATTTCAGGTCAAACAGTAGTCACCGACATTTCGGGTCAAACAGTAGTTGTTGACATTTCAGGCCAAAGAGTTGATATATCTGGTCAAAGAGTTATTACTGATATATCAGGTCAAACTGTAGTTGTTGACATTTCAGGCCAAAGAGTTGTTACTGATATTTCCGGACAAAGAGTTGATATTTCAGGCCAAAGAGTTGTTACTGATATTTCCGGACAAAGAGTTGACATATCTGGTCAAACTGTAGTCGCCGACATTTCCGGTCAAAGAGTTGTTACTGATATTTCCGGTCAAAGAGTTGACATATCTGGTCAAACTGTAGTCGCCGACATTTCCGGTCAAAGAGTTGTTACTGATATTTCCGGTCAAAGAGTTGATATATCGGGTCAAAGAGTCATTGTTGATATTTCAGGACAAACTATTATTGTTAGTGGCGGTATTGATATTTCCGGCCAAAGAGTTGATATCTCGGGTCAAACTGTAGTTGTTGACATTTCAGGCCAAAGAGTTGTTACTGATATTTCCGGACAAAGAGTTGATATTTCAGGTCAAAGAGTTATTGTTGATATTTCAGGACAAACTATTATTGTTAGTGGTGGTATTGATATTTCAGGACAAAGAATTGACATCAGTGGCGAAACTGTTGATATCTCCGGACAAAGAGTTGATATTTCAGGACAAACTATTATTGTTAGCGGAGGTATTGATATATCGGGTCAAAGAGTTGTTGTTGACATCTCAGGACAAACTATTATTGTTAGTGGGGGAATTGATATCTCAGGTCAAAGAATTGACATCAGTGGCGAAACTGTAGATATCTCGGGACAAAGAGTTGACATTTCAGGTCAAACTGTAATGGTTAGTGGTATTACATTTGATACATCTGGTGTAGTTTTAAATGTAGATATTAGCGGTCAAACATTAAATGATTACCGTGCACATAATTTATTAGGAATAACTAATGCAAAATTAGATGGTTTACATAGTGATATATCATACAGTAATACAAAATTAGAAATTATTCAAATGATTGATGAAGATAATAATAATATATTAAATAAATTAACATTTGATGTTTGTGGAAATTTAAAAACAGATATTAGTGGACAAAAAATACTTACAATAAATTATTTAGATAAAAAAGGAGGAAAGGGTAATATCGCAAATAATACAACAATTGCTGCAGCAGGAGTATCATCCATATTAAATTGTGATGGATATGGAAATAATTGTGTATTCACATATCAAGATGATTCTATTAGTAATACTGATAGTATCTTAATATTTGCTTCAGCTGATACAAATACTTTATCGGATTTTGTACAAATTGGTACAATAAATACAGATACTAATGTAAATAACAAAAGATACTCCCATTTAATACTTAGTCTTGGTCCTTTCAAATATATATATATACAAAATAATTCTTCAACTAATAGCAACACTGCGGTATATTGTTCTTTATTCTCAAGTTAATATACTTGATCTTATCAGTAACTAGTACCGTCTTGTGCCAAATTTAAGACATATATAGGGGGTCTTAAGTTTGGCACAACATGGTATAACTTACACATATATACATATATATTTGCATATTTACATATGTCCAATTTAAATTATTTATAATATTTTATAATATATATTATAAATGGAATCAAGTCAAAATCAAATTATTATTAACACTAGCGATGCTTCTGGCGTTATTAGAAATATAAATTATTCACCAGATAGAAATATAAGTATAATTAATTCAAGTAGTGGTGCAGGCAGTGATGTAAATTTTACTGATGCTGTTACATTAGATTTCTTAAATAAAACAGCATCGGCAACAATTACTACTGGGTTTACTAATGTTACTTTAAATAGTCAATATGGTGTTATTAATCTAACATATAATGGTGGAATAACTGGTAATGGTACTGGAATCATAATATTCAAAAATAGTTTTATTACTACTTCTAGTATAATACATTTAAAATTTATAAATTATAGCGGTACTATGTCGACTTTTGATACATATCCGATTCTGATTATTAGAAATATAGGTTCTGGTACATGTGATATTAATTTAGCTCTTTTATTAAGTTCACCGTCAATAGGAACTACATTAAAGTATTTCTTTTATATTTATTGAATTATATATTTATTGAATTATATATTTATAATATAATTTAATAATATATGGAAACATATTCTTTAGTATATACCAAAGACGGTTCAAATAATAATATTATACCCTTAACTTACAATTTACTGACTGATACCATATCATTTAATATAAAAGATTTATCTGGAACATCATCGGGTACAAGTGGTGCTACAGAGTTTGCAAATTTATCAAGTACTATACAAACTGTAACACAATTAACAAGTATAACAACAAGTGTGAGATTAAATCAACCATATGGAAAAATAGAATTATTTAGTCCGTTTAATTTAACTGGTAATGTTGCTACATTTACTTTTAATAATAGTTTTATTAATTCTAATTCTATTATAATAAATCATATATTTAGTCGACCTAATGGTAGTCCTCCTATGTATTCTAATATAAGATATGTATCAGACGGTGTCGGAAAAGTAGATATATTTTATCCACTTTCTGGTGGAAATCCTAGCAATATTACTGGTATAATTATATATTATAGAATATATACAGAAAATACTCCAACTATTAATGTGTAAATTATTTTTAAAATATAATATATTAATATTATATTATGGAATCTCAAAATATAATAAATGTAATAGATACTTCAAATAATCTACATCGTTATAATATAAATAATCATTCTTCTTTCATTATGAGCGATTATCCTACTATTTTAAGTATAGCAAGTGGTGGTGGTGGTACTGGCAAAACTATTATTTCTTTCTATAATGCCGATAGACCTGGTAGTAATATGTCCGGTACTCTTACTATTAATAGTCTTTATGCAAGAATTACCGCAGGTTCTTTAACTTTTGCTACAGACCAAGTTAGATCAATGACAATAAATAATAGTTACGTTACTTCAACAAGTATTGTTATAGCATATATTGCTTATAAAAGTGATAGTAATATGTATTTTTTCGATCCAGTAGTTAAAAATATTACTACTGGTTCTTTTCAAATATTTTATAGAAATTCATATATATCCAGTGGAACATGTACTATTTATATTTGGTTTAGAGTATATAGTACAACTAATTACACTCCTTAAATTTAATTTTCCTTAAATTTAATTTTATTTATAAAAAAATATATTTTATTATTAATATATGAATTCATATATTAATAATCAAAAAGTTGATATTACTAATCAACCCGTAAATTTACAACCTTTATCTTTTGATGCGTTTGGTAGATTTAGAGTTTCTCAACCTTTTACATTATTTGATTCGTTTAATAGATTTATGAAAAATTCAAAATTTACCGAGTTTACACAAAATAGTGCTACTATTGCATTTAACTCAACAGATTGTGTTGTAGATTTAACTGTTGCTTCGGGCCAAACTGACTCCACGGCAATTAGAGAATCTAAAAATGTATTCTCTTACCAACCTGGAAAATCTTTATTAATTTTAAATACATTTGCTTTTGCTGATATGAGTGCAAATAATTTAATTCAATCTATTGGTTATTACACACATTATGGTTCAGTATCTTATACTGCTCCATATGCTCCCAAAAAATGGTATTTACTTAGAAGCTAGTGGAAATCAATTATATATGTGTAAAGCTAATAATAGTACTGTTACAAAAGTAGTTCAAAGTGATTGGAATAAATATACATTTTTAAATAATAAACCATATAATATTAATTTAGATGTAACTAAAGCACAAATTTTTTGGATTGATATTGAATGGTTGGGTGTTGGATCTGTTAGAACAGGATTTGTAATTGACGGTCAATTTATTTTAGCACATCAGTTTAATCACGCGAATATACAACCAACTACATATATGCAATCTGCATGTTTACCGGTTAGAGCGGGTATAATTAATACAACTACTGGTCCTGGTGGTATAATGAAACATATTTGTTCTTCTGTTATTTCAGAAGGTGGATATGAAAATACTGGTCTTATCAGACATTATGGTAATGGTATAAATTTAAAAACTGTATCGACTGGAAATTCTCAACTTGATATACCATTTGTTACAATTCGTTCTAAAACTGGTAGATTTGATTCTATTATTATTCCTACACAATTATCAGTTATGTCAACATCAAATGATAATTTAGCTTGGAAAATTATGTTAAATGCTGATGTTTCCGGTGCATCTTATGTTAGTGGTGGGACTGATTCTAATATTGAATATGATATTAGTGGAACTAGTATAACCGGAGGTACAGAAATTAATTACGGATATTTACCAAGAGGAGATGTTATTAATCTTTCTTCAGCTAAAGATTTTAATTTACAATTAGGTAAATCTTTTACAATAAATCCAATTACCTATAATTCTGATACTCTTACAATATGTTTAAGTAATACTACTAATGCAAGTTATATTGCAGGTGTACTATTAGGAGCATATGATATTATTAAATAAAAAAAATAAAATAAATAAAAAATAAAATTTAAATATAATTTAAATATAATTTAAATATTATTTAATTCTGATAATTCTTTTTTAATTTCATTAACTTTTTCATCTTTATCCTTGTAAAATATCATAATTACCGTTTCTTGAAAATTTTCAGGAATTAATTTTGTTAAATCTGAATCAAGTAATTTAATAATTTTATCATCTTTTGTAGAGTACAAAAATATATTATCTAATGGATTTTTTTTATTTCCACTAATATAACCAATATTTGATTGATGAATAATATATTTATCTTTATCACTTAGCATTGGTAGTGTTAAAAAATTATCTAATGAAAATTCTTTATCTGTTTTCTGTATTGTTTTTGAAAAAACAAGTGGATATAATTGATGACATGATATTTTATCTAAAATTGTTTTGATTTTATTATCTTTATAATAATATTGCTTTGCGTGAGAAATTACATCATAATCTGTAAAATTTATAAACTTACTTAGATCTATTATTAAATCTTTATAATTCATATAATTATCCAATTCTAACATTAATTCTTGTAACATATAATCAATTGATATAACACCTTTATGTCCGTATACAGTGCGGTGCATTGAATGACGAGTATTAAAAAGATTAATAATATCAGATGTTAATTGTTTTGGATACACAATTATATTATTAATTACTTTTGCATTAGTAATTAATCGGTCTGCTTGAAATGAAATATTTATACCCAATGTAGTTGAATCTCTTGTTAAATAATCAAACTTATCAACATCTAAACCATTTAGTGTATTACTTACAATTTGATATATATACCCTTGGTGTATATCTTTGTTTGGATTAATTAGATCACAAATAAAATTTATTTCATCATTATTAATAATATGTTTAAATTCCGTTTCTGAAATAATGATTTTAAGTAATTCAGTTGAACGATTTTCGTGTAATATATTTTCTCCAAAATCAATATCTGGATATTTTTTAATTATTTCTGGAATAAAAATATCATCAAACATATGCGAATATGGTCCGTGACCGATATCATGACATAAACCTCCAATTGAAATTAATTCTATAATATATTCATCTAACTCTATTTTATCACTTTCTTTAATATATTGTTGTAAATTTAAAATATTTATTAACGGTTTTGTTAATTCAATAGTAGATGAATTTATTTTAATTGAATTTAAAATTTTTTTACATAGATAATATGTTCCCAAACTATGTTCGAAACGCGTATGTACTGCATTTGGGAATACATAAGAACACGCACCTAATTGTTTAAGATGTCGTAAACGTTGAAATATAGGGTGATCTATAATCATAGCAGCTACTTTTGAAATACTAATCATACCATGAATAGAATCATAAATATTTTTATGTTTTTTACATAAATTTCTAATTAAATCAATCCGTGTCATTTTTTATTATTATTTTAATAATAATTATACTTTAATTATTATTAATATCAATTTTTATTATTAACTAGTTATTTTATCTAAAAGTTTTTGATCTAATCTTAATTCAGGACACATAAATAAAATAACTCTTTTATGTGTATTAACATTTGTTAAATATGCTCTTACTTCTAAGAATATTGTTTGATATTTCATTATATATTCCATATGTTCGGCTGTTTTTATTTTTAATTTAATCATCTTTTCTAAATGTTGTCCGAATATATTTAATACATCTAATAAATGTTTAATTACCATATCTAATGTATATTTCTTAAGTTGTAAACCACTTTTATCATTCATCCATGTATCTTCTATTTTTGTTGCATAATTTCCTCTTGCACTATCTATATTAAATACTGGTTGAATATTTTGATCTTCTTTCTTTATGAATTTTAAAATTAAACTTGATAAAGTCTGTACTAATTTTTTATTTTCATAATCGCTAAATATTCTCATAATTAATCCATGTTCTGGATCATCTAAACTTTTCTTATATTCTCGTTCAAGTTCTCTTTTAAATTCATCTATTTCAATATAATCAATAGAAGGAGTATCTTTAAAATTAGTATTTAATATACTTAATATGGACTTTTTAATAGCTCGTGCTTCTTTTACTATCTTATTTGTATTCTGATTATTTGCATCTTTTAAATCCCTATTTGATTTTTCTAATTCTTCTATTTTATTTTTAAGTTCTTCATTTTGTCTTAATACTGTTTCATTTTGTTTTAATACTGTTTCATTTTGTTTTACAAGATTATCTATTTTTTCATTTTGAATATCATTTTGAAAAATAATCTTATTAAATATAACACTACCACTTGTATCTTTTTCTTGACATGTTTTAGATTCTAATATTTTAATTTTATGTTTTTGCGTTTGTAAATGTGTTGTATACGCTGTTTTTTGTTTTGAAGAGAAATCACATAATTTACAAATATGTGTTACCATTTTATATTATATTAAATATATAATATTAATTTCTTATAACATATATTACTTTCAATATGTTTTCAATATGATTTAATTTAAGTATATATAATACTTTCAATATGTTTTTAATATGTTTTCAATATGTTTTAATATGTTTTCAATATTTTTATTATTATTATTATTTTAATATTCTTGTTTATATATTAACTTTTATTATTATTTATATTTATTTACAATTATCAAAATGTTGTTTACTCTATCACTTTCAATATGAATTCAATATGATTTTTTGTTGTTTACTCTATCATATTCAATATGATTTATGACAATTTTGACACATTTTTGATGCTAAAAGTATACAAGTAAACAACTTTATTGATTTTTAATTCATATTGAAAGTGATAGAGTAAACAACATTTTGATATTTTTGAATATCTGAAAAGTAATACTATAACCTAAATTATACTTTTCTTAAAAAATATCATTTTTGTAAAAATAAAAATAATATTTTTGTATTTTTTCAAAAAAATAAAAAATATTTAAATAATTTTTTTCTTGAAAAGTATATATGGATAGTAAATAAAATTTTATTTTTGAAGGCATTTTTTGGAAAATTTGGAAAAAATAAGTTTTTTAAAATATTTTTACACAAGAGTTGTAGTGGTCATGTTGTTGCCTCTTGCCTGGTTTGCGGAACTTGTCTCCTCTTGACTTACACTTATTTATTAAATATTATTTATACTTGAAAAAGTTATTATATTTCTCAAATATTATTTTATTTATAATTTTATGTAAATATTCTCTTAAATATTCTCTAAAAATATCTTCAAAGTTTATTCTAAAAATATCTTCAAAGTTTATTCTAAAAATATCTTCAAAGTTTATTCTAAAAATATCTTCAAAGTTTATTCTAAAAATATCTTCAAAGTTTATTCTACTCATATGAGAATTTAATTTACTAACTAATTAGTTATTTCATCCAACATATGTTGATCTAATCTTAATTCAGGACACATAAATAATATAACTTTTTTGTGTGTATTAATGTTCGTTAAATAAGCTCTCACTTCTAAGAATAATGTTTGATATTTCATTATATATTCCATATGTTCGGGTGTTCTTAATTTATATTTAATCATCTTTTCTAAATGTAGACCAAATATATTTATTACTTCAAGTAAATGTTTTATAACCATATCTAAAGTATATTTTTTAAGTTGTAAACCACTTTTATCATTGTGCCAAATATTTTCTATTTTTGTAGCAAAATTTCCTCTTGCACTATCTATATTAAATACAGGTTGATTTTTTTGATCTTCTTTTTTTACAAATTTTAAAATCAAATTAGAAAGAGTTTGCACTAATTTTTTATTATCATAATCACTAAATATTCTCATAATTAATCCATGTTCTGGATCATCTAAAGTTTTCTTATATTCGCGTTCAAGTTCTCTTTTAAATTCATCTATTTCAATATAATCAATAGAGGGAGTATCTTTAAAATTAGTATTTAATATACTTAATATTGATTTTTTTATAGCTCGTGCTTCTTTTACTATCTTATTTGTATTATGATTATTTGTATCTTTTAAATCTCTGTTTGATTTTTCTAATTCTTCTATTTTCTTTTTAAGTTCTTCATTTTGTTTAGAAAGATTATCTATCTTCTCATTTTGAATATCTATTTTATTAACTATAATGTTATCATTGTTATCTATTTCATGTATTGTTGTTTTTGATGCAAATTGTATATTATTTTTATGTTTCTTTGTTAATAAATGTGTTTTATATAATGTTACTCTATTCGTAGAATAATTACAATAAATACAATTATGAATTACCATATATTATAATTATAAATTATATTATTTATATATGTTTGTCAAGTCTATTACTTTCAGCAGGTTTTTATCTAAAAAATGTTGTTGATATATTCACTTTCAGCAGTATTTCCTATTTAAAAACCTGCTGAAAGTATACCATGAAACAACTATTTATTTTTATATTTTTCCAATAAAAAATTGTTGTTGCTTCTATCACTTTCAACAGTATTTTTTATTAAAAAACCTGCTAAAAGTGAATATAACAACAACAATAAAACCTGCTAAAAACCTGCTAAAAGTAATAGATGTAACAACATTTTTACGAATTTAATAAAATGAAAAAGTATATATAACGCCTAAAATGATTTTTATTAAAAATATGATTTTTTAATAAAAAAAATATTATTTTGGAAAAAATAATTACAAACATTTTTGAATTTTTTAGAAAAAATATTTTTATATATTTTTAAAAAGTATATATGGTTCATAAATAAAAATAAATATTTGATGGCAATTTTTGGAAATTTTAGAAAAAATAAGTTTTTTAAAATATTTTTACACAAGAGTTGTAGTGGTCATTTTTGACCCTCTTGTCCGGTTTGCGGAACTCGCCTCCTCTTGACTTACACTTTTTATAAATATAAATATTCTCTATTTTATTCTCTAAATTATTCTCTAAAAATAATACTTTTATGTTTCTCTAAAATTTCTCTAAAAATTTCTTCAACTGTATATAATTAAATGTTATTTTTATGTTTCTCTAAATATTCTCTAAAAATATCTTCAAAGTTTATTCTAAAAATATCTTCAAAGTTTTACTCTAAAAAATTCTACAACTGTATATATATATATTACCCCAACTATTATCTTACTCTAAAAATTTCTCAAATATATCTTCAAAGTTTACTCTAAAAATTTCTACAACTATATATATATATATTACTCCCAACTATTATCTTACTCTAAAAATTTCTCAAAAATTCTACTCATATGAGAATTAAAATTAATATTATTCTGAAAATATTCTAAATATATCTTCAAAAAATAAATAAACTTATTTTATTTTACATAGTTCTATTAAAAAACTAGTAAGTTGTATATCTGTATCCATAGTATTACTCACAGAATACATATAATCTGAAATTACAGATAATACTTTAATTTTATCATCATCATTAATATCATTACATATATGTAATTTTAGTACATTAAATGAATTATATATAATATCTACTCCTGTAAATCCATTTAATTTTAAATTATATGTATTAATAATAGCATCTTTAAGATTTTTATTTATACATTCAACAATAATGTTTTTAATAAGTAATGCGGATGGTTTATCACATGCTTTTGAAACATTATCCATATTTATAGTTTCATATTTATCACATGTTAGTTGAAGAAGATTAATAGCACTTCTAAGATCTCCATTAGAATTAACAGCAATTTCTTCTATTCCATTTGATTTAAATTTTACTTTCTCTATTTTACAAATTTCACTTAATCTCTTTGTTACAAAATCTACAGTTAATCTAGAAAATCGAAATATTTTACATCTCGATTGTATACTTTCTATAATTTTAGATGATACATTACATGTAAATACAAAACGTGTTGTTTCGTGATATTTATCCATCAACATAGATATTATAGGTAAAGCTTTATCGGTCATATTATCAGCTTCATCAAAGATAATTAATTTATGTTTTGCATATTTAGATTTTTTATCATTCTTATAAGAAAGCAAATAATTACAAAAATTAATTACATTAGAATTAATAGATTGAATACCTCTGTCATCTGAAGCATTTAACTCTAATACAGCTTCTTTAACATGTGGTCCATATAATTCATATGCTAAACATAAAAGAGTTGTTGTTTTACCAATACCAGGAGTTCCAGTAAGTATCATGTTAGGAATATCTTTATTTTTTATCATATTTTTTATTTCTCTCATAATAGTTTCATCGACAACAATATCATCTATATGTCTTGGGCGATATTTTTCAATCCATGGTATTTTATTCATTTAACTTATATTAATGTTCTTATCTTAAATATTAATATATTCTTTCTTTAAATAAATCAATTTTTTAACTAATTTATTCTATTCATAAATAAAAAGTTGTACCGTAAAGTGCTTAATTTAAGCTCCCCTCAAATTAAGTACTTTTCGCTAGCGTTAGTGTCAAAAACTAGACGGTACCTTATAATTTAATTCTTTTATTAAAATTTAATTCTTTTATTAAAATCCGTTTTTTTAATTGGTGTTTTCACTTTATTTTTAGTTTTATTATTTTTAATATCACTATCACTATCACTATCACTATCACTATCACTATCACTATTACTATCATCTTTATCTTTATCTTTATCTTTATTTATTTTACAATTATCTTCTTCATCTATTTCTTCATAAGTCACTTTATCCACATTTAAAGTATCTTTATATGAAAAATTTTGTTGTTCTTCAAAATCTTTATCAGAAAAATTATTATTCATAATATAATAATCTTCTACGATAAATTGAGATTGTTTATAAAATACTTTTCTTTTTTTTATATGTGAAATAAATGCTGACAAATAATCAGAGAAATCTATAATTAATGGTCGTAAATCTCCATCTGTTAAAATTTTTCTCATAGCTCGTCCTACAGATTGAATAACATCTTTTTGTGAAGTAGCTAATACAACAGTATTCAACCGTTCAATATCTAAACCTTCTTTAGCCATAGCATATGTAGCAAATAAAATATCCCCCTCTTTTTCAGCAATTTCTCTTTCTTTGCGTTTCATTTCACCTATATAAAAATGAGTTTTTATTTCGCCTTCTATCATCATCCCATCTTTAATTTCTTTATTAATAATTTTATCTATTTTTTCTTTCATAATTTTTAAATGACCTACTCGTTCACTTAACACTATAATTTTACGTTCGGGATCTTTTCGAATTTCATTAATAATATTAATAATATGTGTTGTTCTTTCATCTAATTCAACTAAATTACTTAACATTTTAATTATATTTGGTCGACCCTTTTGTTTACCATATCCAAATTTTTTTTCAACGAATAAAGAATTATTTGAAGAATAATTATAAACTTTTGCAACTACTTGATTATTAATTCTTACATTTTCTCGATAAATAGTTTCACCTAAAAACCAATGCATAACTTTAATTAAACCATCCCCTCTATACGGAGTAGCTGACAAAGCAAGTGTATATAATCCTCCAAGTTTCATTAAACTGCGTGAAAATACTTTTGAAGCACAATGATGAGCCTCGTCATAAATTATAAAATTAAACTGTTTAAATAATTCATCATCATATTCTTTCATACTTACACTCTGAATCATGCCAATAACAATATCTTTGTTTTCAATATCAATTGTTTTACCACGAATTATACCCACCTTTGCATCAGTAAATTTGTTAATACTTGCTACCCATTGATCTAAAAGAAAGCTCTTGTGAACCATTACAAAAGTTTTCACTTTTAATTTGCAAGCAGCATAAATAGCCATCGAAGTTTTACCTCTACCACATGGAACAGATAATAAACCTCCCCCATTTGTATTTAAATGTTCTATTATCTTATTTACAATAGGAATTTGATAATCTCGTAGTTCGCCTTTAAAATTAATATTAATATTAAATTTATCTATTTTAATATCAGGAATACCATATTTTTTTTGTCCGTAATAACGTGGAACAATTAAATACTTTTTAGTATTAGTATATAGTTTATATTTTTTACCGTCTTCATTTTCCTCTTCGTTTTCTGGTCCAAAATCCATTAATTTGGGTTCTACTGTTAGTTCTTCTTTAATTTCTTTTAATTCCTTATCATCAATAGAATCTTTATCAATATAAAATCCTTTTTGTTTTATAAAAGCATTTATTGGCATATTAATTATATATATATTATTTACTATTTAATATGAAAATATAATATAAGATTTTTTTATCAATATTTTTTTATCAATATTTTTTTATTAATATTATTTTTTTAAATAAAATATAAAATATAAGCTATAATTATATTATAAAATGGACTCAATTAAAACAGCTGTACCAAACGTTGTACGCAATGATTATTTTATTACAATTGTAACACTTGTAGCTATTGCTTATGTTTCAACATTTGCCCCCAAATTACCAGAATCACTTGTTTCAATACTTGATAATATCGTTGTTAAGTTTGCTATCTTTTTTGTTATTGCCTTTAGCATAACACGTAAAGCAGATGTAGCATTAATTTCATCATTAGCTGTACTTGCTATTGTTCTTGGTGCACAAGTTTATATGCCACGCGAAGTAGTAGAATTAAGAACAACTGAAAGAATGGAAGGTGGATTTCAACCTCAATTACAATCAAGACAAGCAGAAATTACAATTAATAAAAATGGCGATTTCATGGAAAATGAACCACTTAATGAATCATGGACTCAACAAGCTACAACCGCTGTTGACGGACAAACACTTGATTGGCCTGGTTATGAAGCTGCTCCTCTTGAACAAGTAGAAGCCCCAGTTCAAGCTCAACGTTCAATGGGTGAAAATATTGTTCCAAGTAACAACGGTGCCATGGTAGTTGCCGAAGGTAACATTGTTGGTGTATCGCAAAAAGATATGAGTTCGCATGAAATGGTTGGTGCTGAAATGTAAATAAATAATTAAAAATATTTATAATTCAATATTATATTAAATGAAAATTATTAATATAATATTTATAATTTTAACTATTGTTATGTTAGCAGCACTTTTATATTTAATAATTTCTTCTGCTCTCAAAACAGAAGAAGTAATAACAAAAGAAGTAATAACAGAAGAGAATAATGCAAAAGTAGAAAGTTCATCATCGCCTGGAACTTTTACAGATGATGGATATTTAAAAACGTATAGATATCCAGATTTAACTTTTAATAAAAATAATAAAAATATTCCAACAGCTATTAATCCAAATTTATCAGAATGTAAAAGTGATGTATTAAATTATGATGAAATAAATTTAAATAGTTTAAAACAAAGTGCATTAGAATCTCCATTAGACATACGATTACAAATAGAATCTGAAAATGATGCAATTCCATACAAAAAACCAAAAACATTAAAAAAAGTAACAACATATATGGATTTACCAGGATATAAAAGTTATAATTTATTAGATTTAAATAAATATGAATTGAAAAATAATAATAATGGATTAATTAGTTATGTAGAATTAAATAAAGATGAAACATTTAAACCTCATAATTCATTGATTATTAGAAAAGATAAATAAAATAATAATCTGAATAGAATTTATAGATTTTATAATGAGTAATAAAAATGAATATAAAAGTTATTTTTTAGATAAGGAATTTAATAAATATTGTAAAGATTACACATATACCCCATTTATAATAGATACTGTTGAAAGAATAGTTGTATATGGAGACATTCATGGAGATTATAAATATGCAGTGAATTTATTAATTATGAGCGGAGTAGCAAAAATAGTTGGAAAAGAAGTAGATAAAGATAATATATCAACTAATTCAGAAAGTGATGAAATAAGTAGTTCTTTTATTTATAAAATGAAGTGGATAGGAGGAAAAACTCATGTAGTACAAGTTGGAGATCAAGTAGATAGATGTAGAACATATGGTGATATGGCATGTAATATGCCAGAAACTACATTAAATGATGAAAATTCTGATATAAAAATAATGGAATTATTTACAGATTTACACGAACAAGCAGTAAAAGTTGGAGGAGCAGTTATATCATTATTAGGAAACCATGAATTAATGAACTCTCAAGGTAATGTTTCATATGTAAGTTTTAAAGGATTAGATGGATTTTTAAAATATAATGATCCAGAAAATCCACAAATCCAATTTGATAATGGTGAAAAAGCAAGAGCATATGCATTTTCACCAGGTAGACAATATGGAAAATTTATGGGATGTACTAGATATCCATCTATCATAATAGGTTCAAATTTATTCGCCCATGCTGGTATAGTAAATAGTTTATTAGATTCTGTTAAAAATTTAGATACCGTTAAAGAAGATGAATATGGTAAAATTCCTTTTGAATTAACATATGATAAAACTAGATATCACGAGGATAAATATAAGCAAATATTATATTTCAAAGATAGAGATCAATTTGAAAATATTAATATCTTAATTAAAAGATGGTTATTAGGTATAGTAAAATATAATACAGTGCACGATTTTATAGCACCTGATGAAAAATCAATATTTTGGACTAGAATATTAGGAATGTTAAAATCGGGCTTAGATTTTAATTCAAGTCAATGTGTTAAAAATATAGATAAAGTATTAAAAATTTTTAATGTTGATAATATAGTTATAGGTCATACTCCACAATCAATGTTAAATGGATTAAATATTAATGCTACATGTGGTGATAAAGTATGGAGAGTAGATGTAGCAAGTTCATCAGCATTTGATAGATTTGACGAAACATACGTACAAAATGGAACAAAATTAGAATCAAGAAGATTTCAATATTTAGAAATATTAAATGATAAAGAATATAAAGTTTGTTATGAGAGTAATACTCAAAAAAATAAAGTAGTTTGTGAAACTATAAAAAATAAAAAATAATAATTTAATAATTAATTAAAAATTTGGAAAAAATAATTTATTTCTTTTGTCTTTGTTTTGTGATGTCATCTAATTTCTTAGCGTAGGCTGATTTTTCACCTTTGTATTCTTTAATGGACTTTTCTAAATCTCTGTTATTGCTCTTGTATAAATCCCAAGCCATGATGGTGAGTGGGACACCATCTTTTAAGTTATCTTTCTTGATTTCTTCTTTAAGTTTTAAGACGTCTTTCATGGCAGGGTTCATTTCGCGTTTCATTTTGCGTGAGCCCGATTTCTTTGAGGCTTTGCGGCGTTTACCACCTTCGAGTAATTCATCGTTAGCAAGTTTGCGTGATTTCTTGGATGATTTCTTTGAAGCGGCTTTGCGTGAGCGACGTTTGCCACCTTCGAGTAAATCTTCAGCTAATTTGCGTGAACCTTTCTTGGATGATTTCTTTGAGGCTTTGCGACGTTTGCCACCTTCGAGTAAATCTTCGTTAGCTAATTTGCGTGAACCTTTCTTGGATGATTTCTTTGAGGCTTTGCGGCGTTTGCCACCTTCAAGTAATTCATCGTTAGCTAATTTGCGTGAACCTTTCTTGGATGATTTCTTTGAGGCTTTGCGGCGTTTGCCACCTTCAAGTAATTCATCGTTAGCTAATTTGCGTGATTTCTTTGAAGCAGCTTTGCGTGAGCGACGTTTGCCACCTTCAAGTAATTCACCTTCGTTAGCTAATTTGCGTGATTTCTTGGATGATTTCTTTGAGGCAGCTTTGCGTGAACGACGTTTGCCACCTTCAATTAAATAATCTTCGTTAGCTAATTTGCGTGATTTCTTGGATGATTTCTTTGAAGCAGCTTTGCGTGAACGACGTTTGCCACCTTCGAGTAAATCTTCAGCAAATTTACGTGAACCTTTCTTGGATGATTTCTTTGAGGCTTTGCGACGTTTGCCACCTTCCATTTTCTTGGAGCCTTTCTTGGAGCCTTTCTTTGAAGCGGTTTTGCGTGAGCGGCGTTTACCACCTTCCATTTTCTTGGATCCTTTCTTGGAGCCTTTCTTTGAAGCGGCTTTGCGTGAGCGGCGTTTACCACCTTCTAAATTTTTAGCTGCAGCTAAATTTTTTACACTCATTACGGCATCGAGAGGAGTTAATGAATTAGAATTACCAGACATTTATAATATATATTATTTAGATAAAATAATTATTTTTAAGATTTTTATATTATTAATAAAAATTGTATTTTTAATAGTAAAATTAGATAAGAAATAAACAAGATAATATCAATAAATATAAATAAATGGGCGTCCCAGGATTTTTTGCATGGTTATTAAAACAAGATAAAAATAATAGAATTCTAAAAAAGAGATTAGAAACTCAACCAAATACTCTTTTTTTTGATGCTAATTGTTTGTTTCATCCTCAATGTTTTAAGATTTTAAAAGCTTTTCCATATGAAGCATCGGTAAATAAATTAGAAGAAATGATGATGGAACGAATTATAAATTACATCAAATTTATAATAAAATATGTGAATCCATCTGATTTAGTATATATAGCAGTTGATGGTGTAGCACCTCTTGCTAAAATCAATCAACAGCGTAAACGTCGTTATAAATCAGTGGAAGAAAATGAAATGAAAAATAATATTTATAAACAATATAATATTCCAAATAATACAATATGGTCTAACATTGTAATTACACCTGGAACTGACTTTATGAAAAAATTAGACAAAAAAATAAAAGCTTTCATAAATGAATCAGATAAGGCGAATAAATATAAATTTATATATTCTTCTTATGAAGAAAGAGGCGAAGGAGAACATAAAATTTTACAATATTTAAAAAATAATTACAATAAATTTAATACAGAAAAAACGCACATTATATACGGATTGGATGCAGATTTAATATTTTTGGCATTATCGTCAAATATGTCAAATATATATTTATTGCGAGAACAAAGTAATTTTGGAAAAACCCCCACAATAGAAGAAAAAGATCCAATTAAAGATGTGGGTGAACCAATGACACATGTATCTATATTAGAATGCAGAGAAGTATTTAATATATATTTTAAATCTCGATTGGATATTGAACCAGAACAAGAAATAGATTTCATTAATGATTTCATATTTTTATGTTATTTTTTAGGAAATGATTTTCTACCACATATACCATCTATAAATATTAGAAAAGATGGATTAGAAACAATATTAGAGGCATATATTTTTGCATTCGAACGAACAGGAGAAATAATAATAAAAGAAATTAATCCAGAAATAAAATATTCTTTAAAAACAATAGAATTATTTCTAAGTTATTTAGCTGATATAGAAAAGACCTATTTTAAAGAAAGATATAAAGTTAATTCTACTTATCACTGTCCTTCATATATTACAAAACAACATGAGAAAGAATTATGGAAAATAGAAAATTTAATAAATATTCATAGAGAGAATGATCCTTTTTATTTGTTATCACCATATATAGATCACGAAGAAGCGAAAGCAAATTATTATTTACATCATTTTAATATGAGATTTAATTTAAAAAATCAAGTAAAAAAAGTAACTCTATCATTTTATAATGTTTTGAAGTGGGTATCAGAATATTATTTTCACGATGCTCCATCTTGGAACGTTCAATATGATTTTGACGAAGCTCCATTTGTTTCGGACATATATAATAATTTTAAGCAATTTTCAGAAATAGAGATTGTACATAATAATAAATCATTGAGTATACCGCAACAATTATTGTCAGTAATTCCTCCAGCAAAAAAAGATATATTAGATAAATCAATTCAAGATAAAATGAATGACATTAATATAATTCATATGTTACCAATCAAAGTAGAATATGATTATAATTATAAAGAAAAATTTTGGTTATGTGAAGCAATAATGCCATATTTAAATTATGAAGAAATAGAAAAAATTAATTAAAATATAAAAAATTAATTAAAATATAAAAAAAATCAGATATTATTATATCATGAATAAAGAGTATATAATAATATTTATAATTATTTTATTAATAATTTTATTTATTTATAAAACAAAAGAGCATTTAACTGCTTCCAATGAAGCAATAAACAATATTGCAACATTATATAGTAATGTAAATAATACCGCAAATTTTAATAATTTAAAAACAAATAATCTAGATGTAAGTGGTACACTTAATTTTAAAGATTTAAGTGGTATTAATATAAAAACTAATAATTTAGATGTAAGTAATAATATTACTGCAAAAACAATTAGTGCCGATAATATTATAGCAAAAAATTTTAATAATAAAAAAGTATTAATTACATTTGCTTTAGATATTAATTATCATGGTCCAATATTTGATTTATCTGGTAATAAATATAAAATGAAAGATTGGATACTAATACCACTTGCAAGAGGAGCTAAAGGTAATGGTAATGGTTCTACATATTCTTATGATGCAGTTCCTGGTAGTACATCAGTAATTATTATGAATACCAATAAAGGTGAATGGTGGATAGCAAATTTTTCAGATGGATATGAAGGTGTAACAGTATTGATGATACCAACAAATGATTTGGATATGTCTTTATCATCATATATAGATACTAATAGAACTTTAGGATATCCTACTACATCAACAACATATACTGAATCAGATGATGCTAAATTCATTTATGTGCAAAACTTAAAATATACAGATGATCCTGCAAGATTAAAATCTTTTGATTTTACAAATGGTCTATTAGATACCCGAATATCAACCTCTAATCCAATTAGAGGTTCTTTTGTTAAATATAATGCAAGAGGAACAAAAATGTCATAAAAATAATAAAATATTTTTTTATAATTTAAAATGTGTTAAAAAGAATTATTATTATTTATAATATATAATATAAATAATAATATGAATAATATGAATAATGATGAAAAAAGTTTAACAACTCTTCATAGTAATAATGGAACAAAGAAAGTATATGAAAAAGATTCGATACCAGTTAGAATAGAATTTATAAAAAAATTATTAGAAGGAAAAGATTTAAATAGTTTAGTAAATTTTGACATGAATGATACTGATAATTTTATAGGTAGAGATGAAGATATGGAAAGCGGAGATTCATATGATACTAGAGTTGTTCTTAAAAAACGCTTATTAGATTTTAAAAATGTTATAACACAAATTGGTGGAAAATTAAAATATATAAAAAGTGGAACAACAGGGCATACGTTTAAAGGTATAGCAAGCGAATCACATGGTTCATTCGAATATGCTGTAAAAGTGGTAGCATATCCTAAAAAAGAAAAATATGGTAGTATAAATGATACACGTAGACCAGAAAATGCTGAATTAATGATGATTAAATTATTAAGTTATTTTATAGTAAATCGTCAAACACCTCATTTAGTTATTCCATTTGGAACATTTAATACTTCAATTGATAACTTTGTAAATTTAGTTAAATGTGATAAAATAGATGATAAAAATGATAGATATAAAGAATTTATAGAACGATATGAAGGAGGAGAATTTAGTTCAACTGTATCAATATTAATTAGTGAATGGGCTAATAAAGGAGATTTACTAGATTTTCTTAGAAACAATTATAAAGTATTTACACCACGTCATTGGAAAGTAATATTTTTTCAAATATTATCAGTATTGGCAATTATTCAAAGTAAATATTCATCATTTAGACATAATGATATGAAAGCAAATAATATATTAGTTCATAAAATCGATAAAACAAGAGAATATCATAAATATGTAGTAGTTAGAAGTGTATATCGTGTACCTAATATTGGTTATCATGTAAAATTATGGGATTTTGATTTTGCATGTATTCCAGGTATAGTAGATAATATTAAAGTAGAATCAAAATGGACTAAAAAAATCAATGTTACACCAGAACAAAATAGATATTATGATATACATTATTTTTTCAATACTTTGATAAGAAAAGGATTTTTTCCACAAATATTAACTGATGAAATTGTTCCCCTTGAAGTAAAACAATTTATTGATAGAGTAGTACCTAAAAAATATAGAGCAGATGAACCATATGTACACGAAAAGGGTCGAATTTTAGTAAATGTAGAATATACAACACCTGATTATTTATTAAAAAATGATCCATATTTTGAAGAATTTAGAATAGTAAAAGGGACAGGGCAAGAATATGGAGTAAAAGAACAAGTCCCTGTTCCAGTTAATAATTCAAATAAATATAATATAAGCAAATTATTATCAACAGAAAATTTATCAATACCAAAAAATATATATTCATTACAAACAACAAATACTACAAGAAATAAATCTAAATCAAATGTAGAAAAAAATATAGATATAATTAAACTACTTGAAAATAGTAATAATAATAATGATAAAGATAAAATAAATATATTAGATCAATTAGATTTTCAATTAAAACATGTATCTAGATTAAAAAAATAAATTAAATTAAAAAAATAAATTAAATTAAAAAAATAAATTAAATTAAAAAATAAAATTAAATAAATTTTAACTATAATTATTATATGATGAGTAAATCAGTATATGATAATTTGGATAATTGTATAAATTTTCTATTCAATGCATATTATGCTAAATCTGAAAAATGTTACGCTATTACACCAATTAAGAGAAAAAATATAATAATAGATGATTTAAGAAAACCTATAAATTTTGATTCAAAACACGTTTTTGAAGGAGATTTCAAATTATTAGGAGAATATTCAGATAGAATTCATTATAAAAGAACAAATAAAGACGGAATGAGCTGTACCATATCAATTGGTAAAATAACTAAAAATCAAAATGATATTACAAGAAAAGAATTACAACACATGGCAATGTTATACACGGGTAGTGAAATAATATTTAATGAAAAATTTAAAGGTATTGTTTTACCCATAATGTGTTTTGATATTAGTAAAGATAAGTTATTAGAATATTTTCCACAAATTAAAAATGATTTAAATGAAAATAAAATGGGCGAATTAATGTATGTAATAATTACAGAGCATTTTTTTAAAACTCAAACATTAAAAACATATTTAGATGAAAATATTTCAGAATTAACAATAGAAGATTTTAAAACTATATTATTCCAAATATTTTACATAATAGCAAAATTATCTGAAAGATTCAATAATTTTAGTCATAGAATGATAAATTTAAACTCACTTTTAGTATGGAAAAATAAAGTGAAAGAAACAAAACAATATAAATTAGGTTCACATGTATTTGAGATAGAATCGGATATCGATATAAAAATGTCAGATTTTGACAATAGTTCAACTTCAGATTATAATAATATAGAAAACAAATATAATCCATATTTTGATATAAATTATATTATGTCAATAATATATTACTTTTTAAAACCATATAATAAAATAACACAAGACTTACAAATGTTTTTTGATGAAGTATTACCTGAAAAGTTTAGACCTAAAAGTATTGTCAATTTTGAAGGTTTAAATGAGAATGAATTTGATATGAATTCGGATGAAATTATAACCGCAGCATTAGTTATTAAAAAAAATAAATTCTTCAAACAATTTATAAAAATGGATTTATCAGTTTCCCCAAAAGAATTTCAAAAAGAAAAAATAAATAATCTTGCTCATAAAGAAGAAGGTATTTCATATATAGAAAATAATAAAAAAAATAAAAAATCTAATAAATATTATAGTATGAGTACTGTAAAAGGTTCAAGAAAAATAGCAGTACCTGGTTTTAGAAATACAGGTTTAACTAGTGAATATTCAGAAAGAAGTAATTTATTTACCGGCGGTTCAGATAGTGAAAAAACTATTAAGAATGTAAACCCTGAAGAAACATCAGCATCAGACAAAAAATCTTCATCTGTTTCAAATAGAAAAGATAAATCTTCATCTGTTTCAGCATCAAATAAAAAATCTTCATCAATATCAACAGAATCAAAATCAACAACCGCTAACGATATTGCAAGAGCATTAAAATCATCAGCTAAGAAAGGTTCACATAAGAAAGATTCTCGTAAGAAAGATTCTCGTAAGAAAAGTTCGCGTAAAATGAACCGCGAAATGTCATCAATGATGACAGAATCGGCATTAAGTGTAAGCTCTGGTGGTGCCCGTAATAATAAAATGAACCCACATATGAATTCATCACATGCTAAGATTCTTCAAAAACTTCCAGAAAACTTTTTAGATCTTGCTCCAGAAAGTATGGTTAGAAATATGCCATCACTTGATATGCATGGTATGGAAGGTATGGCTGGTATGCAAGGTATGCAAGGTATGGCCGGTATGGGTGGTATGGAAGGAATGAATCCAATGGGTATGGGTAATATGCAACCACAAATGTCACAAAATGATATGGCTCAATTAGCACAAATGACAGCCTACCCATCAATGCCGCAATCTATGGGTAATCCTGGTATGGGTCAAATGCCAATGGATATGGGTATGCCACAAGGTATGGGTATGGGAATGCCAGGTATGCAAGGCATGGGAATGCCAGGTATGCAAGGCATGGGAATGCCAGGTATGCAAGGTATGGGAATGCCAGGTATGCAAATGATGGGAGGCGGTTCTCTCAAAAAATATAAATTAAACAGAGACGCTCTTAATAAAGAAATGACCTCTGGTTTTTTTTTTTAAAGGGCGGAGCGAATGATGATTTTTCAGGCAAAACTATACCTCAATATGAACCAAAAAATAATCCAGCCATTCCATTAGAACAAAAAAAAATATTTGCCGATAGAATGGCAGAAAACGCTCCGCCCCAAACCGATATGGCAACTATGGCAAAGAATCAAATATTAAATTTACAATTATATCAACCCCCTAAACCAAAACCAGATGGTCCTCAACCTCCTCCACCTGCATCTCAATTTCCAATAGGAACAACATATCCATTTTATCCTCCTCATATGGCTAATATGATGATGAGTATGCCCTATATGCCAGGAATGACTCCTCAATATTCACCAATTATAAATAAAATCTATGACATTCGGGTAAATGGTCCCGCTGATACCCATCATAGATTAAATATGATATATGAAGATGTTTTACCAACAAAACATCTTAAAAACTCATATATTACAATTGGTGATAGAATGACACAATCAAATTATATTAGATCAGTTCTTTTTCCAAATGGTGACGGAGATGAAGTTGGTTTTTCAGAAAATTCAAGAAATAATATATTAGAACATATTAAATTTATGGATTTAAATCCATACAATACATACAGATATTCAGATAATCCTTACAAAGGTTTACCAGAAGGATTATTAATATATCGTTCATGCTACCCAATTCAACGTGATACTAAAAGTGGAATGACAATATGTGCTCGCAATTCAATGGCTGTTAATATTCGTGTTTACAAATTAACAGTAGGTTCATATAAAATTAATAAACAAAATAAAACAACATATGCTGATTACGACCAATGGAGAGAAGTAGCATATTATGAATATATTAGAGAAAGAATTTTGAAAAAGAAATTATGTCCTAACTTTGTTGGTATGCATGGTTATTATACTACAGAAAAATCAAATATTGATTTTGATAGAGTCAACCATTTTAGAATAATGGGTCGTAATAAATCTTTACCAACAAAAATAACAAATCCAGTTGGTGATTATGTTAAGAAAACATTAGATGAACAAAACAAATTAACTGATGCATTAAAACCATATATATCAGGAACAATAAATACTCAAACAAATTCATATTATGATAAAACATTAGAAGAACATCAAAAAGTTCTTAATGCTATGGCACCATATATTGGTTTACAACAAACTAATCAACCAAAACCTGGAATGTTATTTGGACCAAAACAACCAGTAGCTGAAGATTTAGAAGCATATAAAGGATCAGTTCTTACTATAATGACAGAAAGTCCAACATATACATTATATAATTGGGCTTCAAAAATATATCAAATAGAAGGAAATATCAAGAAAATGGTAAATACAGGTTATCATAGTGATAAAGTATGGATGTCAATGGTATTTCAATTAATTATAGCATTATATGTATTACAATTAAATAAAATCATAATTAATAATTTTAGTATTAGAAATAATGTATATATTAAAGATGTTGCAACTGAATCAAATGTAACAAATTATTGGAAATACAAAATAAATAATTTAGAATATTATATACCAAATTTTGGATATTTATTACAAATTGATACAAACTTTACTGATTTAAATGATGCACAAAATGCAACATTTATTAATGTAAATACATCAGTACATAAACTTGATGGTAAAATATATGATGATAAATTAGATGATACACAAATTAATGTTAAAATTTTTGAAACATTTATTAATTGCATGGATACAAATAATTTCAAAGGAGATTTCATTAGTGAAGGTGGTGTGGCTCCTCCTCAAGAAATTTTAAGTTTATTAGATAAAATACACTCAGAAGCAGTTAAGAAAACTGATACAAATATAGGTAGTTATTTAATTAATTTTATGAGACCTTTCATGAATAATAGAATAGGTACTTTCTTGAAAGAACAAGAATTTATTCATATAAGAAAAGATGATATGAGAAACGCTAAAACCGGACAAGTAGTTGTATTAGATGAAGGCAATGGTATGCATAGATTTGTATTATATGTTAATGTTAATAATGGTATAGCAACAATTTTAACAAAGGATGAAAATATAAATCCAGAAGAAATAATAGATAAACAAGTACCAGTTACAAGTTTATTTAATTTTTCAAGACACGAACCAATAGTTCAAAATTACAAACTTAATGAGGCCAATTTGACAGAAGAAGCAATATTGGAAACATATACAATTATTGAATAAATTGTAAAATTGTAAAATAATATTTATTTTATTTATAATGTAAATATAAATAAAATATGTCTATAATGTTTATCATTCATTTATACCGTAGATTGCTTTTATTAGTTGTTTAGCTTTAGTCAAAAAATAATATTATATATATATATAATTATATAGATGAATAATAATTTTGGACCAGTAAATCAGCAATTATCTTATAGTAATTCTGCTCCGTATTCTAGTGTTTTAATGCAAAAAGATGTTTATAAATCACAACAAAATAATATTAATTTTAGTATGGAATCAAGAGAAGAATATACACCATATAATACAACAAATTTAGCAAATATAGTTTTAAGGGGAATAGTAGAAGATAATGAAATTAGTAGAATATTTTTTTCAGAAGAAAATATGAATAGAATACAAAAAAAAATAAAAATAGCAGTATATGAAAGATCACAAGGAAAATTTAAATTAGAAGAAGATCAAGATCCATCCGATTTAACTGTAGTAATGAGATATATATATTTAGAAGATTGTAAAAATTTATCAAATCAAGTAGTAAGACAAGTAAAAATTTTAAATGATAAAACAGTTGAATATATATTACCAGATATAATAACTAATATTAAACAATATTATGGTTACATTAGAGATATATCACAACCAATTAAAACAATAATGAGACCCATGTCAACAAATAGTGCTGGAAGAAGAGCATTGCCATCTTATACAACACTTTGGAAATAAAAATGTTAAAACATTTTTATAAGCAAGTGGTCTTTTATTATAAAACAACAACTTTTGGAAATAAAATGTTTAACATTTTTATAAGCAAAGTGTTCTTTTATTATAAAACAACAACTTTTGGAAATAAAATGTTTAACATTTTTATAAGCAAAGTGTTCTTTTATTATAAAACAACAACTTTTGGAAATAAAAATGTTTTAAAATTTTTATAAGCAAAGTGTTCTTTTATTATAAAACAACAACTTTGGAAATAAAATTTATTCTTCATTAAATGGAATAAAAAAATTACGTAAAATAGTATTTCCTGAAAGAGTGCATCCGGCTGCATTACGATGTCCTCCTCCCCCTAGTTCTTTACACATTTCGGAAACATCTGTTGAAATTGCATTACTACGCATAGAGATATAATATTCGTGTGTCATAACATTATATCTCCAACATACTGCAAAATCAGGTTTTTGATTATCTTTAAAATTTTTATCCATTAATGCATTACCAACTTCTGATAAAATATCAGGAGGACACGTATATAACCAAATTTTTTTATTTTTATATTTACTATGTATAGCTGATTTCATAGCCGTTTTTATTAATTTATCTTTAAATTCAACTAGAATTTTTCCTCTTTCTACAAAAGATTTATACAAATTATCATCAAAAGGAGTATCGAATAATTTACTTAATCCTTTAAAATTTGTATGATCGTCTTCAAATAATACAGTATTAATTTCTTTTGAATATGGTAGTTCCCATTTCCATAAATCTCTATCACCGATATATGATAAAAACCAAGGCATTTCTTCATTTGAGAAATAATTCCAAGCAATCATACATCCTGATAAATTATTATTAAAAACATAATTAATATTTTCTTCGGATATATTTTCGAGATTTTTATAAGCAGTAATATGATGATCTAAAATAGTAATATATTCAGCTAAATTTTTAAGTTCCATTAAATATTCTTTATTCGGACAAATATCTACAAAAATAATTTTCTTACCATAAAAATATTGTATATCATTAGACGGAGTTTTACCCGCAAAACATGGAATTAATTCGGCTGTTGGAATAAAATGTTTAACCACCCATGCAGCCGCAACACCATCAGAACAAGGATTATGATAAATAATTATATCATATTTTAAATTTTTCAAATTGTTTAAATTATTTAAATTATTTATTGACATTATATATTTTATTGAAGTTTTAATTATTTAATATTTTTAATAATTGTTATAATTATTAAAAATCAATTTTTATTAGAATAATAAATTAGAATAATAAATTAAAATATTTATGCTTTAACATACATGAAGATTGTACCGTATTTTTGAGCCATTTCAATAAAGCCAGGTTGGTTGGCATGAGCTGAAACGTTGTTAATGACGGTGATGGGGTTGTTTGATTTGTAATTACCAGCTTCATCTTCGAATTGAATGTTGGCAAGGAGTGGGTTGTAGTAGAAGAGATCGTTGCTTTCTTGGCCGACAACAACGCATGATGAACCAACTGAAACGTTTTCAGCAATTGGTGGGCGGTAAACTGTAACAACTGAACGGAGTGAGAATGTATCATTACCGAGTGTGAGGGTGTTATCAAAGCCAACTGGGAAATCGTTGATGGAGGATTGACCGACATTGAATGTTTGGTATGGGACGTTGGTGTAGCTGAATTTGTATGTGAGATTGGCAGCGTTGACTGTTTGGAATCTTCTGTTGACGTAGAAGAAGACAGCGTTTCTGCTGTAGAGAATACTCTTGCTCTTGGGTACAAGGAGTTTGTTTTCAATGAAGTAATCAGATTGGTTAATGGCACGGTCGAGGTGCATTTGGGGTACGTCGTAGCCGAGATTGTTTGGCATAACAGATGGGAGTCTGACATTGATGATGGGGATTCTGATGAAGGTTGTTTTGGCGAGACCGGTGAGGTTAGCATAGCCCATAAATGAACGTTGTTGGAGTGTTGAGATTTGAGCCCATGTTGGTCTAAGTGAGAAGACAGCTAAGATCTTTCTGAGAACTGAACCTTCATCTTGGATGTGAAACATGTCAGGGGAATCAAAGTAAGTCCAATCGTATTGGCTGATGGTCTTGAGGAAACCGTTGACACTGTCGTTTTCATCATAACCGGTTGAGTAGAATTTACCTTGTCTGAGACTCATAACATTCTTCCAGAGTTCAATTTGGATTTTGAATCTCTTCATCATGTTTGTGATGGGTGTATCATCGCTGAAGTAAGCGAGTGAGTTAGGGTCTTGAACGATATCACATGTGAGTTCCCATTCAGCTTCGAGTTCACCGGGGAGAACGTTATCAAAGAGTTGAATGTGTTTGTTTAAGTATGGGAGGGCACGTTGAAGAACAACTCTGCCAAGGTTGGAGTAAAGCATACGTTTTTCGAATGATTCGATTTTGGGGAGGAAGAGAGCAACAACAACAGGGTGAATGTGTGTGCTAATGTTGTGTTTATCTTTTTGAAATGTACCTGTAATGGCTTCAACAGCACAATCTCTGTAGAGTGAGAGTTGGTTCTTGAGGTCCATGTGGAGAATACGTGTTGTTTCAAAGAGTTTAACAATTTCATTGAGTGGAGCGTAATCTTTGCTTTGAATGTTAAGAACTTGACCGGCAGGTGATTCAATACCCATGAATTTAGTCATTTCACTGTATTTAACGTCGTTGGAGAGGTTAAATGTGTTGTAAACATCACCTTTAATAGCAGTTGAAATAATAACTTCTCTTTCAATGTTTGAAAGTTGGTGTTTTTCAGCGAATTTGATGGCTTTCTTTACGATTGTGGGGATATCGTGGAAACCATAGTGTTGGTCGATTTTTTCAATAAATCTACGAGCATATTTGCGTGTACGTTCCTTGGTTTCGACAAGTTTATTAAGTGTAGATTCAATTTTGTCTTCATTCATTTTTCTGTGACGAAGGATTGATCTGATTTGTTCAATTGGAATATCATGTTTAAGGAAAAATTCCATGTCATCTGTTGATTCGTGAGTAGCATTCTTTGCAGTACGGCTGTCCATTATAATATATTATAATTTTATAAAATTTTTATTTTAAAAAAATTAATTAATATTATTATTAAATTTTTAATAAATAAATAAAACTATATTATTTTTATTTTTTCTGTTTTTTAGTTTTTAGTTTTTTGTTTTTTTGAAGTTGTTTTATATTTGTATCTGTTATATCGGAACAATTTTTTGTTAAAGCCTTTTTAACTTTAGTTGAAATTATAAACTTTTCACCATTTAATTTATTTATTTTCAATACAGATTCAATTCCATTAATATCTATATTATATTCTTGCATTAATTCGTTAATTTTGTTATAATTTTCAATTTGAAGTAATCCTTTTATAATTTTATTAAGATAAATGTAGTCATCTAATTTCATATTTTTAAAATACAAATTTGAAGGTATTATGTTTTTGGTGTAATTTATATGTTTTATAGAAGTTTTATTTAAATCTAATGGGAAAGATAGAGCTTTTGTAGCTAATTTATCAGCGTGTAATTTTCGAGGGTTTAGACAATTACTTAATATGAATGAAGGCTTTACACATTGATGAAAAGCTTGGGTATCGCGAATATCATAAATATTATGTTCGTATATATAATTCTCAATTACATCACCTTTTGAAAGAGAATTCGAAATTTCTTTTATTAGAGGGAAATGTTTATTATTTAAGAAATTAACATAATGGTGTTGTATCATTAATGGAATAATTGTTTTTTCAGTTTCAAAAATTCTGATTACATCATCAATATTTTCATAAGAATACATTAATTTTCTTGTAGCTTCAAAAATACCTAAATCTTGATCTTTTACCTTACTAATTTGAATAAATTCAGCAAATTGTTCTGGTCCAAAAACTTTACCGTTAAATATTTCTTTGATTGATTGTAAATTTGTAACAAGTAATCGTAAATCTCTTTTAGAATGTTCTATTAGTTCTCTATAAATATCTTCACTAGAAAAAACCATATTTTCTTTAAGACAAATTTTACAAATTACATCCAATAATGAATTAACAGTTGGGGAAAATATTTCTATTTCATATGAAGATTTTTTTATGAAATTAATTAGTTTGTTATGTTTATTATTACAAATAAAAATAATTGGATAATTCCATTCACATTCATTTTGTTTTAAAATACTAGAAATAAATAGTTTTTCATTTGGCGAAGATACTATTTCAATATTATCAATAACAATTACTCGTTCTATAGTATGTTTTTTATTAATTATAGAAGAATAAATATCTACACCTTTCATTGTTTTTTCAATAAATTCATTAATATTTTTCATTTGATTAATTTTTTCAAAATTAATTACTTGGATATCATATTTTTTTTCTTGTAATACAGTGTATACAAAAGCGGATTTACCAACTCCGTGTGGACCTGTTATTATAATACAACTTTTATCATTAATTGTATTTTTATGTTTCGTTGTATGTCCTACGGATATATTTATATTGAGATTAACATCATTAATATCATTAACATCATTAATAACATCAATATCATTAATAACATCAATATCTTTATTGATATCATTTATATCATCTATCTCATCAAAACGTTCATTCATCTCGGATCTTATTTTTTTTTTACTTAAATTTCTAAATTTAAGGGAATTAATTTTATAAGAGTCTAACCACGATGATAATTGTTTAATTTTATATTCATTAATAGTTAATTCAGAAATAGAATTTGGGAAATATTTTTTAGTAAAATATTGGGATTTTTTGTCTATTTTAAATGGTTCCATAATTTCAATAATAATTAATATTATTGAAATATTTATATAATATTTATATATCAATTTTTTAATCGTTTTAATCATCGCCAATCATCATATTAAAATTATCAATAAATATTGATTTTTCACATTCAGAATCGTCGCTATTATCATAAATATTTTCTATATTTATATCACTATCAATACTATCATTATCATTATCATTATCTATATATACATTATTATCATCATTATCATTATTATCATTATTATTATTATTAGCATTATCATTAGTAGTAGAACTATTAGTAGTAGAACTATTAGTATAATTTAAAATATTTTGATTAATATTATTCATATTATTCATAAATGACGATAACATTTTAATGTTATTAATTGGTGGTTTAGTTATATTTGAATAAATATTGCTATATTGAGGTTTTAAATTTCTTTTTGTTAAATGAATTTTATTACAATATTTATCATCTTTACACGAACCATAATTTAAATCATCGTAACAAATTAAATATTTTTCATATGGTGCACCAAATTTACAATTATTCCCCCCAGTACATTTATTTTTAACACATTCGTTGCATAATTTTGTAAATATTTGTAATTCTTTATAAATATCTTTATTTTTATAATATTCTAAAGATGATAAATCCGTTTTAGAATCAAGAATATCAAATATTTTTTTTCTTTTAACATCAATTTTTTGTTCTTCGCGATTATGAGCGTATAGACATTTATCTTTATAAGTACAACTATTAGTATCTATAAAATTTTGACACATTATTTTTTTATGATTGTGTTTGTTATCATATGGATTTACTTTAAATTGTTTTCTTTTATTATTCGTTTTAAAATTCTTTAACAATATATTATCACTATCATCGGAATCACACATTTCTTCACAATTATTAGATTGTGTATTCACATTTATATTGACATTTATATTGATATTATCATTATCATTATCATTTATATTATCATTATCATTATCATTATCATTATCATTTATATTATCATTATCGCTTTCATTACTGTCATCATTTGTTTGTAAATATTTAAATATATTATTCATCATAAATATAAAATATTTGTGAAACTTTAAATATTGTTTAATATCTATAATTATAAAATTAAAAAATTAAAAATATATGTAAATATAATATTATGACAAAAATAAGAGAATTAAATATAAATTACAATGGAACATATAATGAGAATTACGTTATAATTAAAGAGAATAATAGAGAAATTTGGTATACGTATGAAGTTATAGCTTCATATAATATTGATAAAAATACCATATTATGGTATGATGAATTGATTATAATTCCGAAAAAACTTAGAAGCACCATAAAAATTAATAATAAATTAAATAAATATAAAGAAAATGAATTAGAACAAGAATTATTAAATAATAAAAATAAATATTTAGAAATAGTTTCTCATATTAGTGGTGGAAATTATAAAATTTATTTAGGATTAAAAAAAATAATAAAAACATAAAATTTTATCTTTATTTATTATAATAGAATTTGTAATGAATATTATTACAAAAAATAATAAAGAATATAAATTAATAGGATATTGGGATTACGATGGTTTTGATAGTAAGGGTCAAAAATTTATATTACCGAAAGAAGGAAAAGAGTGGAATATGGAATACGATTTCGTAAAACAATTAGAATTTGTGGAAATTTTATTAAAAGAAATGAAACATTTTAAAAAATATGATGATACAAAAGATTGTATAATATGTAAACAGAAAAAAATTACTACAGGAAGATATATATGGAAAAAATATATATGGGAAGATGGTTTAAAACATTATATAGAGAGACATAATTTTCAACCAATAGAAACATTTTTAGATATAATATATTTTTTTAAATTAGAAAAAAAATTAAAATTAAAAACAGAAATTAAAGTTGGAGCAAAAACATTTATAAAAATTAATCAGAATCAATTATTAATAATGGATGCATTAATGACTCATGGTGGATATACTAAAAAATATATGGATCAAACAAATATAAATAAATTTAGATATTCGGAACATACTGGATTATTAGATTTTAAAACAAATATTTTAGAAAAAATAGTTGTAGCAGGAAATACAACAAGAGTTGATAAAGGAGATGATGAAATATTTTTACCAAGAAATTTATCTGATTTGAATGAATATGAATATATATTCCATACCCATCCACCAACACCTAAACCAGGTGGTAGAGTTAAAGAAGGTATATTATATGAATTTCCAAGTATGGGAGATATTTTACATTTTATTGATAATTTTAATGAAGGAAAAATATGTGGCTCTTTAGTAGTAACATCAGAAGGATTATATAATATAAGAAAAATAGAAATAAATAGAGAAAAAATAAATATTAACGAAGATAAAATGTTTAAAGAATTTAATGAAATTTTTTATGAAATACAATTAAAATATATTAAAAAATATACTACACATTTTTCAAAAAATGATTTTTATTCAAAAATTTCACAAGATATTGGAGCAATTGAAGAATTAAATAAAATATTAAACAAATATAATTTACATGTAGATTATTATCCAAGAATTAAAATAAAATCAAATTGGATATTAGATAAAGTATATCTACCTATATTTTAAATATTTTAAGTATTATATTTTAAACTATTTATACATAATTTCCTAAAGTTTTTAAACCAGAAAATAACATATTTCTAAATTTATTATTTTCATCATCTTGACTTTCTTTCGGTAATATAGATGCTCTTGATCCAGTTGATTTTAATGAACCATATCTAGATGATAAATTTGCTTTACTTGTTTCTGTTTTTGTTCTTACTAATAAAAATATAGATATTAATAATATTAAACCAATAATACCAAGACCAATAATAAAAATCATTTTTCGAGTTTGTGATGTAGAAACTTCTACTGTTTGAACTGCATCAGAAGATGTTTCTCCCATTATGGTTTGTAATTTTTTAATTTGTTGATTTGATTCATTTAGGTCACTATTTACTTTATTTAATGCTTCTGTTAATGATGCATTTTGTGCGGTTAATGTACTATTTGTAGTATTTAATGATGTATTTTGTGCGGTTAAGTTATTGTTTGTAGTAGCTAAAGTAGTATCGGTTTTACTTAATTCAAATAATGTTGACGATAAAGTAGTTTGTAAATCTTTGTATGCATTAATTTTATCAGAATCATAATCACAATTATTTAAATAAAAAGAAAGATAATTATCTGATATATTTTTAATTGATTTGATAATACCATTGTATTTTACAATAAAATTCTTAATTTTTGTAATATCAGAAGAACTATAATTATTTAAAACGTAATTTTTATTAAGACACATTTCTTGTTTAATTATTGGGGTAATATTAGAATTAATACATGATGTATTAATTTTTTTAACAATATTAGATAAATCATTTATTAAACTTAATGTATTATCGTTCATAAATTGATTATAAAAACATTCTTCTTTATTAACAGCTAAAGAGCAAGTATTCATAATATTTTGTAATTGTGCTAATTTAGTAATATATGTAGTTTTATCAGTAGAATTAATATTACATGATTGTGAAATAGATTCGCTAAGAATAAGCGGTCCATAATCTGTAATTAATTTTGACAGGGATTTTTGGTAATCACCAACATTTTGATATTTATTAGATTCATCTATAAAAGAAAATAAATTAGATGTATTAGTATTTGTACTATTATAATCAAGAAATAATCTACTTAAATTATCTTCCATAATATAATAATAAAATATTTTAATATATTTTTATATAAAAAATAATATCTTTTTCTGTATATAAATATATATGAACGAAAAAATTAAATATGGTATTCTTGCATTTATAGTATTAGTTTTAGTATACTATTTAATATCCGAACCACGTGAAAACTTTGGCAATGCTTCGGCTGATAATAAAGCTCAAGAAGTAAAAATCCCAGCATTATATGATCGCGAAACAGGTCAAGTAGTATCTGGATCTGAATTTTTAGGTGTTCCTGATGAAATCGCCACAGCATGGGGTGGTTCATTCGGTGCTAATGAAAATCTTGATGATGGAAATGATGGTGTTTATGGATTAAATTACGCTATGTGCAGTTCATCATGCTGTAGCCCTCAATACCCCCCACCATTCCCACTTGATAAAGATGTAGTTGTTGATAAAATGAAAGGCGATTTTGTACCAAGTGGTTACACATGCAATAATGCTTGGCAAAACAGTGGATGCGTTTGCATGACAAAAACCCAAAAAGATTTCTTATCATCACGTGGTGGAAATTGCGGTGCATAAATGATAAAATATAATTATTAAGATAATAATTATTTTTATTATTTAATGGTTCCATATAGTGCCAAATTTAAACAACCCTTAAATTAAGTACTTTACGGTTCGTATAATAAATGATAATATAATATTTAGATATTATATTATTACATATAATGCATTATTATGAAAGAAATATAGTTGAAATTAGAAATGAATATACTACTTTTTTTATTAACATGGTTGCTCCATTAATATATGAAGGTATGAAATCTATATATATGCGGTCTTTAGATTTAGAAAAACAATATGAAGAAGCTTCTATGAAAACTCCTACAATTAAATCACCAGGAATTTTAAAAATTTTTCAACATTTTTTAAAAGGAATTCCAAATTTAAATGTAAATTTGATAGAATCAGAAATGATTAGAATTAGAGATTCTAGTAAAAATGCTGATATATTTGAAAAATTAATAAAAGCAGTAATTAAAAGTAATATTATTTTATTAACATATAATGCAAGTGGTAAAGAATGCAAATTAGTTAATGAAAAGTTTCATGAAAAAATAGATATTAAATCTTTTATTCATAAAATATATATTGAATGTGCTATACAATTTTATAATAACCCTGAAATATTTTGGCATAAATATTCCCCAATTGAACTACAAAAAAATCAAAAAGAAGCAATTAATATAATTAAAGAATGTATTAGAGAAGGGATTATAAAAATATTACCATTAAATGAAATACTAATAGAATATTTAAATAATGATTATATTAAAGATGAAGAACTTCAGGCAAATGAAAAAGTAAGAAGAATGTTATTAGATGAAAATAAACATATTAATTTATATAATGAAGATTTACCAATATTAGACCAACGTGATAATGGAGAAGAAGAATCTAATAAATTATTTAGAGAATTAAATCAAAATATTACAAATATGGATGAATTAATATTAAATAAAAGATCAGATCATTCAAATAAGAAAGAACATTATTCACATGAAAGAATGAATACAGATGAAGAATATAAAAATAGAATGAGTAAAGATGGATATACATTTGATTTATTAAATCGTAATAAGTCAAGAACAAAAATAGATGGAGTAAAAGAAGAAAATAAAGAAAGAACTAAAGAAGAATATAAATATAATAAAGAAGATAATAAAATAATAGAAGATTCAGATAATTTTAATGTTGAAAAACCAAAAATTATAGAAAAAGATATTGGTAAAATAAATCCAAAAGAATATTATAATACAATGTTTATGTAAAAGTTTATGTACTTTTCGCTAGCGTGAGTGTCAAAAACTTAAGACACCTATGTGTCTTAAGTTTGGCACTCTACGGTAAAATAATAAATTATTTTTATCTGTAATAGATAATATATAGAATGTTTACAAAGTTAGTAAAAAACCCCGTTATAATTGCTGTTGTAGCTGGGTTAATTGTTTATACATATATGGCATGGCAAAGAAAAAAAGAAAATGAAAAAAGATTAAAGAAAAATAAGAAAATTAAGGAAGAAAATAAATACGAAAATATTATTATTCCAGGTATAGTAGCAGTAATTGTATGGTTTATTTCATATGGATATTTCAATCATACAAAATCATTAGGTGTGCAAAATAATAATGAATTACCTAATGTTACACCCCAATATAAATTAGCAAATGATTCTATGTCAGAAAATCGCAATTCATTTACTTTAGTAAATAAAACAGGAGGTATAACTTTACCAACAACACGTGAAATGTTAGTTGATTTTAAATAAATTTTTTCACTTATATATTATAAAATGGCATCTATAAAAGATATTGAAATGAGAGATGGAAATAAACTACCTGTAAGACAATTTAAATTATCAGACATGGTTGAAAATCCAGCTATTATTATGATTGCTAAAAGAGGTAGTGGTAAAAGTTGGGTAGTACGAGCAATTATGCATCACTTTCGATCAATTCCATGTGGGATTATTATTGCACCAACTGATAGAATGAATCCTTTTTATAATATTTTTTTTCCGGATAGTTATATTCATTATGCATATAAAACAGAAACAATTCAAAAATTATTATCAAGACAGAAAGAAATTATAGAAAAAGCAGAAAATAGAAAAAGAAATGGTAAAAAACCACTTGATGCACGTACATATATTGTTATGGATGATTGTTTGAGTAGTAAAGGAACATGGATGAGAGATCAACCAATTCAAGAATTATTATATAATGGCAGACATTATAAAATAATGTATATATTAACTATGCAATATCCATTAGGTATAACACCAGAATTAAGAACAAACTTTGATTATATTTTTTTATTAAAAGAAGAATATATTTCAAATCAAAAAAAATTATTCGATCATTATGCTGGCATGTTTCCAAATTTAGATGCATTTAGACAAGTATTTAATAGTTTAGTTCAAGATAATGGTTGTATGGTTATTGATAATAGAAGAAAAGCAAATAATTCATTAGAAAGATTATTTTGGTTTAGATCACCTGATCTTACTGGAGTTAAAATTAATATGGGATGTAGTCAATTTAGAAAATATCATGAAAATAATTATAATAAAAATTGGAGAACAGAAAGAAGAGATTTTGATTTTGGTTCATTTTGCACTAATATAAAAAAATCAAAATCAGTAATAGAAGTAGCAAAAGAAGAAGTTGACGATAGTGGAAATATTATTGATAGAAAACAAAAAAGTTTAAATAAATTTAATAAAATGAATCATACTCCAACATCTAATAAATATTAAAGAGCACTAATAAAATATTTATTAAGATTATTTCTTCTACGAGTATCTAAATCATTCAAACTTAAAATCCAGGGGTCGGGTTGTGAAAACATAGTTTCGAAAATATCACTAGGGAATATTGGGTCATCTAATTGTTCCCTTGCTGTTCTAGGTAAATATCTGTATTCTATACGTTCTTCTGGAAGTTTATCAAATTTATAACGATAATATTGATTTATATATATTAAAAGAAATCCTATAATTATACAAATTAGACCAATTAATTGATATAACATATAATATTAATTAATACTATTTATTTTTTTCATAAATTAAGATTTTTTAAATAATTATTTAATATTGTTTCTTTTATTTAATTTTGTTTCTTTTATTTAATTTTGTTTCTTTTATTTATTTTTGTTTCTTTATTTAAGCTTGTTTCTTTTGTTTTAATTTTTCAAGTAAATCTTTTGCTTTATTAATATTTTCTTCGAGTTTTGATGAAGTTTGACTTGTAACTTTCACTTGTTCTGTAAGGTTATCAACTGCGTTTGATAAATCTTTTGTTTGTTGAGAATTAATATTTTCACCTTCTAATTTCTTTTTTTCTGCTAATTTAGCTCTGAGTTTAGTTTTAAGATGTGTTGAATCATGAGCTGGAGTTGTTTGTACAGGTGTTTTAAGTTCTTTCTTGTGTGTATCTTTTTCTTTGAGACCTTGTGTAATTGAGTCTTTGACACGAAGTTTATGATCTACTTTTTCAGTATCAATTTTAGATTTAGTTTTACCAATAAGTGCATTCATATCATTCATATCTTTTTCTTGTTTACTTTTTTGTCTTTCTGCTTCTTCTTTACGTCTTTCAACTGTTTCAAGACCTTCCATTAATTTTTGCTGATCTTTATTGGCCCACTTTTGTTCGGCAACTTTTGTTTTATCATCTGGGTTTGGATCCCATGCACACCATTTACCACATGGCATAACAAAAATAGGAAAATATTTGTCAACTTTATTAAGTTCTTCTGCTGCTTTTGAGGCTTGTTCATATGTTGTAAATACTGAATTGTTATTATATACACGTACTTTAAGAGCTCTAACATTGCAATTCATAATTCCTTCAGGTGAAGCAAATGATACAAGAATATACATTTCAGGACTCTTATCTTCATCTAAATTATCAATTTTAGTATATTTTTCAAGGTCTTCTTCATAAGTTGTTTCTTGGAATGTAGATTTAAGTGTTTCTACGTGTGAAGGTGTTTCAATTACTTGTTCTATTGTGTCAGACATTAATAATAAGATTTATAATGAAACTATCTTTTAAATATGTTTTTAATATTTTATTTTATTTAAGATTTATTTTATATTTATTTAATATTTATTTAAAGGGTCATTAATAATGTAAATTAATTTTAATGGAAATTAAAGTAGATGAATATGATGAAAATTATAAAAGTTTAAATATGCATATTTATAATGATACCAGTGATAATTATGGTATTATTAGAAAACCTCCAATTATATTATTGGAGGAAGAAGATTTCAAAATTAATTTAAAATCAATGTGGAAATTTAATGATAAGTTTTTTGAAGAACATATTTTTTATTTTAAATCACATAAACTTCAATTAATTAAAAATAATGATTATTATCCTTATATTATAAATGTTAATTACCTACCATTTGGAACAAGTTATTATCATGTATTTACTGAAGTTTTACCGAATGCTTTATGGATTTTATCTCAAATAAATAATGATACTGTGTCAATATTAATTCCAAAATCAAATTTTATAGGAAATATATTTAAATGGTTTGAGATTAAGAATCCATTATATATAAGTATTAATACTCCAGTTAATTTTATTAAACAAAAATATACTGAATGTGGATTTCCATCAGCAGAGAAAAATAAAATAATAAGAAATATAGTTGAAAAAAAATTAAAATTAGAGAAAAAAATCGGTATATATATTCATCGTAGAGAAACAACAAGAAATATTATTAATTCTGATGAAGTTTTTGAAATGTTTAAAGAACGTTATGATTTTATAGAATGGAAAAAATTTGATGTAGAAACAATTGATGATACAGCAGAATTGTTTTCAAAAGCATTAGTAATCGCTGGACCTCATGGAGCAGGATTAATAAATATGGTGTTTGCTCCATCTAATATTACAATAATAGAAATTATGCCAAATACTGAACCAAATATGTGTTATTGGCATCAAAGTCAAATGTTAAATAATAACCATATAATTATTCCTGTAAATTATGATAATTTACAAAAACAAATGTTAATAAATTGTAATGAAATAAAAGAAAAATTAATTGATATTTAAAAATAATAAATATTAAATATTAAATATTTGATGGATGATAAGGCCAATCTAAATCTTTACAAATATTTTTCCAAATTAAATCCTGGGTTCTTAATTTATCTCTGCTTTTTAATAAACCAAAATATTTTGCATTATTTTTCATTCTTTCTTTAACAGAGTCATTATTTGAAATATTTCCTAAAATTAAAAATAATTTATGTAAAACATAGGAATAATTTAAATAATTTGACATATGATCCAACTTATGTTTTTTAAATGGAACTTCTGTTTTTCTAAACATTTTTTTAATTTCATCTTCTTCGTCACGAGTTAATGAAGGCGGAGGAGTATTTGTAACATGTGAGAAAATTAAATAATTGTGTTCATAATATAAATTAAGACGATATTTCTTTAGTATTTTTTTAATTAAAACCGGTGTAATTTCATCTTCTGTTATTAACATCTTTTTTATTTCGACATCAATTAGTTTATAAATTTGTTGTGGAATAATAGTAGTTTGTTTTGCTTGAAATTGATTTAATCTTTCAATTAAATGATTAATAGTTTTATAAGGATATTTAGGTTTTTCATTAAGTGAATCTTTATGAGAAGGAATTTCACTTTCAATAATAACATACTCAAATTTACCACATAATTGACATACATAAATACCCTCAGAATGAATTAAAGTTTTTTCTATATTACATGTAGAACACATTTTAATTGGAGAAAGTTTAGTTTTTTCACACATATATTTTGAATCAGTTAAAGATAAATATTGTTCTTTAAGAGTACCTTTTTCATTAATAATTGTTGAAATCATTTCTTCAGTATTAGTATTAATATTAGTATTAACATTATCATAACTAATATTATTATTATTAGTATTATTAGTATTATTAATACTATTATTAATACTATTAATATTAATATTCGATAAGAAAGTTAATATTGATTTATTTTGTGTAGGTTCATTTAGATTTTTCTTCTTTTTAATTGGTTTTTTTTCTTTTACATTTTTATTATTAGCATCATTTAATTTATTTAATCTATCCATTAAAGGATCATAATCTTCATCTTTTACTGTAGCAATAATTTTTGTTTCTTCTTCAGACTCAGAATCAGATTCAATTATTTCATTTTTAATATCTAAATCTAATTTATTTTCATTTTTGTAATATTTTAATAAAATATCGCGTGTTTTTTCAAAATAATCCATTTCATCGTTAATACAAGTTAATTCATTTAATTCATTATTAAGATTTTTAATTTTTTGTTTAATTAATAATTTTAATTTAAAATTATCTTCAGATTCTTGTAATTTTTTTTCCAAAAGATAAATTTTATGTTTAACATAAATTATTTTGTTATCTAATTCATCAAATTTATCTATAGTCTCCCTATGTATTTCATCTAAAGTTCTGTGTTCTTTTGTAAATTTTACTTTAGATGGCTTGAATTTAAAAGAATGTGCCATTTAGTCAATATTAATAATAATTTTAATTTACATTTTCTTAAGTAAAAAAATAACAAAAAATATTATTTAATTATTATAATATATAAAAGTTACACATATTTACACGTTTTAATACATTTTATACTATTATTTATACTCACAAAAAAAACGAACAATATAATTTAATTAATTGAAACTACTAGAAAAGTAATACATGTAAAAAAAATATATTTTTTTTAATCAAATAATTATATATATTTGATATAGAATTTTAATTAATAAAAAAAAAATTAAAATTATTTTTTCTATTTTCATTATATATTCAAATGGGCGGAGGCTTAATGCAATTAGTTGCTTATGGTGCACAAGATGTTTACCTTACAGGTAATGCTCAAATAACTTACTTTAAAGTCGTCTACAGACGTCACACTAACTTCTCAATGGAATGCATCGAACATCCTATTGATTCAGCCAGATTTGGCGGCAAACACACCGTCCAAATCCTCAGAAACGGCGATCTTGCTACAAGAATGTACCTCAGAGTTGTTCTCCCTAAACTTATTGAAGGCACAAACGTCTCATACAAAGATGACGACTTCCACAACACCCGTGTTGCTTGGGTCAGACGTGTTGGTCACGCTCTTATCAAGAACGTCCAACTCACAATTGGTGGCTCAGAAATCGATAAAGTCTGGGGCACATGGCTCGACCTCTGGTACGAACTCACCCACACCGTCGAACAAGAAAGAGGTTACCGTGCTATGATCGGCGATGTTTCCGAACTCGTTGTTCCCCAAGGTGCCAAAGCTTCAGGCTCAGGTGAAACCGTTCTTCCCGAATACACTCTTTACATTCCCCTCCAATTCTGGTTCTGCAGAAACACAGGTCTCGCTCTTCCCCTTATTGCTCTCCAATACCACGAAGTCAGACTCAACATTGAACTCGAAGAAATCGGTAGACTCCTCGTTCAATCAGGCCAAACCGCTGTTACAGGTGTTAGCTCACTCCAACTCGGTTCATGCGGTCTCATGGTTGACTACATCTACCTCGACTCTGAAGAAAGAAGACGCTTCGCTCAAGTCGGTCACGAATACCTCATCGAACAAGTTCAATTCATTGGCGAAGAAACCTTAGTTGCTTCATCAGGCACATCAACAGTCAACGCCAAACACAAGCTCGAATTCAACCACCCCACCAAGGAAATCGTCTTTGCCGCCAAACTCGGATGCTGGAACGCCGGTAACGACTTCATCACATACAGTGGCACAGACAGCCTCTGGGGCTCAGCTGCTCTCGAATACGCCGCTGAAAACATTGCCGAAGGTATGTTCTGCTTAGCCGACACTGCCCCCACTGGCTGGACCAAACTCACCCTCGCCGCTGTTGACGCTAACACCTCAAGATACGTCACAGCTACTGGTGGCCCCGCTGGTTTAACTATTACAGTTCTTGTTAACGCTGGCACCGTTGCCGTTACAGATGTCAACCATGGTCTCTGCGTTAACAACCAAGTTCTTGGTAACACCGGTAGATTCCTCTCACAAGATATCGAAAGTGTTCTTGTTACATTAGACTTCACAAACATTGTCACCGATCTCGCTTACGCACCAAGAGCCGCCAACGGTGGTGTTGCCGCCGCTGTAAGTGTTGCAGGTATTGCCAACGCTGTCCTCATCCAATCAGGCAAAGTTAAAGTTGTTTCACACAACCTCAGCTTAACTGATGTATCAGTCCCAGTTTCAGACCTCAACGATGCTCGCTCACACACCCTCACCAACGATGTTGCTGGTGTCTTCGTTGCTGCTCGCGACTTTACAGTTTACCAACCCGCTAACTACGGTCTCAGACTCGATGGTACAGGCAACCTCGTCAACAACGCCCAACTCAAACTCAATGGTCACGACCGCTTCTCAGTTCAAAACGGTGCCTACTTCAACTACGTCCAAACCGCTCAACACCACACCAGAACCCCAGCTGACGGTGTTAACGTTTACTCATTCGCTCTTAACCCCGAACAACACCAACCATCAGGCACAGCCAACTTATCAAGAATCGACACAACCCTCCTTGCCGTTCAATACACAGATAACCTCCGTGCCGGCCGTGTTCCAGTTCTCTCATCACTCTTCAGCAACACACTCGTCTACATCTTTGCCTTCTCATACAATGTTCTCAGAGTAATGAGCGGTATGGGCGGCCTCGCTTATGCAAACTAGGGTGGTTTTGCTTAGACAAAATCACTATAATATATAGAAACATATTTTTTGTATTATTTATTTTATTCAAAAAGTTGAATAATTAATACATTGCGATATTCATATTAATATTATTTCTTAAATATTAATATTATGCAAAATTCCAAATTGACTCGTAAAGCTCCTACCAAAGTTATCCGTAAAAAAGATAATGATACTACAGAACAAAAAAAGTCAAATGATACTAAAATAAATAAAAAAAGTGTAACAAAAACATCAATTAAATTAACTAATGCGAAAGATTCTGATTCTGAATACGAATTAACACCCGAAGAAACACTTAATTTCCCAAATAAAAGAATTTTTAAAGTAAATACTAAAATGAATGATGATAGTGATGATAGTGACGATAGTGATGATAATGATGAAAATAGTAAAAATAAAAAAGATAGTTCTAAAACAAATAATGATAAAAAATATTATGATAGAAGTTCAATTGATATGATAGATTATAATAGAATGTTATTTGATGATAAATCATATTTTTCTAAAGATAGTTTTATTAAAAGTGCATGGGAAAGTCTTAAAAAATATAAATTACCAAATAGTGAAAATTTAAAAATTATTAAAAGTCGTCCAGGACATTTTGTTACAATGGGTCAATATACAGGTTCACTTAAAAATCCCCATTGGTTAGTATATGATAATGAATTAAAAGAAGAATATTATATTATGTATTGTTTTTCTAATATTTATACAAAATTTTCAAAGAATGATTATAAAGAGATTATTAATCCAGAAACCGATTATTATCCTACCTGGCATTTTCATAAAGGAACTGGATATTGTGCTACAAAAAGTTATCCAAAATCTAAAAATACAGAAATATATTTACATCAAATTATTTGTCAAAAACATAATGAAAAAAAATATATAAGACAATCAGTAGATCATATTAATTGTGATAAATTAGATAATCGTTATACAAATTTAAGATTTACAACACAATCAGTGCAAAATATAAATCGTGCTAAAAAGAAAAGATGTAAAAATGCTTTTGAATTACCAGAAGGCGTCGATCAACAACGAGATATTCCAATATATTGTTATCCAAGAAATGAAAAATATAATACAAAAAGTGATTTAACACGTTTCTTTTATGCACTCGAAAATCACCCATTACAAAAAATAAAAGAAAAACTTAAAAAAGCCTTACCAGAAGGTCAACAATTAGAAAGGGATGAATTTCCGATAAGATGGGCTACTTCAAAATCACGCGATGTTACAAATGCTGATAAATTAAAAGCAGTACAGCAAAAAAGAAAAGATTATGATGAAGAATTTCAACTAAAATATCCAACAGAATTTGCAGAATGGATTAAGAATGGAGGTAAAAAATATTAAAATAAATTTAATTTATAAAAAAATGATTTATTAATAATTTAGAAAATTAAGTACTTTATTATATATTAAATATATAAAATGGAAGGAGGAAGAAAACATTATGTAAATGAAATTACATTAACAGAAGACCGTAAAATAGAAATTAATAAATATAAAAAAATAGTATTTGGAGATAAATTTAATGACAGTATAGACTTTTTGTCAGATAATGTAAGATATATTAGTTTAGGTACTAATTTTGATAAACCAATAAATAGATTACCATTAAATTTAGCAGTATTCCAAATTTCTATATATTCACACTTTAATCATTCATTAGAAGATTTATTTCAAAATGAATTACAAATTTTACAATTGAATGAATATTATGATCATAATATATATATTCCAAAAGGTTTACAGAAAATTACTTATTCATTAAATTATAATCTTGAAGAAGAAGAATTATATGAAATAAATAATAATATGATAATTAAAAGATATGGATATAATACAGATCATGATTATCGAGAATATGATTAAATTTTATTTATACAATTAAATATATTCTTTAAAAATATTAAATTTTATTTATTAAACAAAAATTATTGTGTCGTAACAGTTACATTAATAGGTGTCATACCTAATTTACTCATTACAAGATCAACAAGATATTGATCGTCATTGCTCCAATTATTATATTCGTCACCAGTAATTGTAAAGAATTTTGATTCAACAAGGTTATTATCTTGTAGTAGGAGGGCATTAATATGTACACTTTTAAATAAAATAACTTGTCCGACTGAAATACGGACGTTATTTATAGTATTTGAAACAACATAAGGAAAATCTTGAACGTTAACAATAATATCAGCCATTATGATAATATATAAATAATTATTTTTTAAGTATATAAATAAAATTTGTAAGAAAATAGAAGATTCTAGAATATCTTCTTTAAAGATATTTTTCAATGTTTTATATTTTAAAGAAAAATAAAAGATTCTAAAATATCTTCTTTAAAGATATTTTTCAATGTCATTTTGTCCTATATTCTTACGTGAAATTGTTTTATGATGTTTTAGAAGATATTCGTTTACAAAATTGTATGCTTCATAAATATGTCTACATGTTCGAGCTCCGGTAATTACAATAGATCCTTTTTCAAAAATGAAAACTGAGATTTTTTTATCTTCACATTCAATCTTAATATCTACTGATGCATGTAGTTCTGGATCATATTTGCATTCAATTTGTTCTTTCTGAAGTAAATCAAATAAAAGAGGACGATTAATTTTAGCAGGATATGTAAATTTACTAACTATCATTTCAACGCTAATATTTTTAATTACACTCAAATTAAGTTCTTCTGGTTTATCACAAAAAGGTTTTTCGACAACCTTCATAAGTTTCATATCCCGCGTAGCCTTAATTTTACGAAGTTCTACAAATATACCTTCAATCGCTTCAATTGCATTCTCAACATATTTACAACCTGTCATTTGCATAGAACCATTTGAAAATAATTTAAGATTTACTGGTTTTTCTTTTTTAGAAGGAACCATTACACATAGTGAAACTTGATTAAAAAATACCTTCTTCTTCTTTTTGAGTTTCTTAGCTTTTTTCTTGTAAACAATAGTACGATTAGTAAGTGTATCTCCACTACGCCCGTGACTAATTTTAATGATACCATTTGGATTCATATCAATATATTTTGCAATATTACTTGCATTAAACTTAATATCAGTATCGCAAATAATGGTCATGGTATTAATAGTTACATCATCGGGTAACATTTTACATTGTATATCGTCCAATAGTTTTTTAATTAATTGGTCTCTATTCATATTAAATTATTATCAATTTAACAGTTATTATAAAGAAAGACATCAAAAATCAATTTTTTTAATTACGTTTTAAATAAGAGTGTTTATTATAATATTATTCTATAAATGACTGAAACAAAAATATTATCTTTTGATGTAGGTATTAAAAATCTTGCTTTTTGTTTAATGGAAAAGAAAGATCAAGACCTAACAATTAAAAAATGGGATATAATTAATTTAGTTGAAGATAGAGATTTATGCCAATTCAAATTAAGAACCGGAAAAAACTGTGGTAAAATAGGTAGATTCACTATGAAGATTAATAAAGATACCACATATGTATTATGTAATTCACACAAAGACAAATGTAAAGTAGAAATATCAGAATCAACGGAATATAAATGTAATCATATTAAATGTACTAATAATTCAAAAATTAATATTCTTGAAAATGAAGAATGGTCTTGGTGTGAGAAACATCAAAAGGATGCTAAAAAAATAATGACATTATTTAAACCAAAAAAAATAACAGGTCAAAATTGTTCTCAACAACCTATTCAAGAATTAGCACAAAAATTATTTACTAAATTAGATAATGATAAAGATTTTATAATGGTTGATGAAGTATTAATAGAAAACCAACCATCTTTAAAGAATCCAAATATGAAAACAATTTCATCAATATTATATTCTTATTTTGTTGTAAGAGGAATAATTGATAGGGAGAGAAAGGTAGTTAATAGTCTAATTAAAAATGTAAAATTTGTTTCACCGTCAAATAAATTGAAAGTAGATAAATCGGTTACGCAAAATAAATTAGATAAAGCAAAAGATCAGAAAGAATATTATGATATAACTAAAGGATTAGGAAAATTATATTGTTTAGCATTAATTAAAGATACAGAAAAACATTTTTTAACACGTCATGAAAAACAAGATGATTTATGTGATTGTTTCCTCCAAGGATTCCAATATTTATTTAATCCATTGCCCCAAATATATATGGATAAATTAAATACCATTGATGAATCAAAATTAAATATTAAAAATATTAAATCAAAGAAAAATAAAGTTAAAAAAGATGAGGATATAGATAATAAAATTGAAGAAAATGTAGAAGATAATAAAGATAATACTAAAAAAATTAAATTTGGTAGAAAGAAAAGTACCGTAGTGAAAAGTGCTTAATAATAAATTAATGTTCGAGTGTAGCTTCTTCAAAATATGAAAGAAGTGGGATCATGGGCGGGATATTTATTTTTACATTTTTAGTACAAATTTGTTTTATATCACGATATTTATCAATTGACATTGGACCACCAAATTTTTCTAGAACTTCACGTGGACCAGCAGGTTTAATATTACAATCCATGTGAAAAATATCAGTATATAGTTTTTTGATTAATGCATTACGAATATTACGACGATAATCATCTAACCCGTCGTTATAAGCGAAAGAACATGAAAAACTACAAAAGTTTCCGAAAACATAATAATTATTATTTTGATATTTTTCAGGAAGAAATATAGGAAATGAATCGAAATTATAAGTACACCACCAACAAGCATATTTTGATTTTTCTGCAATACATAATTTATTACCATTCAAACTAATTAATCCAAGATTAATTAATTGTTTTTTATTTTCTTTTGTTACGGTCAATAGATTATCTTGATTTAAATTTTTATAATTTTTAAGATTTTCTTTTAGTGCTTTAATAATAGTTTCTCGTTTATTAATTTCTCCAATTAATTTTGAAACATCTGTACCATATTCACTTGAATTCTCATCTTCAGTCAATGTTTTAATCTCTATTTTTTTAGTTACATTATTATTTTCAGATTGTTCTGATTCAATCATTGTAAATACATTTTTTTTATCAGTTACTTCATCATCAAATGATGGTAAATGTAATACTAATTCTTCATCTTCTTTATCTGCTTTATCTTCTTCAATAAAAGTTTTATGTTTAGTTGTCTCTTTTGAAATTGGTGGGCGTCCTCGTTTCTTTTTTTGAATGTCGTTATCGTCAGAATTCATATATGTCGTTACTTTTTTAGGAGGCATTTATGTGATATAATCACAATATTTCTTTATAAGACAAATAATTTATTATTCAATTTTATTTATGCCAAAAGGTTATTTTCATTATATTTTTAATTGAATATAATGAAAAGTATCATATAGTGCTTAATTTAACACATACATGTGTCTTAAATTTTGACACTAATGCTAGCAAAAAATACTTAATTTAAGCATGGCTTAAATTAAGCACTTTGTGGTACCGTAAAGTGCTTATTTTCTACCTATACTTATTGCTGATTTTTTACCTTTATTTGAGGATCCAAATGATATAGAAGATGCTTTAATTGTTGTTTGGCCCGATTTTAATTGGGCTGCAAGTTTTTTATTTATAGAAACAGTTGAACGCGACGACATAGTAGATTGGGTTGTTTGATTTGATAATGTTGATCTTGAATCTGATTCAGTTGATTCAGTTGATTCTTTTTTAATTGGTACTGGTCTGATTGGTGTAGTTCTTTGTAAAGAACGGGATTGAGAAGATGCTTTTGATGTTCTAGATGCTCTTGAATCAGGAGATTGTTGAGACATTTCTAATTGTTTCTTTATATTTGTAAATTTTGAATTATCTTCAACAAGCATTTTTTGATATTGTTGAAATTCTAATTCTTGACGTTTTAAATCTTCTAAATCTTTTACACGTTGTGCTGCTTTATCGTGTTCTTTATTCATAAAATTATCTAAATTATTTTGTTGTTGTGTATTTTGTTGTGTATTTTGTTGTGTATTTGTTGTTTGACCCATAGCACGAGATCTCAAGTTTTCTAACATAGCTTCATCATTTTCTACAACACCTGCAGCTTTTGGTAAAAATTTATGAGCGTTATTTTTACCGCCAACTACAGTTAGTGTACCAATTAGATTAATTGCTAAACGAAACCAAGGGTTCATTTTTTTGCCAGGAACATTATAATGTTCATAAATTTCACCTAAGATTTCATAATAAGTTGTTTTATCAGAACTAACTTCATTACTTAAACCTTTTAAACTAAAATCAAAAGGATTATATCTGTCATTACCTAATTCTAAAAGTTTAACACCGCCAATTAACATATGATTATATAAACCCATCCAATTTCTTTTTGTACGAATACTTGTATGTAATTCATATTCATATTTCATCATGTAATAATCATCATCAATTGAATAATTTGTAACTTTACAACCTAAATCTCTTAGTTCTCCTAGTTTTCTCATGTAATCTAAACGTCTTAATCTTTTTTCTAGTGTAGATAAATTTTCATAATCTTCGTCAATATATTTATCATTTGAACCAGCTTTTTCTTTTACATCACTATATTTATCATCATTCTTTGATGTATCATTATAATTACTATCACTGTGATTATCGCTATTATTTTTATCATTATTTATATTTTCTTCTGAACGTTGATTACGATCTGTTTTTTTATAAGAATCAAAATCATCATCCATGTCATCATCGTCATTATTATTATTATTATTATTATTATTTTTAGTATAATACCATCTTTCATCGGGTTTTCTAAGTTTTTCACTATTTGCTAAATAATCTACCATCATATTTGTTCCTTCAGTTATTTCATTTTGGTTAGAGTCGGAATTATCGCTGTATGACATTGATATAATTAATAAAAGAAAGATTTATATATTTAAATACGCAATTTATTATTAAAAATTTATTCGTGATTATTATTATAATTAATAATTAATTATGTATACATCAATTGATATTGCCTATAATGATAATAGTTCAGATTTAGATAAAATGGCTAGAGAATTAAATAATAAAAAAGAAAATTTATTTAAATCAGTAGAAAAAGATTATATAAAAAATCAAAAAAAATGGGAAAACGATATTGTTGAATATAATAATTCATATAAAAATCCACATGGTCATTATAATAAACATCCTGAATCAGAATCAAATGATTCACATGAATCAAAAGCTTCAAAAGCTTCAAATGCTTCAAATGATTCAAATAATACTGATTTTAATACTGATTATTATTCGAAATTTAATGATTCGAAATTTAATGATATTGATTCAATATCAATTGAATCACCGTCACTTGATTCATATATAGAATCAGTAAAGAAATATCCAAATAAAAAAAATTCAGTACATTCATTTATAAAAAAGTTAGATCAAGAAAATTGTTCTAAAGATGATAATGATATATTTACTCACGTTAAATATTGTTATGATTGTAGAGAGAAATTATTAAAATATATGAAAAAAGAATCAAAACATAAAAATACTTATAATCATAAATTGAATGATAGTGAATTGAATCATAGTGAATTGAATCATAGTGAATTGAATGATAGTGAAATAAATGATAGTGAAATAAATGATAGTGAAACTAATAATATATTTAATAATTTTAAAATAAAAGATACTTTAAAAAATAAAGAATCGTTATTTAGCTACTTTGGTGCATTACAAAATAAAGAAATATTTTTAATAATAATATTAGGCATAATAATAATTATATTCCTAGATTTTTTGATGAAATCTCCTTATTCAATTCGATAAATTTCCAAGTAATAAATAATTTTTTTTCATCAATAATTAAAGTATTTAATTTTTGTTTTTTGAGTTTATCTGAAATATATCTAATAATATCTATAGTTTTTGAATAAATATTTGACATAGTGATCATACTTGGTAATTCAAAAATTAAATCAGTTAAACCTGCTGAATCAGCTTCTTTTATTTTATCACAACATAAATTAAATGATGTTACTAATAATCTTCTTGTATTTTCTCTTCTTTTTTGTATGGTTTCTAATAAATCATCAGAATTAAAATTTATATCAGGATCATCGTTAATATATTTATCTTTAGAAATAGAATTAACATCGAAATGACCTTTATTTAAATATTTTCGATTACCTCCAGGCATTAAATTATCGATTGTCATTTTATCCATTATATGTCTATATTAATATAAAAGAATATATTTATATTAATATAATGCAAGATATTGTAAATAATATTGATAATGAGTTAAAAGATTTATTAGGAAAAAATATAATAGAGTCAAATACTACAAATAATAAATTATTAAATAAAAAAATATTAATTTTAAGCGGTGGAGGCACAAAGGGTTTTGTTTATTATGGTGCATTTAAAGCATTAGAAGAATTAAATATTTTAAAAAATATAAAAACATTTGTTGGTACATCAATTGGAACATTTTTCGCATTTTTATATTTATGTGGTTATAATCCAACAGAAATGGAAGAATTTATGTATTTATTTAATCCTAAAAAAATGACATCAATTGAATCTCTTGAAAATATTTCATTTTTAGAAATATTTAATAAGTTTGGTTTAGATGATGGTGAAGGAATGCGAATAGTAATAAATAAATTATTAAAAGGAAAAGGAATAAAAGAAAATGCAACGTTGTTAGATTTTTATCAAATTAATAAAAAAAAATTTATAATTACAACAGTATGTGTAAATACAAAAGATGTTGAATATTTATCTTATGAAAATTATCCAAATTTAAAAGTATGTGACGCTATTAGAATGTCAACGTGTATTCCGTTATATTATAAACCTGTATTATTTAATAATAAATATTACATTGATGGTGGTTTTATTGATAATTATCCAATTAATTTATTTAAAGATAATTTAGACGAAGTAATAGGATTATATGTTGAAAATATATATGAACCATCAGATATAAAAGATTTTAAAGATTTTATTATAAGTTTATATAAAATATATAATAAAGGATATGTATACAATATTTTGAGAAATTGGGAAAAATATACAATATTGATTCATGTAGAACAAACAAATATGTTACAATTTGAATTATCAAAAGAACAAAAAAATATTTTTTTTCAACTAGGATATAATGCAATATATGATTTTTATAAAAAACATAAATAATTATTCATCATCTGAATCAGAATTTAATTCTATTAATTTTTTGTAAACATCTACCATATGTGAAGTAATTTGTGCTGGTTTTTGTGAAATATCTTGTCCGATTATAGTACCAAAATCTTTACTGATACCAAATTGATCGTCCATTACACTCTTAAATTCATTTAATGATAATTTATCAAATTTCATTGTATCGTCGTTTCTCATTTTTTCAAATTTTCTAATATCATCACTTGATATTTTCTTTTTTGAATGATTGTAATAATCGTCATCGTATTCTATATCAGATATAGATGAAATTGATAATTCGTCGTCACTTATTCCTGTTTTATTTCTACTAAATGACGTAGATGAGCGAAAATCTTCTTTACCAAAAAGTTCACCATAATCATCATTTACAGAAATAAAATTTCCAACACCTGTATCATTAAATGCAGTAAAAGTATCATCAAATTTAACCATTTCACCCATTGATTGTTTTATTTTATGTTTCTTATCTTCTTTCTTTTTATTTTTTTCAAACATTTTATTAAATTCATTTGGATTAAATGATCTTCCTTCAAATAAATTCTTTTTAGCAATTTCAATTGATTCCATATCTCGTTGTGCTTGTAAATCTTGATATAGTTTATCTGAAGTTCTTTTATCATATTTAATATCAATATCTTTTTGGTCGAACCCTCTTATTAAATTTACTTTTTCGGTGTGTTTTTTGAATTCTAATTCTGCTTTTCTTTTATGATCTTCTGTCATCTGTGAATCTTGTAATTTAAGAAAATCATCAAATGTTGATTTTTGATTTTGAAAATCTTTTGATTTTAATGTTTTTGTTTGTAAATCATAGATTTTCTTTTTTTCAGGATTTGTTAATACTTCTCCGGCCATTCTTATAAGTTGAAATTGTTCTTGTTTTAATTTCTTTTTTGATTCTGAAAGAAATTTTAATTTATCCGGGTGATATTCTGCAATTTTATGGCGATATTTTCTTTTAATATCTGACATATTGTTTTCAGGTGAAACACCTAAAATTTTATAATAATCATATCCCATTTTTTTAATATTATTTAAATCATTATCATTATTATTTATAGGTTCATCGTCAATAATTATATTCTTTGATTTCTTAGAACACATTTTTTCAAATAGTTCATCGTCACTCAATGTATTTTCCATATACGATATTATAATAATTTTTTCAAATAAAAAAAACGTGAATTAATATAATGAGTGAAGATAATTATAAGGCACTTATGATGTTACACGCGTTAGGCGATACTATAGGATTTAAAAATGGTGAATGGGAATTTAATTATTTAAAAAAAGATTTAAGTTATAAAACAACTTTAGAAATTGTTTTTGATTTTATTTCTTTAGGGGGAATAACAATGATTAGTTTAAAAGATTGGTTTGTATCAGATGATACTTTAATTCATATGGCTGTAACTAAAACATTATTGGAAATGGATATTAATATAAATAACGATAAGTATATAGAAATTTTTAAAGAGAATATAATTAAAACTCTACAAGAAATTATTAAAGATGAAGAAAAAGATGTTGCTTTATATTCTGAAAAATCAAGTGATGTACGTTATTTAAAAGAAAAAAAAATTAAAAAATTTAGAGGAGTTGGTTTAACAACTGTTTCAAGCGTTCAAGCATGGGAAGAAAAGAACAATATTAGTATCAAAACATCTGGTGGTAATGGAGTAGCAATGCGTTCTTTATGTATTGGGGCTTTTTATCACAAAGAAAAAGATTTGGATAAATTAATAAAATTTTCTATTGAAACTGGTCGTCTTACACATCCTTCTCCTATAGGATTTCTTGGTGGTTTAACAAGTGCATATTTTACACATTTAGCATTAAATAAAGTAAATTTATATGATTGGCCTTTTTTATTATTAAAATTAGTTGAATCACAAAAAGTATTAGATTATATTTCAAATACTTCACATGATGAAATTATAGGTTATAGAAGATTTATATCTTTATGGAAAAAATATATTGATTTAAGATTCAAAAAAAATAATGATAAAAATGAGGAAGATAATAAATATGAACCAATTTTTACAAAATCAAATAAAAACTTAATATGGCGTTCAAAATTTTTCCATGATTTTACTATGCAATATGATGAATTTTATAATGAAAAGATAAAAGACGATCATTATTTTATTACAATCGGTGGGTCAGGTGTAACAGTTATGTTAATGGCATATGATGCATTATTAGATGCAGATGAATCATGGGAAAAATTAATATATTATGCAATGTTGCATTTAGGTGATTCGGATACCGTAGGTTCAATTGCTGGAGGCTTATTTGGTGCATTATATGGATTTAAGAATGTACCAGAAAGACTATTAGAAGATCTAGAAAAAAAAGAAGAATTAATTGAATTATCCAAGAAATTATACAAAAAAACGCACTAATAATTTTGTTTGATAAATGAAATTATACCTTCAGTTGTTCTTTCTCCGTTAAAATCTATTGCTTTACCATTTTTAAATAAAATCATAGTAGGAAAGCCACGAATATTATTTGCACTACATTCGTTTTCGCCACCATTTTCACAATCAACTAATATAACTTCAGCTTTATCTTTAATTTGATTTATTTGTGATTGAAATTCAGAAGAATTAATAAGAGCCAAAGCTTTCTTAGACCATCCACACCAATTAGTATAATAAACTTTAAATTGTACTTTATTATTATTATTAAATTTCTCGAGCGTTGAATCTGTGTTAGAAGAATTTATACTAATTATTTTATTTTTATTAGCACTACAATCGCTATTATTGATGAAATATAATACACCTAATAAAATTAGTATTATAATTAAAATAATAGTATTTTTGTTTTTTAAAAGTTCCGAAAGCATATATAATATAAAAATATATAAATTATATTTTTTTGGTTTATATTAAAATATTATAAATATTTTTTTCTACTTTATTAATATATTAAATGGAAAACAAGAAAAGTTTGCAAGTACTCAGACACTTTTTTGGTTTACAAAATGATACCAGACCCGAAACATTTGTAGAAGCTAATTATTTAGGTACAAGATACGAAGCCGGTGCAGGAGCCGATTCACACCACACTCTTCAAATTCTCTTAAACAAAAACTACACAGGAGCCGTTGCCGCCGGTCAAGAAAACTACCTCCACGAAAACATGGTTGATTTAATTATCAACGCCGCCATGTTCCACAGAACTATTGATCCCGCCGGTGCTCTTGCCAGAATGACCGGTGCCACCCCTGGTGTTAACAGCATTCTTACCAATGTTTACGCTGTTTGGGATGAATTAAGCGATAGTGTTCGTAAATTCTACATGACACATCTCTATTTACTCGAACAAACTACAGCAAATGTTTGGATTATTCCATCAGACATTAAGGCTGCTGTAGCCAAAATTCGTTCAGGCGATGTTAGATTAAATTTAACAAAGGTTGACTCCAAAAATCCCGCAAGTGACGTATTATTTGCCACAACACTCCCCAGACTTCCTGCTTCTGTTAACGGCTTTAAATACAGCAGTGCTGCCGGCGTTCAAACAGTTCAACTTGCCGCCCACACACCAGATTTCCTTAAAGATTTATACATGAGTGTTTACAGAACTGGTAACATGTCACCTCCAGTTGGCGGTGCTGCTCCAGCTTACAGAGCAGCTTTAAGTGCTTTCTCCCTTGATACTGAAAAATTCATTCAAAGCACACTTGCTGCTAGTGGTGCCCCATTAGGTGCCCCAGCTGCTCCAGTTGTTGCTGGTCCCTTCGCAGATAATTTCGATGATCTCTATGAATCACTTACAACTGGTGTTAAATACATTAAGAAATCCGATGGTCTCCTTTACAGACAAGAACCCGGCAAAAGCGAAGTTCAATTCGACATTAACGAAGTTAAAGAAGTTGCCAGAGGTTGCGGTACACGTACAAATGCTGCTTGCGATGTAAGTGTTTACCGTTGCCTCCTTTCAGGTGAACCCAGAAACCTTTCATCATGCCTCAACAAATTAAAAGATGCCAACATGTTTAATGTTGCCAAGAAAGAAGTTGATGAAATGTCACCTAAAGTTGCTCTCCAACTCCTTAAGACATTCGGCTTCAAAGTTGCATACGACCCTAAACTCGGCAAGAATGCTCCCCCATCATTTGAACACTGGGTAGCCAACGTTCTTCCTAGATCAGTTGATAATGCTGAAACACTCAATGCCATCAGAGGTAACGTTCAACTCATGAACTACCTCAATGGCGTTGTCAACCTTATTAGAGGCAACACTGATCTCATCGATCAAAAAGCTGTTACCCCAACTGGAAAAACATATGCTTCAAAGGCTGGTGTCAGCTACTTCGTTGCTCCCCCATCATCTGGTCGCTCAACAGTTGGCCCTGTTGTTTTACAACAAGGTATCTTAACACCCAGATCTAGTAGTTTAGATTTAAGCCTCATTCAACGCCTTCCCAACCTCTTTGGTTCATTACGCGGTTTATCACTCGGTAATATGATGGGTGGTGCCCACAAAGATTTATGCTTCAATGCCAGAGCTCTCGCTCAAATGTTCGACACAACATATTCAGAAATGGAAAGACATGGTAAAGTTTTAGTTGATGCTGATAAACAAAGAATCAACGATGCCGTCAAGAGAGTTAACCACCTCGAAGAACAATTAATGAGAATCAACGAAGATATTAAACAATTCAACAAACTCCACTCCATTATTTCAGCCGGCCAAGGTCTTGATGAAGTTAACCTTAAAGATGTTGTTAACTCAAGAACCCAAATCACAGCTGACGCCATCTCAAATCTTGTTTCAGCTGCCACACAAAATGTTAACGAACAATCAAGACTCGGCTCAGATCTTGTCTTCCAAGTTCAACATGCTATCCTCAGAACCCTTACAGGTACAGGAGGTAACTCATTACTCTCAAGAGTAAATTAAGTGCCTAAATTTTTGGTACAATAAATTCAAAAATAAATTCAAAAATAAATTCAAAAAATAAATTTATAATACAATTTATAATACAATTTAATTGTGTACAATTATAATAAATAATATCACATTTTATTATAATTAAAATGCCCGGTGGTACAATGCATTTGGCAGCATATGGAATCGAAGATATGTTTTTAACTAACGATCCACAAATAACATATTTTAAAATAGTATATAGAAGACATACTAATTTTTCAATTGAAGAAATTAGACAAAATTTTATTCAAATATCAGATTTTGGTACAAAAATAACAGCAAATATATCAAAAGCAGGAGATCTAATTGAAAAAACAACATTAGTAATTAATTTACCTAAAATAAATAAATTTAAAGATGGAATTACTCAAATTGCATGGGTTAAAAATATAGGTTATAGAATTATAAAAAGTATATCTATAGAAATTAATGGTAGAACTATTAGTAAACATTATGGAGAGTGGATGTATTTATGGAATGAAATGTTTTCACCTTTAGATAATAAAATGAATAAATTAATTGGTAATATTGATGAATTAATAAATTTTACATATGATAAAGAGGCTCATAGTTTATATATACCTTTACAATTTTGGTTTAATAAAAATGCAGGAAATGCATTACCCTTAGTATCTATGACATATTCAGATGTAAAAATAAATTTAGAATTAAATTCATTAGATTATTGTTTAAGAATAACTCCTACACATTTTATAAAATGTGATGCGGATATTGTAAATTTACAAAAATATGAAAGAATAGTTCAAACAATTGACGGTCAAGAAAATATAGGAGAATTTTTATATTTTGATATAAATGAAAGAAAATTATATTATTATTTAATATCAAAAAATAATTTTGAAAGTATTCCTTACGGTATTGTTAATACAAGTAAATACAATATTGTAGGAAATATATCAAATTTTATTGTTTCACCTTATACACAACAAGCAGTAACAAAAGTTATAACTCCACAATCATATTCATTAAGTAAACTTACAAATTTACATTTAGGAGATACTTTCTTATTAGTAAATTATGTTTATTTAGATGATGAAGAACGTATGAAATTCGCTCAATCCAAACATGATTATTTAATAGAACATGTTTATTTTACAGAAAATAATGAAATAACTGGTCCAGTTGAAGCAGTTAATATCGATATAGATAATCCATGTAAATATATGTTATGGGTATTACAACAAGATTATTTATATAATGCCAAGATATATGATGACTATACTGACGGTAAAGGTAATAATTTAATAATAGATGAAACAATTTTATTAAATCAAAATGAAAGATTAACATTGAGAGATGAAAAATATTTTTCATTAATACAACCATATGAATTTTGTAGAAATACTCCACCTACAGGAATAAATATGTATTCATTTGGTTTAAATATAAATTCAACACAACCAAGTGGAACATGTAATATGAGTAAAATAGAAACAGTAGAAATTAAAATGAGAACAAAACCAATATTAAGTACTAATAATTATGGTATATGTAGAGTATATTGTGAAACTTATAATATATTAAGAGTAGCAAATGGTTATGCGGGGGTTATTTTTGAAAGATAAATATCTTGAGATATTTTCTTACAAAAAGAAGACAATAAATATGTTATTTAATTGGTTCATTTTTGAAAGATAAATATCTCAAGATATTTTAAAATATATTGATAAATATATTTTAAATTAATTTAAATTAATTTATAATTTAGATGCGATAAATGCGGGTGCAATAAATCCACTCATTACTCTAATTATTTGATATGACATAGTCCAGTATTCTATTTCTAATTCTAAATTATCATTTTTCATATATGATATAATATCATCTGTTAAATTATGGGAAACGCTTAAATCTTCAATTACACTTAAGTTTGCTGTTCCGCTTGGTTGCAATAATTTAGGATATAAACTAAATGAATACATAAATTCACTAGTTTTTAAAGAACCTAAACACGATTCATATGGTACTACATAATTAAAATATCCAGATTCGCCTTCTTGACGTGTATTACCATTAAAATTAATTTTAGTAGATTTAATAATTGGTATTTCTGTTGAATATGGATAATATGAAACTAAATTTGTATTTGTAAAGGGTTCTGAATAGTTATAAGCTTTTTGATTTATAATTCTATATCCATTAACATTCCAAAACATTTTATCGGTTGTTTTAATTTTTGCTCTCCATAAAATAAATTTTGTTGGATCAGAAAAATATAATTTTGTATTAATTTGATTATTAATAATATCAGAATATTTATATGTATGTAAACCTCCATAATTAAACTTTTCTACTAAAAATTCTAATTTTGATGCAGCAATACGTAATCTTTCTTCTTGTTCTAAATAAACATAATCTACAATAAAAGAACATTTAATCTTTGGTTCTTTATCTATATATGAATATGGTGCCATTATTAGTAAGTCGCTTAATTGTTTTAATTTAAAACTAATAGAAACATCTGAATACAATATATTTGTTAATGGTAATGAATTGTATGTATTATTTTTAGTAAACCAAAATTGTAAAGGTAAATATATTGTAATATTACTTTTATTAGTTTTACTATATGTATATAATTCTACTCTGTCACCAATTAAATAATCAATACCTCTTGTATGTGCTTCTGATACAAATAATTTTTTCATTAAACTAAATAATTGTGAATTATGATTTTCAAATACATCTCCATTAATTTTTAAATTATAATATTCAAACATATAATATGCTATTTCTCGTACCCATGAATAATATGCAGGTGTGTTTGTTACCATACCCAATAATACTGTATCTAATTCACTAGATTCATATAATAATGCTTTAGGTACAATATTTCTAATAGGAAAATAAGGAGCTAAACGTTGATTAAAATATTCTATTTCTTGATCTGTGGGTAGTGGACCATCGTAATATACAATTTTACTTATGATACCATAATAATATTTTTTGTAATCATCTATAATTTTTGAAATATTAGTATTATATAATGTTATATTATCTTCATCATATCTTAATAAAAATTTACCATCACTTTCATTTATTATAAAATTTTTGAAATAATTAAATATATCATATTTTGTATTATAATTATTATATAAATTAAATCGTAATTTATCAGTATATATTACATTTGTGATATTTGCAATTATTTCATTAAATAAAGTATTTATTTGTAATCTTTGTGAGTTAGATAAATATTTATAAGATTCGTGTAAATTTGGTTGTAATGAAATATTAAATGGATTTAATGGAACATTAAAATTTTCAATTATATCTTTTATACTCCATTTATCAAGTACTAATAAACCTGATCCGTCATAACTACTATTAAACATATCACCGCATAAATAATAGTTATCAACTAACATCGTTTTAGTCGGTATAATTATATCTGTTAAAACATAAGGCGAATGTACTGTAAAGAAACTATTATAATAATCGACAGTAGTAGAAACAGTATTAAAACTTAAATCTTTAGAATATTTATTTTGTATATCTAGTAAATATCTTAATTCATTATATGAAGAATCATATATATTCAAATATGATTGTAAATTTGTAGATATTTCGACTAGATTATTATTACCATCTACAATTTCATTCATTGAAACATCACTAATAATATTTTGAAAATCATTAAAATTATAACCAGAAATAACCGGTATAGTTACATTTGTTCCTGTTTGATTATATACATAATATTTCAAAACTCTTGTTTGTGAAGGATTTAATCCATTTAAATTATAATCTAATTCAATCCGAGGGTAAATATTTATTGTATCGTTATATTTTTCTATTGTAGGGGCTGAAAAATATTCGTATGCGGGTAATGAACCAGTTACATCTAAATTTTGAATATGATTATCAAAATCATCATATAAATTACTCATAGTTAAACCTAAATTTGTATCATAATATGATTTACTTAGTGTAATATCATTATAAAATTTATTATAAAATTCAGTATTATCTTTTATTACTGCAGAATAAATTGATGCTTGGGCGAATATATATTTTGTATTGTCGTTATTATTAATTGTTTGTATATTAATTGGATTTGTAGATAGATCAGCATAATATAAATTTGTATTAAATCTATATCTATTTGAAATATAATTTGTATATGTTGAATTATTTGTATATTGACTATTAAATACATTATCAAAATCAAATCTCATATATTGATCTAGTACTAAGTTGATTTTTTCAAATAATTTAATTTTTTCTTCATCCGTTGGGGCTCCCGCTCCTGTAAAATTTACTCCATTTTGTAAAATTCTATAATATTCTCTTCTGTATTCTTCTATTACCGCTCTTCCATTTGGAATAAAATAAACTTTACTGTCAATTACAAATCCATAATTCTTTTCAGGTCTAACAAATTTAAATAATGAAAATTTATTCATATCAGTCAAATAAGATCTAGCATATGCATTAATAAAATCTGAATCGGAAACATTAAGACCCGTATTATCATTAAATACAATATTTTCTAAAATTCTTTTATACATTTGTGTTTTATTAAACGTAGTATCTAAATAACTCATAGCATATCCAGGAGCATCAAAAGTATCATCTGATAAATCTATTTCAGATAATTGTAATGCAGATAAACCCATATTAGAAAGATTTGAATTAATTGCATTTGGTATATCGTGAATTAGATAAATTGGTAAGTAATTTAATATAGAGATCTTATCTAAAACATCTGCTTCAAAAATGTTTTGTAATAGTGTATATACGATGACTCCATTATATTGAATAGTTTGTAATAAATTTTTAAAGTTATTATCATTAATTGTAAGAAAACTCCACATACTTTGATCGTTAAAATAATCACTAAATACACTACTCTCAATTGATTTTCCTAAACTAATAATAAAATTATTAAAATATGTATTTATTTCATTCTTAAAATATATATTATCTGTTAAAATACTATTAATATTATCAATTAAATTATCAGATAAGCCAAAAGACGATGGTTGTATTGTCATAGATAATCTTGAATCAGGTTGATATGAATTTAATACATATGATGTATAACTATTATATATACCAAATCTAAAATGATTTGCATTTTCTAAATAAGCATTTTTCATAATTTCTACGATTTTGTTATATAAATTGTAATTTTCATATAAATTATTATATATTGTTGTTCTAATTGATGTTTTTAAATTTCTAATAGTTGTATCATCATAAATATTATCATCAGGTAATGATCCAATGTATTTAAATAATAATTTATAACTATCAAAATTCTTATAATACGTTGGTATTAATGTATTATTATGTATATTTAAATATTGGTAATTTACATTCTTATAAATATTATTAAGTATATCATTGTAATAATCTCCAATATTTTTATCTAAATAACCTAATACCGATGGTATTTTAATTTCATTGATTAAACTATAAAATGTAAATATATGTTTTAAATTAATTTCATAATCTGTTGATGGTAAAATAGGATTAATAATATAATTTAAATATTCATCATACATTCTATCTCGAATATATATAGGAGATACATATTGACCCGAAATATTTACATCTAATAAATAACATTTTATGATATCAAACATACCCGATAATAATTGTGTTCTATCTGATATATTTGACGTAACTAATATTTTATTACCATTTGAATCATAAATATAATTTCCACTCGAATCTAATTTGTATTTTTTTTGAATTCTATTTCCTGAACTATCTCTTTGATAAGTTCCACTTCCATCAATTACATATAAACCATAACCATGTTCGTATAAATATTGATTGTATCTATTGTGATAAACAATATTATACGATGCATCATAAAATATATTATTCATTTCATCTAAATTATTAGAAATATCATCAGAATACGAACCATCTGGATTTCTTTCAATTATTTCATTATTTACTTGAACGAATTTTTCATTATAATTATTTGGAGTTATGTAATTTTTTAAATTATCTAATTTTAAATATATTTCATTTTTATTATTGTAAAATGATGTATCATTATATATTTTATTTTCTTTTTTCAATATAGAATTTTTGATAATATTATTATTATCATTATAATAATTTATGCCACGCTGTATATCATTTTTTAATCTAAAAAAATTATTATAATTTAGAATATATATTTCAATATAATCATAAATAATAGGTTTAATAGAATTAACATATGTACTCAAATTAATATTGGCATTTGGAGTTAATGTATTTTTCCAACTAATTTTATAATCATTTAATATATTTAAAACATTTTTATTAGTTGAATCTAAATATTTTACATTAAAATCTCCAATATCTATTCTCATTAACATATTGCTTACACAATCGCCTTTTTTTTCAATAGTATATTCTCCATGTGAATCGAATTTTTTAACATTTTTAACTATACAATTACTTTGAGTTACTGTAAAATTAGTATGTCTTCTATAAACACATTTGAATAAAGTTATTGTTGGATCACCTGTTAAATATACTGTATCTATACCAGTAGCTACTAGTTGTAATATTCCGCCAGAACCCGACATTATTTAAAATATAAGTATAATATTAAATTAGTAAATCTTCTTAAGTAATTATTAATTAATTTAAATAATAATTAATAAATGTATATATAAAATAATTAAACTGCTGAAAAAGCTAATCCACAATAACCATTACTAAATCTTAAAATGTTATATGCTATAACATATATTTTAAAATATAATTGTGTATCAATTGTTATATCTTCAGCTGATCCTGGTATTATCTTTGGATTTATATCAGACGCTTTATAATAAAATGCTTCTGGTTTTAACTTAAAATCAAATGCAACATCTTTTATTCTACTTAAATTAAGTGTACCACTCGGTTGTATTTCTTCTGGAGCCAGTGCATTAGAATAAATATTTAGTCCATCTTGTGGTGTTCTAGTATGACATTCATATGGTTGAATATAATTATAATATTGCCAAGTTCCTACAAATCTACTTATTTTTTCATCTCCGTTTAAACTAATAGATGCAGAGATCATTGGATTACCTACACCTGATATATCTAATGCAAAATTATTAAAATCTCCTGTATATTTACCATCTATATCATTTCTAAATATTTCTTTTTGGAAAAACCAAATAAATTCTTTGCAAGGATGTTTCATATTTAAATGATAAATAAAATTATTAGTATTAATTAACTTATATTCATATTGTGTTGTTTCAATAAGATATTCATGTGAAGATTGGGCAAATTTTCTTCTTTCTAAACCATCTAAGAATATATAATCTACAAATAAATTACAATTTAAATAATATTTTTTATCATTCCATAAATCTTCTAAAGTGTATGAATATTGGGGTAAATTTTCTATTGTACCACAATTATTTAAACTTCTAAATTTAATTTTTAAAACTAATTCACTATGTTGTGATGCTACTAATGGAAATGCAGAACCAATATTCTTTGTAAACCAAAATTGTAAAGGAATATACAAAGTATATGCTGGTTTTGGTGCTGCATTATATATAGTCATTTCAGATATATCACCAATTAATTTTTTATAAATTTCATCTTTAGTATTATTATTTTTTAATTGTGAATATATTTCCAATAATTCTCCATCTATTCTATCAATATATTCTCCACCAGCATATACATCTATTGATTCAATCATATTATGACCTATATTTTTTCCCCATGCAAATTTTAAATTTTGTAAAGAATTTAAATTATATTCTTTTAATGCATCGTTATATAAATTAAAATAATACTCTTGGCATTTAATACTTGATTTAATACATGATTCTGATATATTATAAACATTTAATATAACTGTTTCATTGTCAGTATCAGTAGCTAAGATTGATTCAGTCATAGTATATATATTGCAAGTTTTAATGTAAAATTTTACCATTTCTGGTAATGTTGAATTGTATAAATTTTCAAAGTTTATTTTAGCAATTTGGCCGTCTCCATTTATCAAAATTTCTAAATTATCTCTAATATCTGTTGTTGTTATTCCAGTAACTTTATAATCTCTTAATATTGAACGATATGCTGCTGTATTATATTTCATAAAGTTTTTAACAATATTATAATTAGTAAAATATGTAGAATCTAATATAGTATTGGGATTATTAAATTCAAATTCATTAAATGAAAAATATGTTTCAGGTATTTGTACCGTTAAATATGTTTTATTTACTAAATCTCCTATACGGGGAATAGTTATTTCTATTTCTTCTCCAAAATTTGTATGAGTATTTGGAGATACATTATAAGATTCAACAGAAAAATTTGTATATCTTCTATATGCTAATTTAAAAAAAGTTATTTGGGGTGCCCCAGTTAAATATAAATCGTTACATCCATAACATACCATAGTTAATATTCCTCCTGGCATTGTTCTATAATTATAATATAAAAACAATTTTAAATAATTAATAAAACTAATAAAATTTAATAAAAAAATATTTACTTAGTCGCAAAGCGTGCACGACCATTTGAAGAATTATTGCGTTGAGTCTTTTTCTTAACTACAAGCTTAAATTCACCATTCTCTACACGATCAGCTTTTTGTTGATGACGAGCATTTAATTCTTCACGATATTTCGTCGCAAGTTCTCCACTTGCCTTAAATAGACTGGAGAATTCACTAAGACGTTCTGAGTACTTAGAAAATTCAATATGAACGTGCATCAGTTCGTAACAAAAGGTCACAAATTCGTCACTAGTACGGTATGAACTACCAACCCGATAATTTACCTTACTGGAAACAAAATCTTGCGGTTCGTAACTACCAACATACTTCTTAAAAAGTTCAGCGACATAGAGGCGGAGAGCCTTGATTTGCATGAAAAACTTTGTTTCTTCAAATGTCTTAGATAGGTCATTGTGGTGAATGTCGAATGCAATATTAAATTCTCCCTTGCGACGACGGCTTAGCCAACCAAGATCAGCATCAAAACAGTTACCATAATCAGCATCACAGTGCTTATCATAAAGTGTAAAACACATTTTAACAATGTTTGGAAAATTCAGTTCAGAAAGTCCTTGAAGTGTATTTTGAATAAAAACTGTTTGAGGAGTCTTCTTAGTCTTTGATTCTTCAAGCGTCTTACTCATTAGTGCAAGTTCTACATTAATTGACCCAAAAATATCAAGATATTGGGCGTCACGAAGTGTCTTTTCGGTTGAGTTAGCGGCATAATAGTCGATAACTTCGGGGTAAACAATAGAGGAAAGGTCCATAGAGGTAGCCATAATAAATTAATATAGTATACTTTTCTATATTTATCAACATATTTATTAATTCAATTTTTTTTAGAAAGAGTTATTATAAGAATGGTATTATTAACTAATGCAAAACTTGTAAATTATAATAGTAACACGTATGCAGTTTTAAGTATTAATTTTAAAGGTAAAAAAATACCTATTGTTTTAGATAAAGATACGTATGAATTTATCAAGAGAGAAGAAAGACATTTTTATTTAACTGATAATTTAAATTTATCGACAAAAGTCAATATAGGGACATCTGATAAACCAAAAATGGTAGATATTTATTTACATGAAATAGTTATGAAGTTTAAAAAGTCTTCATCAAAGATATCCTCAATAATTCATATTAATAAAATTAATTTAGATAATAGACATACAAATTTAATATTTGATACAACAAAAAAAGATTGTACTAAGAATTTACAGAAAAAACAAAGAACAATAGATTTATCAAAATATGGTATTAATGTACAAAAAATTCCATCTTTTGTATGGTATTTAAATGAAGATGATACACATGGTAATCGATTCATTGTTGAATTAGGTCCAATCAAATGGAAATCAACATCATCAATGTGTTTAAGTTTACGTTATAAATTAGAAGAAACAAAAAAGTTTTTAAGATTAAATAAAGATAAATATCCAACTGTATTCAAAGATTATTCAATGAATGGTGATTTAAATAGTAATGGTGAAATTCTTAAAAAAGAATTTTATGATATAATACAAATTGCTGGTTTTAATTATAAATATCAACCAACATATAAAACTGATGACTTTTTAAAAGAAGATCTATCTGGATTATCTGATATTGAAGTAGAATTATTAAAACAATTTAATTTAAATATAACAGAAACTACAAATCAAAGATTAAAACTATTATTAAAAATTAAATAAATTAAATTGCTTTGTGTATAATATTATTAATGTAAGGATTTCCTTCTAAATTAAGTTTTGTATGTGAATCTATGCGAATATTTTCAAGATTTCTTGTATCACTTGTAGACATGATAAAAGGTAATTTATCATTAATTGCAATTGTTGATGGTAATCCTGCTCTATTAATTTGAATTTTATCACATACACGTAACATGGTAAAATCAGCTGTAGGTCCTTTAGCATAATTTGAATATGTAGGCGGTCTATTAATAATTTCTATCATTTCTTTTCCTACATTCATTTGTGCGTTTTCGTAATCGGCACGTGTTCTAGGCATAAAAGTATTATTATCGCCAGCACCGCCACCAGTTCTTCCTAATTTAGAATACATTTCTCTCTTTGTTACATCAGGTGTCATTAAATCATAATTAATAGTATAACCTTTTTGAGTATCAACATTAGTTGCACCGCCACCAGTTCTTCCTAATTTAGAATACATCTCTCTCTTTGTTACATCTGGTGTCATTAAATCATAATTAATAGTGTATCCTCTTTGAGTATCAACATTAGCAGCACCGCCACCGGTTCTTCCTAATTTAGAATGCATTTCTCTCTTTGTTACATCGGGTGTCATTAAATCATAATTGATAGTATATCCTCTTTCTGTATCAGCATTAGCCGCACCACCACCAGTTCTTCCTAATTTAGAATACATTTCTCTTTTTGTTACATCTGGTGTCATTAAATCATAATTAATAGCATAACCTTTGTCGGCATCAACATTAGTAGCACCGCCTCCAGTTCTTCCTAAATTAGAAAACATTTCTCTGTTTGTCATATCAGGTGTTAATAAATCATAATTAATAGCATAACCTTTCTCAGCATCAACATTAATAGCACCGCCTCCAGTTCTTCCTAATTTAGAATGTATTTCTCTCTTGGTTACATCAGGAACATCATTGGGATCATATGCATGACCTTTAAGAATATTACCTGTAATTGCTTTACCTTCTCTGTCATATTTATTATGAATATCTCTACGCGTTGGTTCGGGAACATCATTTGGATCGTATGTATGACCTTTAAGAATATTACCTGTAATTGCTTTACCTTCTCTATCATAAATATTGTGGACATCTCTAAGTGTAGGTTCGGGAACATCATTTGGATCATATGCATGACCTTTGTATGAATTAGCTGTAATAGCAACACCATCTCTATCATATAAATTGTGAATATCTCTCAGTGTTGGATTAGGAACATCGCTGGGATTATAATATTGTGTTTTACCTATTTGTGATGTACCAGCGGGACCTTTGTAATTAAGAGTTTGACTTCTTTGTGTAGGATCTGGAATATATTTTTCTTCATCTTCGCGTGCTAATTGACCCTCTACAATAAATAAGTTACGAGGATCGGCTTCTTTATAATTTTGCTTAAGACTACCATCCCATTGTTCTCTCATTTCAGTTGATGTTACTTGTGAAATTTCATTTTGTGCGGGACCAACATATACTGTTTGCGATAAACCTCTATTAACCGTGGCAAGATTCTTTACATCAACTTCACCATATACAGATGGTGCAATCGCATATCCATAATTTTTAACCATTCTTTCAGTACCCCACTCCTTAGTTCTTTCCGGTCTATATTTCTTTTGTTCTCCGATAACAGGACCTCTTTCTCCACGTAAACCGGCAGTTACAACAGGTGTTGTATATGAAATTTGAGCTTTATCAGCTGTTCTTAATTCATCTATTGATTTATATACTGGTCTATAATCATCACCCATTGGATTTTCTTCATTATAACCTAAATTTAAACCAGGAGTTATTCTTTTTTGTTGAAAAGGTAATTCATTACGTTTTTCATAACCTGGAATATATCTATCAGATGTAAAATCAGCCATTACAGGTAATCCATAAATATTTGTAGCATTCATTACAGGATCAAAAAGAGGAGTTGTTTCTGTTTTTGCAGGTCTAATTGATTCTGAACCACTAAATAATTCTACTTTTCTTTGAGCTACATTTTGATACTTTTCATCGCGATGGGGTTGTGAACCATATGATTTACTTTTAAATTGAGGAACCATATTATTATGTGTAAAATCGCCATTTGAAACACCGTAAGACATATCATTGGTTTGACCATATCCTTCTCCGTAATTTGAATAATGACCCGACATAGCAATATCTCTTTCAATATTAATTCTATTATTTGTAGAAGATGATTTATGAACGGCATTCATTGAAACAGGTTGATCTTTTGTATCAAATTTCATAGGTTCAAATTGTGATAAATAACTATTTCTATTTTCAGATCTTTTATCGATAATTTTAAGTTCATGTGCTCTATTATCAACAAGTTGTGTTGAACGAGATAATAATAATGTAGGATCTCCCATAACAGATACATCTGATGCCGATGAGATAACAGAAGCTTCGTCACTAAAATCAGAATCTGATTCGTCGTTATGAATTATTTTTTGATTTTTACTAACATTACCAAAATGTTCTTTATCTTGATATTTATCTTGATTTATAGCTCGTCTATTTGTACCTTTACGATTTAAATTAGGATTAATTATTCCAGTACGTCTAGGGTCGCGAGATTGTTCTATTCTTCTTTTTGCTAAATTTTTGAATATATTAACATTTTTATATAATTTATTAGAATTATAAATATCCATGTCATTTATATCCATATCTTTTATATTATGTTTTTTGGTTTTATTTTGAAATTTGGATGTTACATTGTTATCATTTTTTAATGTTAATACATCTTTTAAAATAGAAAAACTATCAAAGAGATTCATAATATATAATGTTATATTATAAAAAAATATTTAAAAATACCGAAAAAGTGCTTAATTTAAGACACCGTCTTAATTAAGAGCTTTTCGCTAGCGTGAATGCCAAAAATTTAAGACACATATGGTGTCTTAAATTAGGCACTACATGGTACCGTAAAATTTAAAAGATATATAAATCATTAAAGATAATTTATTTCATAATAACAGGAACAGGGTAGACATAATTGTCTTTTGCTTCAAGAACTGTATTCTTAGCAAAATCATAAAAGATATTTGCTTGAGGATCGCGATAAAGATTGTAAAATCTATTCATTGGCATTTCTTTATAATTGAATGCGGGGTGTGAAAGACGTGAATTTCTGGGGAAATCATCATTTTCGCAAATTCTAGGATTAATAGTTTTAATATTTTCAGGTCTAATTTTATTAACTTTACCATCTTTGCATTTTGAGGTTCTAACATTACGGTTTGATAAAATTGATTCGACGTCAACTAATTGTTGTGACATAGCGGGAGCATTATCAACAGGTGCAGCAACGCCAAAACCTTGGTTTCTTGGGCCATTTAAATTTATGCAAGCATCGCTATTATAATTATAGTATGGTTGTAATCTATATGTGCCGGGTGAAACACTTTCAGTGAGTCTATCAGGATAAGCACAGTTATCATAAGCTAATCTACTTGAATTACCAATATTCATTGTATATAAATAAGATAATATATTTTTTTTATAATTAATTATTAAAATTAATTATAAAATGGATTATAATGTAATTATTTAGTAACTTCTTCTACTCTAACTGTAGCATTAATTGTATCAGGAAGAGCAGTAAAATCGCCATCTATTAATTGAATGGTAATAAATAAGTTATGCATAGAGTCTGCTTTAGCACGTAAAGTATTTGTTAGAGTCATTGTAGCTTCTTTATCAGATGTGTAAGATAATGTTTTGGTAGCAAGTGCTACTCCGCTTATAACATTATCATTGCGATTTATAAGATCATTAACTTTAATTAATAATTTTGCGGATTTTTTTACTCCATTCTTTTTAGGAATATTAATATAAATCATAGTTTTATAGGTCTTATTTGCGTGAAAATTATATATAACATTTCTAAGATCAACTGCTATATTTTTTTCAGTTTTGCTAACATTACTATTAATAAATCTAGAATCTAATAAATTTTGAGGCAGTTTATTTTCTAATAATGAATTATTAAAACTGGCATTTTTTGCTTCCCATAATAAATAAACATTATTGTTATTTCCAAAATTTTCTGTTGATTTATAATATAAAAATACTAATACTATAATTACAAAACATATGACTAATATATTTTGATGTTTTTTAAGTTCTTCAAACATATCTATATATATTAAAAAATAAAAAAATTAATTTTTAACTAAATTTAATATATATTTATATTAATGTGTTTAATTTTCTGTAATTGATAAATATACTGCGGCTTTTTTATTATTAGATGATAATAAAATATTATCATTATTATCTTTTGAAGAAATCTTAAAATAAATCATATCATTGTATTTTGCTTCAAATTGAGTTGTTATATTTATAAAATTAAATAAATTTTTTGTAGTTACAATTTCTTTCGACTCTATAATCGTTGTATTAATTGATTCTAGACCAGGTCCATTAATATTGAAATCGGGAGATGATGATTTAATAATATATATTACTAATTTTTTATTTGATAAATTTGGTACTACACTAAATCTAAAATCAATTGTATATTTTTTATTAGGTACAAAACCCGATATAGAAGAATTTTTATTATTAAGAATTAATTTGTAACCTAAATTTTTATTATTAAAATCAGATGAATAAATACCTTCTTTATCATCTAATAAATTAATTAATTTAGAATTTGCATATAATTTTAAATCTCCTTTTTTTTCAAATAATAACCCACTGCTTCTTAAATGTTCTTTTGAAGATTTAAGATTAATAATTATTAATAATAATATTATTACAGAAACAATAATAATAACATTTTGATATTTTTTCAAATCTTCGTACAACATATATTATATTATATTATAATTTAATATTAAAAATTATAATATATTAATAATTAGTATTAATTAGTATTAATTAGTATTAATTAGTATTAATTAGTATTAATTAAAATTAATTTATTTTCTGAACATAGATGGTTGGTCGGGCATTATTAAACCGTTTGATTTTTGACGAGGAATATTGTTAAAGACAATAGGGCAAACATTGCTATCAAGAATAACAGGTACCGATGGATCAAATGTGCTAATGCATTGACCTGATTTATTGCATTTAGGATTATATTTAAGTTCGGGGCATTTAGTGGCAGGACGTGTAATATTTTTAAGATCTGATTCTACATCAACTACATCAGAATCAATGCGTTTCCAAAACTTATCTTTCTTGCATTTTTGTTCGTTTTCGTAAGCACCACCATATGTGCGGTAAGCAAATGGTGAAACACTTTCAATTAGTTCTTTTTGATAAGCACATGTATCATAAATTAATCTATTTGAACTACCTTGTTGAGTCATTTATATATTGATAAGATAAAATATTTATTTTTTATATTTTAATATTTTAATATATTTTTCTTCCTTTATAATTTATTGATTGTTTATTAGATAAACGTGATAATTGAGGTCTGTCATTAATAATATGATCTGGATTTTGAATATCTGAATCAATATATGAAAAATGATGTTCTACGGGATTTTCAAATCCTAATGATTTTGCTTTACTTGTTGGTGAACCAAATTTTACATAAGTTTCTATATCAACATTATTTAAATCAGAACCAGTCATTTCTGGAACTTTTCCATACATTTGTGTATAATCTCCTTCTTTGCATGGATTATTATTAAAAACAACTCCTCCAAATTCTGCATCTGAATTAAAATTATATGTTTTATTTATTTTATTTCTATATGTACCAATATCCCCTACAATATTATCTAATGTTGGTTTATGTTCTGTATATGAATCGTATTGTTGATTATATACTCTTTCATTATAATGTATTTTAGGAGTTACGTGTTGTTCTTTTCCATGTTGATATTGATATTCATTTGGGGGTTGTTTTAATAAATATTTTGACTCTTTAAATGAATCTGTATCGAGATTATGTGATGGAAAAGCTTTTTCAAAATAATCTTCTTCGTTATTATTTTGAGGTTCTTTATACGGATCATTATATAAATCATATTGACGACTTATTTCAGATATATCACTTCTTCCATATTGAGCCTCTTTTTCTTTTGCAACTTTATTTCTTAATCTTTGAAATCTTGGATCATTTCTGAATTCATCGGTAGCATCAGGTTTTGTATTTTTTTTAACTTCAATAAAATCGGCAAACATATTTCTTTCTAAATCTTTTTTTTTGTAAATATTTTTATTAAAATACATATTAATTATTTTTTTATCTTGAGGTGTAATCATATATTGTTTTTCTAATATAAGAGCGTCTAACTCATTTTTATCAAAGAAATCTTTTCTTTGTAAATATTCTTGTAATCGGGGTTCTAAACTCATTATAATATAAGCAAGAATAAAAAAAACTATATTAAACATTATTCGTATATAATTAAAATATTAATAATGGATTCTATTGATAATGAATTACAAAACAATATATCAAACGAATTTACTCCAGAAACATTAGCGTGGCAATTATTAGTTGATGAAGATATTGAAAAAAAAATAGAAATTGGTCAATTAATTGCATCAATTGATTTAGAAAATGAATCAAATCCAACAATTTATAATAAAGAAGCATATGAATTTGAAATTTTAATTACAATTTATATGGAAATGGTTTTTGGTTGGTTTAAACTATTACATTTAATGGAAAACGAACAAAATGGAACAAATTACGATTTTAAACCAAATTTAAGTTTAGTTACTTTTAATGATCTTACGGATCCATTTTCAGAAAAAATGTCAATTATTGGTTATAATCTTAATGTTGAAGAAATTACGAATATGGAATATTTTAATTTACTAAGAAATCGTTCTTATTGTAGAGTAGCACTTAGAGATTTAAAAGGAGATGATGGTTTTTTTAAATTAAATAGTAAAAAAATAGACCCAGAAAAAAGATATCATTTTATAATGAATGGAAATTATAAAGGGGAAAAATTTCTAAGAAATATCTTTATGGTTTTTATGTTAAATGATAAAGGTTATAAAATATCATTTTCACATTCTCTTTAAAATACACCTATTAAAATACACCTACACTAATTAGAGTATTTGTTTTTCTTAATCTTAAATAATATACAAAACTTCTATTAATAATAAAGTTTTTACTTGCTTTAAATTGTTGAGTTGGTTCTTTTACTTTTTTAATTTTTCCGCCAATTTTAATTTCTGAATTTTGCAATACTTCATCTAATTTTGTTCTACCTGAAAATAATTCGGGACAATTTAAATCTAAAAATATTGTTTGCATATCTGTATTTTTTAATATATTTTTTAACTTTAATTTTGTTTTAATATTAAATTGTGGAAATTGAATTGTATTAAATAACATAGGTTTTAAATTTTTAGTAGAATCAATTAATTCTTTTTTGCTAAAATTAAAATCATTATTATTTAATAATATCATTCCATACATAATTTCATTATTTTCACAACATAATTCTAATATTTTCATATTCTCGGTTTCTATTGTACCAAAAACTTGATTACTTGCAGTTAAATAATTAACTTTAACTTGGCCGTTAAACATACTATTAAAAATACCGATATTATTTTGAAAATTATTAATTAATAATGTAGGATGTGAATAGGAATAGGTTAATAATAAAACATTAATGTCATTTAGACATGATTGTGAAACAGATTTTTTCATTTCTGAATTTTGTGTTAATTGATTTACAATATTATTAATAGTGTTACATTCATTGTTAGATTGATTTCTGTCAATCTTTCTTATTTTTGATAATGATTCAAAATAAGAACAGAATGCTGGATTTACTGGGAGATCCGAATTAAATAATATACATCCACCACATTTAATATGTGATGAATTGTTTAATAAATTTTTATCAATTTCTGTAAATCCTTCTAATAATAATTCTTTTTTTGGGAATTGAAAATAATTTTTTAATTCAACTTCTGTATTTTTTGCTGAACCTAAATATAATGATGCGAATATACTATAAATATTATAAGGAGTTATATGAAAAGGAGTCCCTAATATTTTTATTAGATTTTTGATGAAAAAAACACCTAATGTATTAATATTTTCAGTACATAATGCATCTACTTTTAATGCAGGTGAAATTTTTGTATCATTTTTAACATCTGAAAAATTAAAATTATTATTTTGCATATTTTCAAACGGATCGAATGCATTCATTTGTTTAGTTGGTAAATCATTTCTAATAATATTATTTGGATTTATGTTTTGATGGTGCATATTTTTTCTAATATTAACTTCTGAACGATATGGCATACCTCTGCCAATAGTTGGATCAAATCCATTATTTGGAATTAATTCAACATCAACATTATTATTATTATTATTATAATTATTATCATCATTATCATAATTATCATTATTATCATTATTAATATTATAATCTTCTTCTTCATCTGCATTATCATCTTCTAAATATGAGTTTTTCATAAATTGTTGTCTTTCTATATTCATTCTATTTAATGTTGTTTGATTAAAGTCTTTATTTATTTGGATATCTAATAAGTTTCTATTATTGTATCTAGTATTAGTTTTCAAATTAAGATTATTTTTATCTTTGTGGACGGGATTGTAATCATCGTATCTATGTGACATTATTATAATTTTGGAAGAATATTAAATATAAAATTAAACGAAAATTTTATATTTATTTATATATTTATTTATATATTTATTTATCTATTTATCTATATGATGTACGATATCTTAAATCCTCATTAAATTTTCTAAGACATCCTTCACCCGATTCATTACATGTTGGTGGTAAATCAAAACACCATTTAGCAAAAGCGTCTTGGTCGTTTGGAACAGATCCACCTGGTACAGAATAAAATACTCTTTGTGAATTCTTTCTATCATAAATATCATTTAGGTCTCTAAATAAATCCTTATTAAATGCATTTGAAATTCCTTCTTTTATATCTTCGTCATCTGCATTAGAAGCAGTTGGTAAATTTTCTGTATTAAAATCAGATAAAATAGGATTCATATATGGATTATCTGATGTTGGTTTTCTAGATGTTGCTTTTAAATATTTTTCTAATTCTTCATATGATCTATCTAATGAAGGTTCTGGAGTATTTTTTTTATGTGAATAAAATTTACCCATTTTTAAATTATTATCCGAATCATAATATCCGGTTGATAATGTAATATCTTGATCTTTATAATTATTATAATTATTATCTTTATTATCTTTATTAACTGTTTCTAGGTTTTCTATTTTATTATAATATCCATAATATAAAATTACCATAACAATAATTAAACACAATACTGTTAAATTTAATGCTTTACTATTCATTTTAAATAAATATGAAAAAATTAAAATGTATAATAAAAATAATGTAAGTGAATTTATTTGTTCGGTTTTATTCATATCTCTTGTTGGAATAAAATTTAAATACCCCTCATTTTTTATAAAAACAGATGGAGTTTCAATCCATAATACTGTATTATTTTTCATTATAATATTCCTTTAGAAATTTATAATTATTTTTTTTTATTTTTTGTTTCTTCTATCTTTCGCTGTTGTATATCTTTTAATAATTCTATATTAAAATCTTTTGCTCTTGCTTGAAAAGTAATTATTTTTTTTAATGTTTCTTCTTGAGATTTTAATTCAGAATGTTGTTTTTTCCATTCATCTTCACTACTTTCTTTAGTTTCTTTAGTTTCTTTAGTTTCTTTACTTTGTGAATTTTGTTCTGATTTATTTTGTTGATTTGGTGGTTGATTTTGTGAATTATTTTGTTGGGTTTGTGGATTTTCTGAAGATAAATATTTTTCTAAATCCTTTTTATAATATTGTTCTCCTGCTTTAAATGATTCATTAATAGTTTGATAATTTGCACTGTTTACTTTAATGAATATATTTGTTGTATCGTATATATGATAAATAAATGGATATTGTGTTTCATCGTTTTCAAGTAAAGAAATTTTACCTAAATCATTTAAATTTGCTTTAAAAAATAAAAATTTCATATTAGGAAATAATCTTGCTTTTTCCTTTAAAAATTTTTTTATTTCAATTTGTGCTTGTTTTGGTGTTGTTTCGAGAACAATACCAATAATAATAAATGTTGAAGGACTTTCTTTTAGAATTTTAATTAAATCATTCACACATACAACTTGCCAAATGTTCATTATAAAATATACTTATATAATGAATATATTATTTAAGTCGCATTAAATAAAACTTAAAACTTTATTTTTTCTCACCAAACATTTTTGCCATATTAAATGTATTTTGAAACTGTTTTAGAAGATTTTCACCAATTGGATTACCATTATCATCTTTAAGATCTTTAAGTTTATCTTTATTATTTTCCATTAAATCACTCATTTTATGAGCTGTCTTTGCCATTTTTTCTGGAGAAATTACTCCACCAATTTTAGAACCAATTCGTTGAGCTATATCAAAAATATTTTCTACACCATTTGTTTTGAGATCATCAATTACTGTTTTTACCATGGTAGAACATACATCTTTTACATCATCGTCATCTCCAAGAAGTTGACCTAGTGTATTAACTGTGTCGTCGACATCATTATCTGTAAATTTCTTAATTTCATCTGACAATGAATTGAGGTTCATTAGATTTCCAAGACCGAGTGTATTGAGAAATCCTGAATTTGCTTCAGTACCCGGAATTGCAATATCAGTTGTCATAAGCGAATCCATATTAATTTCATCATCGCTATTAATACCCATAAATACATTAAATGCCATAGAATCAATTCCGACTGATTTTGACATTGATACGGTTTCTTTTTTAAGTTTGGTTACCATATCTAAAACAGATTTTTTATGTTTATTTTCAGGAGTATTGGAATATACGAGCGATACTGATGAAATAAATAATGTGTATAAATAAAACCAAATAATTGTCTTATCTGTGTCATCCATTAATTCATAAACAAGATTGAGATTAACACCTGGAATAATTGATGTGATTTTTCCTTCTTCGTTGCGAATTGTAAATAGAGTAGAATCTTTATTTTCAAGGAGTTTCATATTATCTTTAAGAACATAAAATACTTTCTTAATAATTTTAACTTGATCTACTGATGTATTATTTAATGTCATTGTAACAGAATTAAATTCATTTACAATTTCGTCACAAGTTGAACGTAATTTACGATGAGCTTCTTCTTTACCTTGTTGTAATTTGTTTTCTGTTGCAAATGTTTCAGATGTATTTTTAAGGAATGTTACAAGACTTTTTACTGAATAAATAAAATAACTTTGCATAACAAAGAGAACTTTATTTTTATTTTCTTCACTTTTTTGAATTTTGGTTTCTGTTGTGTCTGATTTAGTTTTAGATTCCATATTTAGATAATTAATATAATCTGAATATGTTTAAATATGTTTTGCATTTTTTATAAAATATGTTTTACATTTTTATAAAATAAATATTGCATTTATAATATTAATGTTTAATGTTTAGTGTTTTTAATTTTATTAATATCACATAAAACATCAATATATAATTTGCATCTGTCCACAAGAGATTTAAATGCATTTTTTACAAATTGTTTATTATGTTGGTCCATTTTAGTCCATATATCTTTCATCATAAATATTTGATTTTGTTCTGAAGAATGGTCGTCATACGTTTGAGTTAAAAAGAACGTTTCGTCACCTGCTATAATTTTTTCACGAAAATTATCATTTGAATATACATGTTTTATAAATTGTGCTACTGGTTCATATGGTAATTCTGTAATATATTTATGGATTGTTATACGATATGTACCGAATTCAGTTTCTGGATATTTATTTGCTAAATGTGTAAATAAAACTGTAGCAATTTTATTAAAAGAATCTCTGATTTCGTCTTTTTGTTTTAAAAGATTATCCATGTTTTTAGTAATTATTTAATATTATAAATTTCTTATATGGTTTTATTAACATATTTTAAACAAATTTAATTTTATTGATTATCTAATTTATTTATTAATGTATTCTTCATTTGATTCTCTACTATATTTTCTATCATTTCAGTTTGTTGTAAATGTTTTTGTGTATATTGTTTTAATTTTTCATTCATCTCATTATTAGTTATTTTACCTTGATTTTCTTTAAATGTAGCAATTTTAAAATCTCCATCTGAACCATAGGGCATAAAAGATTTTGGTTGAGCTACATCTTGTAAATGTTCTGCAGTATATGAAAAATTATCAGAAATACCATTTGTTTCCAATGGCAAGAATGATAAAATATTATTATTTTCTTTTACTTGTGAATTAGCTTGAAGAATTTTTTTACGATTATTTTCTACAATTCTTGCCATATTCTCTTCTCTGAATTTAACAATTCTTTCTAACCATTCAAAAGCTTTTTTGCCTTCAAATGTAGAACTATTTTGAGAATTATTTTGTTCTCTTATTACTATCATTGGTGTATATTGGATACCTAATTCTACAATTTTATTTACAGGCATTTGATCGATTGAAACCAAATGAAACATATTTATCAAACCTTTATTTTGTAATATTCTTATAAAGTTGGCACTACTTTCACAACGAGAACTATAAAATAAATAATTCATATGATTTATATAATTTAATTAATATATTAATCTTTAAAATAAAACATATGTATATTATAAAAAATTGATATTATTATTTATTATGATTTAAATAATAATATATAATTAAATATATAAGATACCATGAGTAAAGATTTAGATATTAAACTCTCAATTAAATCATATATCCCTCGTAAAACATTTGTATCAAGTTCATTGAAAGTACAATTTAAAGGGAAAGATATTTATCCCAAATTAATTAATACTATTAGTCGAGTTGCATCAAATGGATTACCATCGTATGCCTTTCCTCCTCAATTGATTAATATAGAGCAGAATACATGTTCTGCATATGATAATCAATATTTACAACTTCGTATGTCAAATCTTCCAATTTATGATGTACCAATAGATATGTTTCATCTTCATGATAAATTTTGGAAAAATATAAATTATGCTGATTTAACTCGTGAAAAATCCCCTCTAGAAAAAGAGATTAAAATATATCTTAACGCTCATAATAATTCAGATCAAATACAACAGATTACAACAAATGATGTTAAAGTATATATTGATGGAGAAGAAACCCAAATGTATGATAAACAATATCCTATTTTAATTGTTAAACTTCGTCCAAACGATTCATTTAAAATGAATATGTCAAGTGCTCTTGGTATTGGCGAATTACATGCTATTTGGCGTGCAAGTGTAAATAGTTGTGCTCCATATGAAAATGAAAATGATTGTGAATTACTTATTACAAGTAACGGTCAAGAAACAGAATTTGTAATACTTAATAAAAGTTGTAAACATATTATTAAACGTCTAGAAGATATTAAATCACAAATTGAAAAAATGGCAAATGAACGTACTATCAAAAATGATTCAAAATTATCTGTTATTTTAGATGGAGAAGATCATACGATGGGAGAAATTATTAATTATGAACTTCAATCACATCCAAATTTAACAAGTGGTATGTGTAAACCAGATTTACTCATTAAATCTGTAACTTTTAAATTAGAAGCAATAGAACCATCAAAAATGATAAAATCATTTATTGAATGTATTGATATTCTCATTGTTAAATATAAATACATTTTAAAACTGTGTTCTGATTTAAAACAGTAGAGTGCCAAACTTAAGACACTCACGGAACCAGGAAAATAACTAATAATTTTTATTTAATAAATAGCTAATAGTTTTAGTATTAATACAATCTTCAAAAAATATTTTAAAAACATCATTGTTAAATACTTCTTTTATTGTTTTTGTTAATTCATTTCTGTCTAAATATATTTTTTCTAATATATCAATATCTATCTTTTTAAAATATTTATAAACTGTATCAATACTTAATGATTTTTTATCATAATAATCATTTCTATCAGTATTTGTGATATATTCATTTTGTCGTGTTGTTATAAAAATAGTATGAAAATCGTATAATATTTTTTTATTAATCTCATTTAATTTTTCATAAATTTCTGGATGAGATTTTTTACGTGTCATATGATAAATATTTAAATATTCTCTTGAAATTGTTTTGAACGATAAATTTATTCTTTTAATTATATCAGAAGGATATAATGATAAATAATTGATTACATAATTTAAATTATCACTTTTGTATAAATCAATATATATTTTATTTATATTTGAATACTTTGGTAATAATTTAGAAATTTTTTCATAAATTGTATTTGGTAATAAATATTTATTATTTTTGTAAATAATTATATATCCAGAATTAAATATTTTTTTATTATTTTCCATTTTTTTAATATTTTCATTATGTTCATAATCTAATTCATCATAACATGAATAAAATATTTGTGATTCTTCTGGTTCGTAACTTATATTATTTTTTTGATTTAATTCATTGTCGTAACATAAAATATGTTTTAAACGATGATTTACTACAATTTTATGAATTAATCTTATTGATTCATTTTCTTTAATATCATCAAATATATTTGGTAATATTTGTGTCATAATACTATTTTCATAATTATCTATTCTATATTTTGTAATATAGTATTTTTTTTGATTATAATATAAAAATATACAATAAATACCTATATAATTAGTATAAATTTTACATTCATTCCAATTATTATTTAATAATTCTATTGTTGATTTATCTAAAGTAATATTTTTTGTAAGATATGTTATCATATTATAACTAGAATCAATCAGTATAAATTCTATATGGTGTAAAATATAATCTATTATATTATTTGAATGATGTAAATTAGAATTAATTTTATTAGTATAAATTAATTTTAATGAATCGTATTCGAATATATAAATATTACTTATATTAATATTATTTTTTATCATTTCTATAAACTCTAACAATATTCCATTCACATCAAAATCAGCCATTAATCTCTTAATAAAAATAAATAATATATTTATTAATTTATCTTAAACGAACTATTTTTAAATTTATTAGAATCGATATAAATTTAAAGTTTATTTTCTTCTATAATAATATATTTTACTTAAATGTATCTTAGTAAAATTGATGATTTATTGGATAAATTAATTGATGACTTTTACTCAGTCAAAATAAATAGTGACACAAAAATACAGAAACTGCTATCTGAAACAAATTTTGTGAAATACCAAAAAGAAATAAATGATACTTTAAAAAATTATGTAATTCAAATGAATTTAAATGATATTAAAGATTTATTTAAAAACTCAGAAATTCAAATAAAGATTACTGAAACTATTAAAAAATATTTAGCAATATATTTGTTTTTATATATAGGTTTTTTTTATACAAATTCTGATTCAACATTTATGAATAATATTGTAGAATTTACAAAAAATCAACCAGAATATCAATATAAAATAGAAAACTTTTTTAATTCCGAAAGTAATGCTTTTATTATTAAATATTTTCAATTCATAAAAAGATTAATTAATTATATATCAGCTGATACACCACAAAAGAAGGATGTATTAAATGATAGAGAAGATTATAAAGATGTTCTCAAAATAGTAAAAGATTTAGGTGAAGATTTTTTTAAAGTAGCATATGTAGATGTTAAAAACAAATCAATGAAAGCTCATAATATCATTAAAACAATTATTTTATATGATATTTATCGTAGCGAAAAGAAAGAAATATTCAAATTAATTGAATTATTAGAAAGCACTGAAGGAGAATTTATGTTTTTAGATATTGTAATGCCTACAAAAGAGGTTATAGATTTTAAAAACATTGAAATGTTATTAAGTAAAAAAGATTTAGTAAGAGGTATGGCTTATGTTTTATGGGATTATATTACTGAATATGAAGAAGGTCTATTAACACAAGAAAAATCAATTGATGATAAAATTAATGAATTATTTGATTCTGGATTGGTTATCCCGATTATTGACGATTATCTATTATATCATAAAGATTCTGAAAAATATGATAAAAATAGCGATCAAAAAATTAAGAAAAAAGAAGATACCAAAATAAGATATATTGTTAATAAAATAGATGTAGCTAGTAATTTAAATTCTTCAAAGGATAACAATGAATCTAAAAAAATGTTTTATTTACCACTTTCTTATAAAAAAGCAGTAATCGTAAATAATTTTGAAGATATGAAAATTATTACAAAATTTATTAATCAAGGAAATATTTCTTCTGAAAATTCTGAATTATTAAAAGATTTGGAAAATTCTACATTATATCCATTTATTAATTTTAAAGAAAGTAAAAATCATATTCAATATACTGCAGATAAAACAATTGATGCTATACGTTTAGTAAGTTTTGAAAGAGATGGTGACTTTAAACAAAAACCAAAAACACCTCTTCAAATGAGGGTAGGTAGTTTCGACCAACAATTAAATGTTGTTGGTTTATTTATTCCATCGTCGTATAATTCACCTTATTGTACTAAAAATAGTGTTATTAAAAATATTAGAGATTTAGGTGAAAGTAAAAATGGTTTAAATTTAACAAATGAATTTATTAGACAAACAATTATTAATGAAACAAAAACAAAAATGTCAGTTTTTTGGTTATTTGATCCTACATTAGATGAGGTTGATTTAGAAACATATGAACAACAAAATAAATTTAATAACCAAGACATGATTAGACACACTCTAGCACAATTTTATGATATATTAGTTGATGATATTTACAATCAAATATTAGAGAAATGTACTAAATTAAAAGAATCTAAAAAAATTATTACAATTGATAAAGTAAATGATTTAATTAGAAAATATGAAGAAGATAAAATTAAAATAACAAATAATAAAGAAATTAAAGAATTATTAGAAGATAAAATATGTACTGATATAATTACACGTTCTGAAATTAAATATGATATTAATGACGATATGGTTTTTGGTTTAACAGGAGACATTTTAGAATTACCCAAATTAGATAAAAACAAAGATGATGATAAAAATATATTAAGAATTTCTACAGAATTCTTAAAAGAAAAAGGTATTTACGAAGAGCAAGAAAAAATAGAAGGTGTGTGTCAACATAATATTACTTGGGATAGATTATCAGATTTGAAGAAAAATGATCCCCAAATATTTATTGATGAATTATATGCTTTCGTTCAAGCATACGTTATTGAAAATGTAGATCATGATTATATTTGTAAAAGTTGTGGTTTTAATTTAAATATCAAAAAATACGTTCAAGATGGTAAATATGATGATAGTTCACAAAGATTTATAGTATATGGTATGCCTCTTGATACTCCTTTAGAAGATATTACTGAATATGAAAAATATAAAGGTTCAATTAGAAGTATTGATAAATTTATTGAAAAAATTGCTTTAATTACAAATATACCATATTTTATGGGTAATTCACCCACTGTTAAATCTCGTAGAAAGCTTGTGATAAAAGATTCTATTGATATTGTTATTAATAATAATCTTATTTTGAAAAAAAATTATAAACAATGGATGGAAAAAACAAAGAGAGAGTATGGAATTACAAATTCTAATCTGTTCTATTTTGAATTAGATAACAGTATTTTTGCATTTTCAAGTAAAGATAAAGATTATTTAAAACCAGTAAAACAAAATAACATTCTTGGTTATTTAATGTTTAACATGATGTTAGAATTAAATGAATCACAAATATCATATATTAATTCTGATAAAAAGGGTTTCTGTAATTTCCAAGTATTTGATAAAGTATATTCTTCATTATTTGAAAATCTTAAATTTATAAAAAATAATAAAGGTGATACAATTTATGTTAAAAATTATCCAATATTTTGTTATGTGTTATATATGCTTTCTTGCTATATTGCAAAATATAATTTATGGTATTATGATTATAAAGAAGATATTAAAGATAAAGCTAAAAAGCTAAAATTTATACCTGTTATTCAAAAAATTATTATAAATACAGTTGTTGATATTATAAATAATATTCTTGAAAACGGTCACGATAGTAAAAATATAATTTTTGAAATATTAACCTCAAAATTTTATAATAAATTAAATACTACATTTTCTAATAAAGAATTATATGAGAAATTTAAAGCAGCCATTAAAGAATCAACAATCGGTGAATCAAAAGGATTTATTTTAACAAAACCAGAAGCTTATGTATTAACTGGTAATTATTTACCTAAATCTTGGGATCCACCACATTTCTGGAGAAAATGTATATTCCCTAAAATGCGTCATCAAATAAAAATAGTTGAATATATTAATTATGATAGATTAACAAATCTTTCAAACTGTCAAAAAGGTTCATATCATAATTGGGGACCAGTTGGTAATCATTTTGAATGTAAAATATGCAATATTAAAAGTAATGAATTACAATTATCAGAAGAAGAAAGTAAAAAGATTAATAAAAATTACAATTTAATATTATTACGTAATCTCTCAGAAAAAATATGTATTTCGGATGGCGTGTTACATACTTTTGTATTTGATGAAAAAACAAAAAATAATGTATGCATAAAATGTAAAAACACTGAAAAACATACATATTCGGATGTAGAATTATTAAAATTAGGGGAACAAATAAATATAGCTCGTAAAAAATTATACACTAATACTATTAAATATACTGAAGAAAAAGAAAATAAAAGAAAGGAAGAACTTTCATATAATGAAAAATTAATTAAAAAAATAAAAGAAGAATACAATTCTAATACAACAAAAGATAATCCAAATAAATTTATTGATAATTTTGTCGATATAATTAAAAATTTAATTGGTGATGATTTATCTAAACAAAATATATATTTAAAAGATAATACATATATATTCGATCACGATTATTTAGGCACACAATTAGATAAACCTATTATTATTACTGATAAGGATAATAAAATTTACTTTAAAAACTCACATCCATTATTTAATCGTGATGTTATTTATTACACATCTTATAAATCTGGTAAAATAGATGTATTTTATGATGCAGTATCAAGAGTTTTACTTGGCTATAAAGAAGAAAATAAACAACCAGTAATTAATAAAAATAATAAGAGAATGATACAAATTAATTATTCATTAATTAATAAAATTAAATTATTAGGTTACCCAACTCAAATATTTGACTTTACTGAAATGAAAAAAGATCATTATCGCGAATATATACAAAATATTGGTGAAGAAATAGATTCAAAATTAAAAACAGAATTTATTTCAAATATAATAAGAAATCGTCACTTAAATCTTAAGAATATTATTTATAAATTTCAAAGATTAATAATTAGATTATTAAACTCATATTCAGTCAAGAAAAAAGAATCTGATGATAATATACCCGAATATCAAAAAGATGAAGCAGATTATTTTATTAATAAGTTTGATAATTTAGTTGAATTATATAAGAAGAAAATACCTACATTTAATGTTTCAGCTTCATCTGGAGCCCATCAAATATTTAAACATTGGAAGGGAATTACAGAAATTACTAAATTAAATAAATTAGATGATATAAATATTGATACAAATACAATTAATTTTGAAAAAGTAAATACATATGATATGAATGGTAATATGTTATTATTTTATATTATTGATGAATGGAAATCATTAATTGATTTTAATGATAATAAATTAGTAAAACATAATTTATGTTTCTTCATTATTGACTTTATTAATATATTATTTGATCTATACAATGAAGAAAAATATAAATATAAAATGGATTATAAACAATTTTATTATTTTATTCATTCTGTTACATATATAGATGCATTAAAAGATACTATCGGTCACACTGAAGGCGTTTATGAAGAATTTGTTGATGAAAGTAAAGAATTAACTGAGGAAGAAAAGGATGCATTAGAAGACGCAAAGGAAGAAGAAGATGCCCTTGATGTTGAAGGAGATGAACTCGATTATGCATCAATATATGATAGAAATGGGGATAGAGGTGTAGATGATGATTTTATAGAACCAGAATTTACTTATAGAGATTTTCGTCATCTTGTAAGTAATTATGAATATTAATCAAAAAATAAATAATTTTTTATTATAGAATATTATTATAATACACAATGGATAATTTAAGTTTTCTTGTATTAATTATAATAATATTACTTGGTTTTTATATCATCTTTATTGACACTAAATCCAAACAAAATATTAAAGAAAATATTAAAGAGTATAATAAACAATATTTACAGACTAACAATAATCAAAAAATACAAAAAGAATCTAAAATACAAAAAGAATCTGCTGACAAATATTTAGATAAAATTATTGGCGTTCCTGTCAAAAATAATAATAAAAAAAATAATAAAGAAATACAAATTAATGTAACTACCAAAAATTATTTTATCGAAGAAAAGAATGTTTTACCTTATTTTATTGAAATGCAATTCCATAATGATTATAAAGATGTAATAACTGCTTTTGATAAGATGACCGAATTTGGAGGCAGAGCTGTTTTTAATAGATCTAATCAACCAGTAGATTATATTCCTATGAATAAAATGGATGGATATAAATTATTTTACCCATTTATTGGTGAATTAAATTCTGTTTTAATTAACAAAATTAAAGATGTAGTTGATCTTGAAAATGGTTGGAACAATATTCAAGAAAATCCAACAGTTGAAAATGGATGGGATAAACAACAAAAGAAATTAGGATTACCTGGTAGTATTTATGATAAAGGAGCTACTAAAAGTAAAGTACAAATTATTACTGTAGATAAAGTTGATAGATTTGAAACAGAAACACAAATTAAATATGATATTTATGCAATAATTCAAAAAGATAATTCATTAGATCAAATGGTAATTAGATTATCATTACTTATGGATCGTAGAGATTTAAATCAAGATCGTAATTTTTTTAGAGATGATAAAACTGTAGATTTAAATATTCATCTTGAATCTATTTTTATTATTGGTTTTATGACTTCTCATTCATACGGGTCACAAAATAAAAATACCCGTCAAGATTTTTATACATTTGAAAATATCGAGAAAAATGGTATGATGGATCAAGAAGAAATAATAAAACAACTTAAGAAAAAATATTTAGATTATCAAATTGAAGCTAATGGTTTAACTACACAAATCTCTCCTCGAGATGGAAATAATTTAGCGATAGAAAGATTAAGTACTAAAACACCAATTTATCCTCAATAAATTTTAATAAAATTAATTTTAATAAATTATAAAATTGTAGCGTATTTTATAATATATATATTTTCTTTGCAATTATTATATGGGATTATTAAATCCATTAAATCCCTTGATGAATTCAATAATAGTATATATCATTATAATTCTTCTTTTAATTTATAATAAACCTAATTTAATTTATGATAAAAAAACAAAAAAATTTAAACAATTTGGTATGCAAAAAGGTAAAAGTATTTTATCATTACCGATATTAGCAATTCTAATTTCTATTATAACATATATTATATTTTTACATATTGAAAATTCTACTCGTATATTTCATTCTTATCAAGAATTAACTATGCATAAATAAATTTTAAATAAATTTTATTCTTCTTTATTTATGTTTTATAAACTTATGTTTTATAAACTTATGTTTTATAAACTTATGTTTTATAAACTTATGTTTTATAAACTTATATTTTATTCTGTTTTATAAACTTCAAGTACACGAGCACTTGGATCTTTTACATTCCCCCATTTAGGAAGCCAAAAATATGGAATTACATTAGATACATTATCATCAAATGTTTCACAAAATCGTTTTCTGTAATGTAATGATTCTTTAGTATATGGTGTATTATGTGTATATATTTTTTTAGCATTTTCTATATCTTCATCTGTATACATTGTATTAATATCTTCTTGAAGAATTGAATACCATGACTTTTTAATAGATGATACGCCGTCACTAAATGCTTCTTTTGGACGCCAAATAACTTTTTCCGGAATAAAATCCATTCCTGAAAATGCTTTTCTTAATAGATATTTTTCTACCCCATCGCGATTTACACGAAGTTTAGGATCAATTGAAAGATATAATTTAATAAAGCGATGATCTGCAAATGGAGTACGAGCTTCTAATCCATTCATCGCGATACAACGATCAGCACGTTGAGCGTCAAAGTAATGAATATTTTCAACTAGTTCATAAATTCTCTCATTAAAATCTTCGATAGTTGGAGCCATTTTTGTCTCATTGTATCCACCAGTAATTTCATCAGAGTAATCTCCAATAATAACTACCTTACAATTTGTTAATTCTTTAATTTTTTCAGCAGCAATTAATTGACCTGTTGATGCACGAACTGTAGTAATATCATATGATTCAATAGTATCAATAACGCGGTTCTTTGCCGCTTCAAGAAACTCTTCTTCCGTACATAATACATGTAGATGATCTGAATTAATATGTTCTCCTACCATTCGTGCATACATTTCATCTGTACCTCCTTCTAATCCAATACTCATTGTTCGAATTTTACCTCCATGTTTTTTAACATATTGTGAACCAATACCAGCACATAAACTTGAATCTAAACCACCACTGCACATAAACATAATTTCGCGATCTGACTGCATACGTTGTTCTACACATTTAATAAATGTATTACGTACTTTTTCAAGAGCCTCTGCTTCATCATAAATTGTAATTGGTATATCACGTAAATTAAATTCGACTTTATTAGTACTAATAAAAGATAAATTTTCATCAACATCGATATCAAACAAATAAGTAGTATATGAATATGGTTGATACTGTTCACAATAAACAGTATCCATATTTGGAACTCCACTTAATTGAGACGAGAAACAAAGTGATTGAAGAGAATTATCTTCTGTATAACTATTTGCAACATAAAGAGGACGGACTCCGCCCATATCACGTGCTACATGAATTTGCATTGAAGATTTTGTTTTATCTACAATAATAAATGCAAATTCGCCATCTACATCATTACCCATTAATTCTTCGTATAGTTTTTCAATACCAATTTTTTTATAAAGATGAATTAATACTTCACAATCGCTATGTGAACGAAGTTGTGATTTTAAATCATATTTATTAACTAAATATTCATAATTATAAATTTCGCCATTACACATTAAAGAAATTGTTCTATTTCCGTCATAAATTACAAATGGTTGCATTCCTAAAGTTGATAAATCCATAATCGCTAACCGATAAAATTTTAAATATAAATTATAATTATTAAATAGAAATACACTATCTGCACACATATCTGGACCACGTGGTTGAATTTTATTAGCACTTTTAAATATTTCTTCTTCATCATATGTACCGTGTTGAACTAAATATAACCAAATTCCGCACATTTTATTGTATAAATAAACTATATAATATATTATTTTATGTATTTAAGAATCAATTTTTATTAAATTTTAATATTTAGTTTTTAATATATCAAAAATATTAATAATTACCATATCAAATTGATTGATTTCCCGTCTACCCTTTATCATATTAAATTCACCCGTATTGCATATTTTTATTATTTCTACTTTTGCTCTTTCTGAAATATTCGTATTTTTTAAAATTCTTTCTAGGATTCCTATTAATATATCAGTTCCTGAAAAATTTGTAATTATTAAATTAAAAAATATATTTCTGATTTCATCAAAATAAGTACAATCGCCTTTTAATATTGTTTGAACCAATAAGTCTAATATTAATTTTTTATCAATATTAATATCAAATAATTTTATTGAATTTAAAATATTCAATAATAGATGTTTGATATTTAATAGATTCTCATCTATTTTATTTTTTTTATCTACTATAAATTTTATTTTTTTAGAATTATCTTTATTAAAACATTTTAATAACTGTTTACATGAACTAAAATATTTATTATAATTAGTATCATCTACTACATTTTTTATTTTTTTAGATAATATATTATATAATTTCTCGGCTAATTTATTAATATATCCATTAATATTTTTATGAGTAAAATCTAAATTTTTTACTATATTTTTTAGTTCATCTAATTCATTATCTAAAACAATATTTATTGCAGTATCTCCTATTTTATTATATTCTTGTTTTAAATCTTCAAATTTCTCTGATATATATTCTAAATATAAATCATTATTTTTAAAAATTTGTAAAGTCCATAATATTTCTTTTAAATTCTCACTATTTTTAATAATATATGTCAATCGATTTAAACTTAGTTCTATATTCTCTTTATTAGCAATATAAAAACTATATTTTATTATTTCAGTCGTTTGTGGATACATTAATTTAATACATTTACAACGACTAATTAATGGTTTAATTATTTTGCTAATTGAATTTGTCATAATTATAAATCTACATGTATCGCTATATTTTTCAATTGTTCGCCGAAGTGAAAATTGAACGCTTGATAACATATTTTGAATATTATGTATAACAATAATTTTGAAATTATGTTTTGTTTTAAATAGATTATAATTTGTACTAGAAGCATATTTTTTAACAACATCTTGAATTAAATATCGATCATTGTTATTACCTTTTGGAATAATATCAATATGATAATTACTTTCATTAAAATATTCTTCGTTTGTTTTATTTCCTGAACCAGAAACTATATATTTTACCTGTTTTGTATTATCTACATCATCGCCAAATAAATATCTTAAAAATGTTCGGATCATTGTTTTTTTACCAATACCGTCCATACCATAGAAAATTAAATGAGGGATAGATTCATCATTTGCTATTGTTTTTAAAAAATTATATGTATCTTTATGAAAATAATTTAAATTATTTTTATTTGGTATATACTTGTCTATAAAAAACATTACTTATTTATATTTTTGTATTCTTTAAATTATGAATTAATATAAAATATATTCATTTTTTATAAAATTCATTTTTTTAATAATCAATGTTTATAATCTATCACTAATATAAAGAATGAGCTACGGAATTCATATTGATTCTACTCCTAATTCATTAATAGATCAAATAAAATATTATCATAAAAATAATTGTACTGCTTTACAATTATTTGTATCAACAAATAAAACATCTCATAATTTTTATAAACCAATAAAAGATTTGCAACAAAAATTAAAAATAATATTATCAGTCCATATATCGTATACAATTAATATAGCTTCTGATCCATCAAAATATTCATGGGGTATAGCACAATTTATTGAAGAAATAAAATTAGCACATCAAATCGGTGCATATGCTGTGGTAGTACATTTAGGTAAACAATTAGATTTACCTAAAGAAGTAGCATTAAATAATATGTTAATAAATTTATTAAAAGTATTACATGAAATAAAAGATTTAGATATACTCATTTTAATAGAAACTTCTACAGGACAGGGGTCTGAAATGTGTTATGAATTAAATGATTTTGGTAATTTTTTTAAAAAAATTAAAAATAAAAAAATAGGTATATGTGTTGATACATGTCATATATTTAATGCAGGATATGATATTCGTACAAAAAGCGGAGTTACAAAATATTTAAAAGAATTTGATTCAACAATTGGAATTAATAATATAAAATTAATTCATTTAAATGATAGTGAAAACTCATTAGGAGCCCATATAGACAGACATACAAATATAGGACATGGATATATTGGAGAAGATGGATTAAAACAAATAATTTTATTTTTTTCAAAATTGGCTATACCTATTATTTTAGAAACTCCAGATAAATATATAAATGTAGATTTAAAAATATTAAAAAAATATATTATAACTTCAAAAATTAAATACTAATATTTAAATATAATTATTTTATCAAATTATCAAAATATATTTATATATTATATAATGGAACAATTTGAAATTATACTAATAATAGTTATTATATTTATAATTATATTTTATATTTACAAAAAAAACAATAATATGTTTGAAAATTTTGGTGGTTTATTTGGATTGTATGATAATACATATAGAAGAGTATGTAGCGAAGTCAGAAGTGAAATTATATGCCAAGAACAACCTTATAGAGCTATTAAATTTCCTGCTGGTTTTACATTTGATTCTAATATTAATATTTCAAATAATATTGAAAAATTTTTCAATATATATTTATCATTAATTGATACAAACTTTATAAATGATAAAGTAAAACAATATATTAATCCAACATTAGATATGCAACAAATATTTACACAAAAGAATGCTTCGTTATTAGATTTTAGTGAGACAACTGTTTCACTTTTAAATAAAATATATTTTGGTATGAAAAATTTATCAGAAAATCAAATGAATTTATATGGTATGTATATTATTATCAGACAAAAACTATTAAATAGATTAAATAATAATGATAATTACATTTACAAATATCGCGATTTTAAAATTATTATCATTCCTAAAACTATCACAGATCAAAGTACAATTAATCAACAACTTCAACCTAATTTACAAACCGTCATTGTTGAGGAATATGATGATAATGGTACAAGAAAACTTATAACTAAACAAAAAGACAGAAAAGAAATAGAAAATATTAAAGATTGTTCTGGAAATAGTATATGTATTTTACCAATAAAAGTATTGGCAAAACAAGATATGTCAACAAAATATAAAACGACTAATGGATTAGATGTGTATAATATTAGAGATGAAATAAATAATAATATTAGCAATGTTATTAAATTATGTCAATTAAATATTGTTCGGGATTTATTTATGATTTATACAGATGCCGTTATACCTAGATTAAATTATGATATAAATTTGAGTAATCTTCAAAATACAAATGTTAATTTTATTCGTTTAGAATCAGAAATTTCAACTACTCTTGTCTCTATATCACCTAAAAAGAATAATAATGTTAGAATTACAGAGGTTATGACTAATAAAGATGATGCAAATGAATCAAGTAAAGTAAAAGAAACTCTTAAAAAAAGAGTTGAAAAAGATAAAGAAGATAAAAATAAATAAATAAAATAATAAATATATAAATTTTTTAATTGAATTATATAATATTTATATAAATATATTATATATATGGCACAAAATATTCCTTATCAAATGAATACCGCTTTAATACCACCAACATATACCCCTTTTCAAGCATCGCCCGATTATGGAATTAAACCATCATATGCACCTTATAATTTTAATTTATCATCTGCTACTCCATCATCTACATTAACACCAACAACTATAATAATTAATAAAGGTTCTCGTAGTAAATGGATATTTATTGGAAGTATTATATGTATAATATTATGTTGTTTATGTATTTATTTAATCGGCCGTAGTATTTCTAATGCATTAACTTCTAGTACAACAACCGTAATTGTATCAGAACCAAATACAGTAACTTCTACTCAAACTAATACAGATAATGTTAGATTAGTTACCAGTGAACAAAATAATTTATCAACAGCTAATAATACACAAAATTCTACAAATAATTCAACAAATGCAACAAATAATCAATCTAATAATACAACAACGCCACCGACTAGTGTTAGGTCACCATCTCCTACGACAACTCCACCATCTCCTACGCCAACTCCACCAACTACTGTTACGCCATTATCTCCTACAACAATGAATGATCTATTAAATGCTCCATCTCCATCCCCTCCTTCATCGTCGTCACCATCTTCATCGGTACCACCAGTTGTAGATTTAAATAATTTTGATACTGCTTTAAATGTTTCAGGTGTTCCAACTATTTAATAATTATAAATTTAATAATTATAAAACTTTGTAAAATACATCATTCTTTTCATATCTTCTTAAATGAAAATCTAACATATAACCATTTCTATCATAAAATCTTCTTAATTTCTTTTCCGTTGTATCATATATTAACATTAGTCCATCACAATATTTAATATCTGCTTCTTTTTCGATTGAATGTAATAATTTTGTACCAACACCATGTGTTCTTAATTCTTTAGCCACATAAATATATGATATAAACATTACTTTTCTACCATCTTCTAATATCATACTTTGAGCTAATAGATATCCTCCGATTTTTCCATTATCCATAAATAATAATAACACTACATCATCGTTATTTAATGTATCGCTAATATCTTTTTTAGTGTGATTTAATTTTGGTTCTGGATTCAAATGAATAAAATTATTATAAATTATATTTATTAATAATTGTTTATTCTGATTTCTTAAATCGACTTGTTCCATTTTAATAATTCCCATCTATATATTTTATAATATATTATTATATATATTAATATAGTTAATAATGTTAAATCAATCAATAATTTTAATAGTAATTTTATTAATTATAATTATAATTTTTTTAAATAATAAAAAGGAACATAATAAAAAAGAACATTATGATGCAAGAATATCAGATGTAACCGATATTGACAGATGTGCTAATATATGTAGTTCTGTTTATGGATGCGGTGGTTTTGCTTTTGATCCTAATAATAAAAAGTGTTATATTAGTAAATATCCTTTAACTGTTCCACCAATACCTGCACAATTTTCAGATGGTTATAATAGAAATTATACATATTGTAACAAAGCTTTACCAATATTAAGTGATGTTTCGATAAATAATGATTTATATGTAGATAATAAAATATATGATTGTTTTACAAACAAAGCAGAATCAGTTGGTAAAAAATATTTTGATATTGGTAAAAAAGGAACTGATATACAAACCAATGATGTATATGGAATAAAATCTGATTCATATAAAATACAACAAATTACTTGGCCGACTTCACAAACTGATATTAAATTTGATGATAAATTAAATTATATTTATGAAAACAATGAAGTAGTTTATGAAGCTGATAATCAAAACGAACATTTAGGATTATATTTAAATCCAAGTATGTGTTTGACTGATACAGATCTTAATAAATGTTTAAAAGATTGTACTAATAATAGAATTTGTGAAGGAGTTGAATATAATGTAAAGTATAAAAATTATGAAAATGTATGTTGTCCAAAATCAAAAATACAAAAAATAATTAAAAGAAGACCTGTAACAAAATACGGTACATATTATTCTAAAACACTAAATTATCCTACAAATGAGAAAAATGTTATTGTAATATAATTAAATTAAATTAGTATTAGTGTAATATAATTTAATTAAATTAAATTAAATTAGTATTAGTGTAATATAATTAAATTAAATTAGTATTAGTGTAATATAATTAAATATAATTAAATAAATTTATTTTTTCTTAGGAACTTTACTTTTCTTATTTGTCTTTTCATTCTTATCACAATTAAGTTGATCTTCTTTTACTTGTTCCTCGGCGAGTTCTTTTACCCATTGTTTATAACTTGTTTCAAGTTCAGTAAGTTCATTTAGCCAAATTTCTTCTTCAGTTTTGCTCTTATAATCTTCTAGGACAGTGCGAACATCTTCTAATTGTTTCTTAAGTTCTTCTATTTTCTCATATGTTAAACTCCATAGAGGAAGTTCAATTAAATATGAATATGATTTATCAAGATTACTAATATTCTTTGTAAGTTTTGGATATTTTAGTTCAACTAGACGCTGAATAATAACTTCTTTCTTTTGTTTTTCAAGTTTAATTTTCTTTTCAAAAATATCTTCTATAAATTTGACTTTATATTTGAGAATATTTACGTCATTCTCTAATACTTCAATAATATGTGCTTTACGTTTCTTATAAATATGAAGACGATCTACATAAAATTCTTCCATAATATCATGTATAGTATCATATAATGTTAATTTACCATTTGAATCATATAGATGCATATTATTTAGAGAGATTGATGTATTTACTTTAAGATATGATTCTAACTTATTATTCTTAAGTAAATCTTGAAGTTCAGTAGGTTTAAATTTAATAATTACATCCAATTTATTAAGGTATGGTTTTAGAATAAAATCTGTAATCTTTTTATTAGTACTTGCTTCTTTCTTATCTATAATTTCAAGATTTGATAATTCTGTTTTATAGTCTTCAATACTCTTAAAAATTGGAATTTCAGTTACATGAACTGTCTCTTCATCAATTATTTCATAGCAACCCTTCATACTATATTTATTATTTTCACTTGGTGTAATTATTCCTGTAAATCCGCGATAATATGGATGTATCTCTTCATATTCTTCATGATTAATGAAAGTACGAAGAGCATTTATAACATCAATTGGGTTAAATGCTGGTACATCGGTTGAAAAACCAGTACCGATACCAGTAGTACCGTTAATTAAAATCATTGGAACAATTGGTTTATATGATGTAGGTTCTACTGTTTTGCCTTCTTCTATAATGAAATCTAGAACAGGTTCGTCTTCTTCGCGAAAGATTTTATAGGCTAATTTATTAGTTAATGTAAAAATATAACGAGAACTTGAGGCATCCTCGCCCATTTTACGTCGACTACCAAAGTTACCATTTGGTAAAAGTAGATTAATATTATTACTACCTGGAAAGTTTTGAGCCATTCCAATAATTGCTCCCATCAATGACATCTCGCCGTGATGATATTCTGTTTCTGTACCAACGTAGCCCGCAAATTGTGCTACTTTAATTTCTTTAGCATTCTTTCCGCGTTTAAATGATGCATAAAGAATCTTCCGAAGAGATGGTTTAAGACCATCTGAAATAGATGGAATAGAACGAATATTGTCAGCATTTGAAAAATGGATTAATTCGCGATTAATGAAATCGTCATACGTAACATTACCAACTGATTCAAGTACATCATCTATATTAAATTTTTTAAGCCAACCTTTCCGATCATCTGCTCGTTTCTTATCAAAAGCAAGAGTAATTATGTCATTTACTTTCTTAAGTTTCGCTTTTTGTATTTGTGTTAAAGGCGATTTCTTTTTAATAACCTTTTTAACAGTTTTCTTGGTAGAATCAGATTTTGAATCAGATTTTGTATCATCTTCTTTATCCGAACCATTATTTTCATCATCTGAATCTCCTAGATCAATATCATCACCATCGTCACTATTTTCTTCTTCGTTATCTTTATCATCTACTTCTCCACAAACATAATTAATTTGTTTTTTATGAAAATCTAAGAAAGTTTGTTTAGCTTCATATGATGTAGATGTTCCTAGACCCTTATAATATTTAGGTTTATCCCATTTATTAATATCATCGCCTATTTCTTCTTCCCATTTTTTGTATTCACTTTGTGAATAGAAAATAAGCGGTTCTGCATTTTTCTTATCGGTTTTCTTGAAAGTTTTAATAAGTGGAGTCTTTAGACATTGAATAAAATCATCCCGTAGAATAAGAGAAGGCCACATAAAATGAATCATATTAATTACTAATCCTTTGATATGTGAACCATCTGCATCTTGATCTGTAAGAATAATAATACCACCATAACGAAGTTCTTTGATATCGGTATAATTTACACCTTGTTTCAAACCCATAATTCGTTTAAAAGCAATGAATTCTTCATTCTTAATAATTTGTTGCACCGTAGCACGACGAACATTAATCATTTTACCCTTGAGAGGAAAAACGCCATATAATTTATTACCAATAACTTGTAAACCATTTAGAGCAAAACTTTTAGCTGAATCTCCTTCGGTAAGAATTAGACGACATTTATGAGAATTAAGTCCACCTGCTTCAAGTGCATCTTCTAGTTTGATAACATCACGAAGTTTATTTGTTTTCTTACCATCCGTTTTCTTTAGTTCTTTGTTTTCACGGAATTCTACTAGAGAAATTACCTCATCTATAATACCTGTTTTGGCAAATTTCTGAATAAAATCATCAGGAATATCATATTTAGAACCAAACGCCGATTGTTTTGTTGTAAGTTTATCTTTTACTTGTGAATTAAATGTTGGATCTTCAATAGAACAATCTAGAAAGATTGTAATATTTGATTTAATTTGATCTGGTTTAATTTTAAGATTTTTATTTTTTTTCATAATAATATCTACAAGTTTATCACATACTTGATCTATAATATATTTTACATGAGTACCTCCATTATAGGTAAGAATACCATTAACAAAAGATACTTGGTTAAAACCAACATTATTATCAAAAATCATACCAATCTTCCAACGACTACTATCAGATTCAACGTAACAAAGACTTTTTGGTGTTGTTTCATAATACATGTCAATATAATCTGTAAGTTTGTTAATTTTAACTTCTTCATCATTAAGAAATACTTTTACAGTTTTAGCAGTACATGCTGCAATATCATAAACGCGTTTACTAAATAATCCAATTAATTCATTAGTAATATTTTTAAAACCAAATTTTGGATAATCTGGAATAAAAGATACACTTGTATATGAAGAAGATTTACTTGATTTAATTTCTGGCTCTGTTCGTTCATACATATTATTACTGAAAGTTTGACGATAAAATTTCTTTTCATCGGAATCAACAGTTTCAATTGTAAATTCTTTTGAAAAAATATTTGTAAGTTTTGCACCAAAACCGTTTTTACCACCCACTATCTTTTTTGTTTCTTCATAATTTGAAGAAGTACGAAGATGACCGAAAATCATTTCAGGTACATATTTTTTAAAATCTTTATGAAATTTAACTTCAATGCCTGGACCATCGTTCCAAATTGTAATACGACCTGTTTCTTTATCAATATTTACTTTGATATTTTTACAAGTTTTAAAATTACGAACAGTATGATCTCGAGCATTTACAAGAATTTCATCTACAATTTTATATAGAGCAGGAGAAAAAAGAATATCTTCCTTTTTGAATTTTTTTGTATTTTTATCAAATATCCACATATTAACTGTATTTGTATCTACCGTACCTACATACATATCAGAACGTTTTAGAATGTGTTCGTGATCGGTAAGATGTTTGTATTTATTTTCAACACTTTGTTTTGACATATTTGTAATGATTATTGACATTATATATATTGTTTTTAAGTCTAATACTATAAATATCAATTTTTTTGAGTTTTTGACCTATTTAAAAAATGCTTGTATATAATATATAATATCATGAGTATAAGAGATATCCCAAATGAATATAATAACTATTTTACATTACCATATAAATCTAATTCTGAAATAGACCAAGAACTTATTAATACTACTGATGAAATTATGAAAATTAAAACTAATAATGTTAGTGAATTTGGTAAACCCAGTGTGAAATATAATCCACTTTATTCACCGAGTGATTTAATTGATTATGGTATTGAAAGAAATTATAGTATTAGTAAAAATAAGAATAACAATAATAATAACAATAATAATAATAATAATAATAATAATAATAAGTTCGATCCATATTTAAATTATTTAAAAGAAACAGGTTTAGCTAATGATTCGTCAAAAGTTAGATATAACGTAGAATATATTAATATAGATAGTTCTAATAGAAAAAAAGACCCTTATAATATTACTGAAAAAACAATAGATTTGGAAGAAAACCCATTATCTTATAATGGTAATTTTTTAGAAATTTCCGTTAAAGATGATAGTTTTTATGTTGGTCAAAAAATCTCAGTAAATGGATTATATGGTTTAGAAAAATCATATAAAAAAACTACTACTAGTACTATAATAAATTTTATTGCTAATTCTGAATTTGTTGAAATAAACATAAATGCAAATTTAGTTTATGAAAGTTCATTATATTCAAAAATTGATACAGAAAAAATGTTTGTTAGTATTGATAATATTCCAGGAAATAATTTAAGTTCTTATATTGGCAATATTCCTATAAATTTAATAAATAAAACACATCAAATATATTTAATAAAAGATTCATTAACTCCTGCTAACACATCAAAATTTTATATTAAACTTCCTGTAATCTCTGACGGTACACAATGTGATGGAAATTTTTATTTTAATTTAACATTTCAACATTATAATTGTATACCAATTAATGAAATTAATGCAGATTATCCTGTAAATAACGATCATATTAACGGTTATCAAGTTATACAACAAATAAATAGCGATAAAATTTTAGTTAAAATATATCCTCCAATATCTGAATATACTTCACAAATATTTAATAATTTTGGTGGAAAAAATATTTATATTAGTACAATAAAATCTATTAATAAAGCTTATCCATATTCACACAGTTATACAATTGAATTACCAAAAACATATTCAAATATTATTCAAGTTAAAGTTCTAGCATCTTTATTTCCAGATGTATTTAAATCTTTTAGAGATGGTACTATCTCAGCTACCCAAAATAATAAATTATATTTTCAAGACATTGATAACGGTAATAACATATCAATAATAGAATTAGAGGCAGGAACATATACTGAAGAAGAATTTATTACTAAAATGGAACAAAAATTTTATGATTTAGAAAGAATTACTGATTTTAAAAACAATCCTTATGATAATAGATTTCATGTAAAAATAAATATAGAAAAAAGTAGAGATTATATTGAATTTAATAATTATCGAAAAGCATTTTTAAAGAAAAGTATTGTAGCAGTAACTCCCCCTATCAATCAAAGTAGTACTGATATAGGCGTAGGTAGTTATATTTTAACAATTTTACATCCTAATCATGGTATTAGAACTATAGGTACAAATATTATTTTTAATGATTTTGTGGAACATTTAGGTATCGATGCTAAATATTTAAATAAAACTCATAGTATTATGAATATTGTTGATGTTAATCGTTATGATATTCAATTAAATAATGTTAATTTAAATACAATTAAAAATATTACAGGAGGTGGGTTCGCTAGTTATGTTTTAGTTCCATCATTATTTAGATTTTTATTTAATCACGATGATTCAATGGGAGAACAATTTGGTTTTAGAAATATAGGTGATAGTAATTCTATTACTAAATATACTACCAAAATTACTAATAAAGACTTATATGAGAATGAAACAATTTATGATTCACTAAGAAATATTAAACCGTATTTAAATACATCATTAACTTTTAATCGTAACCAATATATTATTATGTCATGTAAACAATTATCTATAATTAAAAATACTTTTCAACCCTATGATATATTTGCAAAAATAAATTTGACTTCTACAAATACTGGTATTTTGGTTGATGAATTAATTTCTCCACCTATATTCTATTATAACCCAATATTAAGACTTTATGAATTAACTTTTGAATTTTTTGATCCAAATGGAGATATATATGATTTTAATAATGTGGATCATTCATTTATATTAGAATTAACTATGATTGATAATATTCCAGAAAATACTGGTCTTAATTCAAATTCTTCTAATATTGTCAATTAATTTATTATTTTTCAGTTTGTGCTTTTGTCATAATCATTGTGTATATAGAAACAATGTTTGAATAATTTGCTAAACTATTCATATATCCATCTACATATTTTTTAATTTGTTTTAAATTTGTTTCTATGTATTCTTTAAAATAAGGATATATCTTTTCTCTTAATTCTTTCATGACTACTGATTTCTCATCCAAATTTATGATACCATTTGCTTCTAATAATTTATTTATTTCTAAGAATAAACTATTACTATCTTTCATATTTTCTTTTTCATATGAATCTTCATATAAATCAAAATTATTTTTAATTAATTTTTCAATTAATTCTTCTAATATATATTCATTTAATTTAGTTCCTTTTACTTTTGATGCTAATAATACATCTTTTAATTTACTATCTATTATATCATTATAATATAATTCTGTTGGATAAGATTTTGTATCATATGGTGTTTTCATTCTTATTTCTTCTCTAATTAATTGTTGAATGATATTTAATAAATTAACACCAACAGTATGAGATAATACATGTTTTACAATATTAATTATTGAATTTAATACATAATTATCTCCATTATATACATATTCTAATTCATTATAATCTGTTGCTAATCTAGATACTATTTTATCAAAGTAATTTTGTATCAATGTTAATGACATTATTGGATATGTAGATAATGTATTATTTTTCATAAGAAAGTCTGATATATTTTCTATTATTTTTACAGAACTCATACTATTGTTTTTAATTGCTTCTTGCCATATTAACATATATGTTTTATAATCATTTTCAAAAGGTCTATTTGCCGTATTAATAATATTTGTTTGTATTGATTCATACATATTAATTAATTCAGATGATGCTACTAATTTATCCATATTTGTTCTAATATCTTTAATACCTTGTCTTAATTCTATTGTTATTCTATATTTTACATTTTCAGATTGTATTTTATCAACAACTAATGATGCATATTCTGGTTTAGCTATTTCTAATTGTAATTTTACAATTGTATCATCTATAATTCTTTTTCTTAAATCAGAAGTATCTGCTTCACCCCTTTCTGTTTGTAAATTAGTTATTTGTTCTTGTATTTTTGATAATTTTATTTGTAATTCACTCTTATCTTTTATAGTTTGATCTACGACCGATGTTAAATATTTTTGAGTATCTGTTTGATTTATTTTTTCAATTACTGTTAATAATGGAAAATCATCTTCTTTAATATTTAATTGTTCTGCTAATAATTTCTGATTATCTTTATTCCAACCATTTATATATTGTTTTCCCATTGAATAAATATAATGGTTCATTAATATATACAACATATGATATATTTCTGAATGATATCTCATCTTGGCTCGTATTTGTGTTTTTTTACTTATCATTTCATGTGATGACTCTATTAAATCTTCTATTACTGATTTATCTAAAAACATTGATGTAAAATATTTAATTTGTTTAGATACATGATCGTAAGGACTTGTACCAAGGATATTTTTACTATGTTTATTAAATACAGGTACTAAATTTATTATTTTACTTACTAATTCTGGATCATTTAAATCAATTGCCGAAAATATTATTGTAGAACCCTCTTTATCTCTGATTGATACGTTGGCTCTATGTGTCAATAATAAATCAATTATATCATGATTTACAGAATAGCATGTAGGTGGGTCATTATCAATTATACTCTTTGAATATTTTTTCTTAAGGTTTTTACTATCTTTATTTGGTTTACTTGTTCCAAATTTAGAAAATATATCTTCTGCAAATGTAAATACATATTCTTCGCGTGAACCTTTTACTAATTTCTTTACTATGTCTTTTAAATCTTGTACTAAAAATTTAGTATCTTTCATAAAATGTTCTACATCAAATGTATCTGTTCCTAATACCGCATTTGGATCTCTGGTTTTTCTGGTTTTTATTACATCTAATATGGCATCTAATTCTGGTTTTCTATTTGTTTTGTATGCAAAACGATTAATACCTGTTAATATAGAATTTTCTATGTTAGTATTTAATAACTTATCTATACTTGAACCAATAATCATTAAGATTACACTCATATCATTTGCATCTAATTGTAAAGTTGTTCTTGTATTATCGTATATTTTTTTAATTATTTCAGCATAATCTTTTCTATTTGCTGGAATAGCTGCAGGATTTGTATTAATATCGATAAGTAATTTATATGACTCATCGAGTAATTTTCTAATTATGTAATATTTTAATATTTTGATATGTTCGTTTACATTGTTACCTATTATTGATAAGACAGATTCTTTTTTATCTTTTTGTATTGGAATAATATTTCCATTTGAACCCTTTAAATTTGCAGGAGAATTATTTATAATAGCTGGATCAAATGAATTTGGTCCATATAATAATTTTGGTAAAGTTGGTTGTGTTGCCACTAATACATTATCTATGTCTTCATATAAATAACCTATAGTTGGTAAAGTTGCACCTTTTGTATTATCATAATATGAAGTATACGATGTAGCATATACCTGATGCATAAATTGTTCTACTAATACAATTTTATTAGTAACAAGAACACTACTAAATAATTTTACCATATCTTCATATTTTGAAGGTATTTGATTTAATGGTGATAATTGAATATCATATATTTTGTCAATTAAATCTGTATTTGCTGTAGTAAAAAAATTATCATAGTCTCTGAAATTATTAAAATATAAATTAATATATTTTATCCCACATGATTCATTAATTACATTAATAGTGTTGTTTAAACTATTGTATAATTCTCTTATCATAACATATGTATCATCAAATTCCTGTTTCATTTTACCACTAGAATAATCTTTATTTAATTCATCTAATGTTATTTCTATATTTCTAAAATAATCATCTGTTGTATATTGATTAGTTGCACCTTCAATAATAGATCCAGCCATATGTTGTGTAAAATTTTCTATGCCTTGCTTAAATGCACCAATTTTAGGCATACTAATATTTATTTCTTCTTGTAAAAATGGTAAATGATTAATAATATTTAATAATTTTACTTGTGTTTTAACACATTCATTATAAATCTTATCATAATTAATATTTTTAAAATTATCATTTAATTCTTGATTAATATTTCTAATAGAAACATCAATTTCTTGTAAATTGATTAATACTTGTCGATAAATCATTTTTAATTTTCTTGTAAAAAATTTACTTCTATCTCCTGGAACAACTACAGGTTTACCATTAATTGGAACTGGTCTAAATGTTGACCCCATTCCAACAATTGCATTATTTCTATTAATATCTGCCAATGCTCTACGTATAACATCTCTTGGATCTCTTGGTATTGTAGTATAACGAGGTATTGTTAATTCATTCAATTCATTGATATTATCATTATTTAAATTAATATTAACATTACTATCTATATTTCTTGATATAAATTCTTCAATTACATCATTATTTGTTAATAAATTAATGATTGAAGGATCTGTTACATCTGGGAATTGAGTAGGATCTCTTACAACTGCTTCAAAACTTCCTCCTCTTGGTATGGTTATTAAATGTTTTAAAAAATGATATTGAGCGTTAAATTGATTTAATAACTCATCAATGTTATCAGTATATAATGTTTTAATATGTTTTATAGTTTTATCTAAATTATCTAAATTTGTACTTAATTGTTTTGATGTTTTATCTAATTTAAGATTAATATCTGTTGTTAAATTTCTTTCAATTTCAGAAACATTTCCTATCTTTAATACTTTATTCTTTGGATTAGCATCTGGCCCCCAACCACCTATACTATTTGGTTGAAATGTAAATGGTTTTAAGGATGGTTCAAATTTATTCTTAATTAATAATTTTGCAATTGACATTTTTGTTTCATATACAATTGCCATTATTTTATTCCGTTTAACGTCATCTGTATCATTTGAAGTTAATATATCTATTACTTTTTTGTTATCTTTTTCAAATATTGATATTATATCTTTTGAAAATATAGAATCTAAATTTTGACATGTATTACTAATATGTTGTAATATATTATATATAGATTTATTACCATTATCATTTATTACTTTTATTAATTCATTTACTAATAAATAAATATCTGAATTTTCTAATTTAAATTTTGTTTTTTCTAATAATCCTTTTTCTTCTTTCTTAGGACATTCTTGTTGTTGTCCCGCAATAGCATAAAATAAAGGGGTTTTATTATTAACATCTAAATCATTTGGACTATGTCCGGCTTCTAATAATATTTTTACTATTTCTGGTATTTGAGTTCTTACTGCTAAATGCAATGGTGTTAATTGTTGTGAATTAAAAGACATTTTTAATAAATTCTTTTCTTTTAAAAATCTAAATAATTCGATCTTATCTCTTTTTGATAAATTGTCATTTTGTAATATTTTATGTAATATATTATCACCAGTTGAATCAACCATATCATTTACTGTTAATCCATTTTGAATAATAAAATCTTTTATAGCACTAACTTTACCTTCTATACATAATAAAAATAATTTACCAATTACCGACGAATCTACAATTTTATCTTGTATTATTGTTCTATTTACCGGAGCAGGTCTTGGTATTGCTTGAAACGGTGGTCTATTTATAATTGATGGTATATTACGACTCATACTATAATTATATAGATGAAAATAGTTTTTATAATTTTATTTAATCTTTACTAAAGAAAAAGATTAAATAATATTTGGTACCGTAAAGTGCTTAATTTAAGCCCCCTTAAATTAAACACTTTTCGCTAGCGGTAGTGTCAAAAACTTAAGATGTCCTAGGTGTCTTAAGTTTGGCACTAGACGGTATGAAATATATTTAATGTGACATTTTATATTTTTGTTGAGTAGTGCATTCAGAACCTTTATTTGTTCCTTGAACTCTAACTGCATTGTATCTAGCCATTTCAGTATTAAAATCGCCAGGAGGTGGTGATGTTGGGCTATTGTGAATGCATACATTAGCGTTGCATCCAAATTCTTGACTCATAAAAGATGATTCTCCTTCCATAATTTTATCAGCATTTCTTTGTAATAAATTTTTATATTGGTAATCACTTGTAATATTGTTGATTGAACGTACATATTGTTCTCTTCTGCTTGCGGTTCTATAATCAGTAAATGATGAATAATCCATTACTGCGGGACAATTCTTAAAAAAGTTATCTCTTGCTGTACTTGCCATAATATATTATGTATATAGATTTTTATTTTGATTTATTATTTATAAAATCTTTAATTTTTAAATAAAGTTCTTCTTTCTTATAAGGTTTTATAAGATTTCCTTGAATATTTTTATTTGGTATAGCTAATATTTCAGCAATTCTTTCTAAATCTATTTTTGAATATGCACTAATAGCCTTTAATTTAGTTATTGCTAATATATTATGTGTTTCTAATGATTTTGTATCATTTATTTCTAATTTCTTACCTTTGTTTCCACTTGAACCAATTGTAATATTATCTAATTTTATTGATGTAGAATCAGAACTTTCAAATGATATCTGATCTTCTTTATTATGTTCTTCTGCGTCTTCTTGTTCTTCTTGTTCTTCTTGTTCCTCTTCTTGTTCTTCTTGTTCTTCTTGTTCTTCTTGTTCTTCTTGTTCTTCTTGTTCTTCTTGTTCCTCTTCTTGTTCTTCTTGTTCTTCTTGTTCTTCTTGTTCTTCTTGTTCTTCTTGTTCTTCTTGTTCTTCTTCATATTCCTCTTCTTCTTCTTCTTGTTCTTGTTCTTCTTCGTGTTCTTCTCTATGAGCTAATTCGTGAAAATCTTCACATATATGTTCTTGAATTAATTTTGAGGTTACTGATATATTTTCAGAAGATGTAGAATCATCTAATATAAATTTATTATCGCTTTTATTATTTTTATCACTATTTTTATCATCATTAAATTTAATTTTAAATTCATTATCTGATTTTTTAGCATCTGATAAATAATCTATTAAATTTTTATTGCCATCAGATTCAGATTCTGTATAATAATTTGACATACTTGTTATCATTTGTGAATTTATATTATTTATTTTTTTCATTTGTACTACTAAATCATTATTATAATTCTTTACTTCATTAGTAACTAAATTAATTCTATTTTTTAATAATTTTATATTATTATTCACTCCCAACTCCAACGTATCATTTATTTTTTTAAATTCTTTTTTTTGTACTAATATTTCTCTTATAAGAAATAACATACCAACTAGAAGAATTATTAATATTATCAAAAGTTTAAAGTCCATCTATAATCATTAATTTTAAAAAATAAATATAAAAAATACGAGATAATAAAAAATGAAAATATATATTTTTAATTATAAAACAAATAATATTAAATATAAAATAATATAAGAACTATAATATAACTTTATTATGAAAAGACCAATAATTGTAAATTCAACATTATTATTTATTGACTATTTACCATCTGAATCAGATGAAATGTTTTATGATAGAATAAATTTTATAATAAATGTAACTAATAATAAATTAAAAAAAAATAAAGATATTAACTATATCATAAATTTATCAAAAATCTACTCAAATGTAAAATATAAAAAAGTATCTTATGATAATACTATTATGCAAGAATTATCAGAAATATTAAATTTAAATTAAATTAATTTATCTACCAGAATTTATTTTTTCTTCAATATATTTTGTATTTATTTGATCCCCTGGTGTAACTCTTGATGCATTGCCAACTTCTTTAAGATCAGCAGTAGTTCCACTAGTATTCATAGGACAAACAGGGCATTGTTTTTCAGCAACACAAACTGGTGGATGAGGAGGGATAGGATACCATCTATCTGGGGGTAAAAATGTGTATGAAAAATCATCAGTTTTTGTATCAATATTAGCACCAATTGGTAAAGTATTGTAATCTGTATAATTCATTTCATTTTGAATCACACCAGATTCAGCACGTGATCCTGTATTTGTATATCTTCTATTTGGTGAATATATATAACCTAAATTACCTTCTTCATTTTCTGCTTTCTTAACGCTTGTATTTAAATTATCAAGTTTGCATGAAGTACATTCTTCAACTTGTGGTACCATTGGTGGAGCTGGTTGTTGTACTGGAGCTGGAGCTGGAATTGGTACTGGAGCTGGAACTGGAGCTGGTACTGGAGCTGGTACTGGGGCTGGTGGTATTATAGATGGTGTAATAACAGGTGGAAATACTACTTGAGGCATTGAAAGTGTTTCAGTATTTATTGTTTCATCTGAAATATTACCCATAAATTCTTTTCTAAGAACAAAATTGTCAAATAATAAAAATACAACAACTAGTACTAATGAAATAATTAAAGCATCTCTTGTCTCAAGAGGATTTTTAGGTACTACGCGTAATAAATAATATACACCTAAAAATAAAACCGTAATTGTTATAAGTTTTTTAGCAATTAACATTGACATATTATATAATTATATAAGAAAAATATTAAACTTATATAATTATTTCTTTGACCAAAAGCTAACAAATAATAATGTAATTAACATTACTATCATCATTATAAATAGTGAAATTATAGTTATATAATGTGGATAGTATTTCTTATTTATATCTTCTAAAACTGGTTCAATAATTATTTTCATTATTTTTTCTCTATTTCTCTTCTTCTTTATTTGTTTAGTAATAGTATCTATTAAATTATCAGTAATTGGTGCAACATAACTTTCCATTATTATTAATCATGTAAAAAACATTTTAAAAAAAATCTTGCGATTATAATAAATTAAATTTTTAAAACATTTTATATATATGGATCCGATTGAACTTAATAATAAACAAATTAAATGTTTACCTAAAAATAAAAAATTTATATCTATTATATTAACATATTCCTCACAAGTTATTAAAATTAAATTAAATAATATATTTATACCATTTGGTGTTGAAAAATTTAATAATAAACATATATTAAATTTAGAATTTGATAAAAATATAAACACACATAATAATTATATTTCTGTATTATCAAGTTTAGAAAACAAAATAAATAATAAAACATATGACACAGAAATTAATGTAGAAAGTATATTAGTAAACAAAAAATTTACTACTAGTCTAAAGGAAAGTATATTAGGTCATATATTAAGAACACATATAACTGATTCAACCGAAATATTTATTCTTAAGAAAGATTTATCAAAAATGCCAATTGATAAAGAAAATCTTAAAGGTTCAAATGTTAATATTGAATTAACATTAAAAGGAATGTGGGTAAATGATGAAAAATATGGGATATATTGGAATATTAATAATATTCAAATTATAAAATTTAACTAAATTTATAAAATTTAACTAAATTTATAAAATTTAACTAAATATTAATTTATTATGACATAGATGATTCACTGGTTTCACTAAATGCACTAAGTGTTTCAGTTGAAATGCTTAATGTTTTATTAGATCCTTCATCTTTTGTTTTTTTAGCCTTTGTTCCTTTCTTTGGCTTTTCTACTTTTTCTACTTTAGTTTTGGTTGCTTTCTTTGGCTTTTCTACTTTTTCTACTTTAGTTTTGGTTGCTTTCTTTGGTTTTTCTACTGTTTCTTCCGATGAAGTTTTTACTTTTTCACTAAAATATTTTTCTATATCTTCGCTTACTTTTTGAATATTAATAGTTTTAAGTATTTCTTTAGTTATATTTTTTTCCATTTCAACCGATCTATCATAATTACTTAATTCTGGGTGCTTTTCTTTTATCATTCTCCAAAGAGCAGCTTTATAATATCTTGCTTTTTTATTATCCTCTGGATTTTTTAAATCAAGTTTCATTAATTCTGCTATTTTTTCAATACTTCTTTCATGTATTTTAGTAGATTGTTGTTCGATATTACGTGCCATTTCAGATAATTCAGATGTTAATTTTTTAGTTGATTCAGATGATTCGGATGATTCTGATTTTTTCTTATCATCGAATAATTCTGAAGTTATTCTTTTATTAGCTTCTTTAAATTCATCATCGTTCGTTATTGGATCACCATATGACATTTCTGAAAAAGTATATATTTTTCTTATACCTTTTGATTTTTTCGATTTTTTGCCACCAATTAATCGTGCATCTTTCTTTTGTTCATTTCTAAAATCTTTTATCATAGTAGCTGTTGTTGGTTCTAAATATTCTGACGGGGGTTCTCCAATATGGGGTAATACAGTTAATTCTACTGGAATTAATATATCTTCATCTTGAGGAGTCTTCTTATTTGGATTTGTTTCTTTAATATCTTTTAATCTTTGTAAAAAGTTCATTGCAACTTCATCAGTTCTTGATTCTTTTTCAGTATTTTGTTGTTGTATATTTTTTAAAAAAGATAAAGTTTCTGAATTTTGTTCTTTATCAGAATTTTGTGTTTGTTGTGTCATAGTAGGAAGTTCAAATGACATTTGTGAAATAGTAGGTAATTGGAATGTATCTGACTCTGGACGTGCGTATGATTTTACTATTTTATTAAGAGCAGCATTTAATTCAACATCTGTTAAACTATCTCTATTTGTATTATAATTATTTGTATTCTTATTATTACTTATATTTTTATCAGATAAAAATAAATCCGATATATCAGATACTGTTGATACTAATGAAGTAACTTGTGGTTTTTTATTTTTAATTAATACAAGTGATCTTAAATATTTCTTTGGTCCCTCGGTTACAGTTTCGGTACTAATATCTTTAATTGTCATATCATCAAAAATATCCTTTTCATTATCTGTTTGGACGTAATCACCTTCATTATTCTTTAATTTTGCATTTGCTCCATTTTTAATTAATAAATCAGCAATATTATTTAAATTAAACATTACTGCATAATGTAATGGTGTATTACCTAGTTTATCTTGTATATTACACATTTTCTTAAATTTAGATTTCTTTTCTAATATATTCATAAATAAATTTTGAAAAGTAATGTAATTATTGAAAATAACTAAATAATGTAATATATTTCTTCCATAAATATCTACCTCTTCTATATTCACACAATCATTTCCTAAGTTTATTAATATAAAAGAAGCAATTTCTGGTTTTTTTTCAGAAAAAGCTTTTAATACTAAATTAGAAGTATTTAATTTACTGCCTCCGCCTATTAAATTATAATTTAATCCATTTAATTCTTTACTCATAATTATATATTATATACTCAATAATATATTTTTTAATATAAAAAATTTATATAATAATTTTATATTTTTTTATCTTTGATTAATTATATATTATGGTACTCACTAATGAACAAAAAATTTTGATATTTGTTGCAATCCTCGTAGTAGTTGGTTATTTTATCTATAATAACAATAATTCACAATCTAATAAAACTATTGAAAAATTAGAAGGTAATATGGGACCATCTGATGCTTCTGATACCGCATCCGTTGATAGTACAGAATCATCTATGACCGATTCATCTGCTTCATCTGCTGCTTCATCTGCTTCATCTGCTTCATCTGCTTCATCTGATTCAGCTTCACTCCCTGTCGCTACAGCCAATTCAACTGGTGATATTACCATTAGACGTGGAAAAAATGCCAATACATCAAATGAATCTAAACAAATATCATTTAGAGATGGTAGACGCGGAGGCCCAGGTGATCTTGATAGATTTTTCATGAGTGGTAATGCTGAAAATGCTGCTGAAAATGCCGAATTTGGTCCTGCTGATTATGTTTCAGGAAAACTTGCTGCTTACACCTCAAAGAAAACAGATGAAGGTTTATTACCCGTAGAAGAAAAAGATTGGTTCGAAGATGTTACACCTACTAAAATCAAAAACCGTCACTTAATTAATATTTACAGACCAGTCGGCGTCAACACAGTTAGCACATCACTCAAAAATCCATCACTTGATATTAGAGGTTCACCCGCTAACCCCAAGACAGTTGTTTCCCCTTTCCTCAATTCATCAATTGAACCCGATCACAACATTAGAGGTTTATGTGTATAATTTATTTATTTAAAAATAAAAAATTGATTTTTTTATTTTTTAATCTTAATTACAAGTTATTAATTATTAATTATTAATATGGAACCGATTTATGAAAATGATATTTATGACAATGATCTGGTTGTTAACGATGATGAAAATAGTAAGAATGATCTAGATGATATGGAAAAAATGGAAGAAATTTTGAATGTTTTTATTATATATTATAAAAAAGCTTTTCCTGACAGTAATCTTAATAATTTTTTTGACGGAATTGTTAATTATGACGATACTAATAAAATAATGGAACATTTTTTCCAATGTATCAATGATTATAAAGTATCTAAATACAAAACTTCATTAGATTATGATAATCAAAATATTGAAACATTAGAAGATAAATATATTTTAACAATTAACAATGAAAATATAAAGATGAGTGATAATGTTATTTCACTATTATGTGATATAATAAATTTCAATTATAATGATAATTGGAATATTATTGAACTTTAATTTTTTTTATTTTAAAAATAAATCACTATTTTTTTATTTAAAAATTAAATCACTATTTATTTTATAATGAATAATCAAAACAAAAGAGAAGTGACTAAGATATCAAAAAAGGTAAAAGATAAAAGAGAAAAAAAAGATAGTAGTGATATTAGTAGTTATGATTCTGATAATGATAATGTAACTAATGCAGATATTCAAAAAGAAGCAAGAGAAGCATATATGCAAACAGAATTATTAGAACGTATTACAAAATATTTAAAAATTGACAATAACATAAAAGATAAAAAGAAAGAATTACACGAATTTATGAAAGCCGCAAAAAAACAAAAAGAAGAAATGGAAAAATATATAATTGGTTACTTAACAGAAGTACAAGAAGAATATATAAAAATTGACGGTGAAGGTAAATTAACAAAAACAGTAAGTATTCGCAAAGGGGCTATTAAACCTGAAAATATTAAAGATTCTGTTAAAAATGGTCTTAAAAGAGAAAATATTAATTTAGATGAAAAGAAATTTAATGAAGTATTGGGTTCAATATTAGGATTTATTGAAGATAGTAGACCAACTACATCTAGAACTTATATTAAAAGAACTCAGGTAAAACAACCTACAATTAATAAAGAAAATACTAATAAAGAAAGCAAACATAAACAAAAAGATGTAGATAGTTCTGACGAAGAATTACCTAAATATAAAAAATAAATTAAAAATACATTTACAATTTTATTAAGGAGTCCATATGTGAACGTATGGTGTAAGAGGATTGTTAAATGTTGGGATAAATAATTTGGTTTCTTGATAGATAGAAGGAGTATAATGCCAATATACAATTGGTTGACTTATTCTATTGTATCTTCTAAAATTAAAATAGTCATCATCTTCATCGGATGATGAATCTGAATCACTTTCTGTTGATTTTGTGGATTCAGTTGCTGATTTTGTTGATTCTGATGAAATAGATGTAGAAGATTCTTTTTCTGTGTCGTATCTTTTCTTTCTTCCTCCTAATTGTTGTTTTATTTGCATTGATTTCTTTTGTTTAAGTTCATCTACAGCATTTAATAAGTCTCTTTTATTTTTTACACTTAATTTTGGATTAATTTCTTTAATTGTAAAGTTTGCCATTTTTGTACCTTCTGATAATTTTTCTTTAATTTTGAAATGTGAAAGATGTCCATCGTGATCTTTTAATGTTATAGCTATTTGTGGAATATTATTAGTAAGATGTGGTGTTAAATCGTTCCAAAATTGTTTTGCTGCATCAATTGCTTTAGGTGTATCATATGATGTATTAAATTGTCCTAAAATACAAGGGTTTACTAATTCGTATTTTACCATTTATAATATATTATTAGATTATTAATTTTTAAGAAAAAAAATTGATTTAGTAAAATTCTGAAAAAAAGAGATATAAAGTTTTTATATATAATAAATACTATCATGAAAGAAGACCGTATTATTGAATATAAAATCGAACATACTAATACTAGTAATTTTAGAAATCTTTTTGAAGTATTAGGTCAAGTACTTCATGAAGTACGTCTTACACATATAAAACCACTTAAACCAGTTCGGAATGATGAAGATTCAAATTCCGAAGAAGAAGATGATGAAGAAACAAATAGTAAAGAAGTTTCAGAATCCGATAATTCTGATGAAGATTCTGATTCAGGAAGTGATAATGGTTCTGATATACCAAAAAAGAAAATTAATGATAAAAAGAAAACAATCGTAGCTAAAAAACCAATGCAATGGGATTCTAGTAAAAAAGATCAAGGTGGTATTAAAATTCTTGAAATTAATGATTATAAATCAATTATCGTTCATGTTCGTCTAATTGCTGAAAACTTTTTTAAATTTGATTGTAAATATGATTCATATACTATTGGTCTAGAACCTCAAACTATGTTTAACTTTATTAAGAACATTGATAAAGAAGGTGTTATGACAGTTTATATTAATGAAAATAAAAAACAAATTATGAATATCGAACTTAATAATCAAGAGAAAAAGAATAAATCTACTTATGAATTTAAACTTATGGATTTAAATGAAAATAAACATGAAATCCCTCCCCCTCAATTCGATGTAATTGTTGAAATGAAAACTGACGAGTTTCATAATATGTGTAAAGAAATGCATACTCATGGTAAATATATGGCAATCGTATGTACTGAAAAGAAAATTGAGTTCAAATGTAAAGGCAATTCTGGTATAATTAAAAAAGAATTTGAGAATGGTGGCAGTGTTGTTATTTCACTTAAATCAGATGGTAAGAAAACATCTGAACCTAAAATTATTAGTGAAGTATATGATCTACAAAATATTACTGCTTTTAATAAATGTCGTTCTCTTTGTACTTACATTCAACTTCTTCTTAAAAATAAATATCCTATGTTTGTACGTTATGAAGTTGCAACACTTGGTGTTATGCAAGTCGGGTTCGTTCCAGTAAATGAAGATAATATTAATAAAAATATGAATTACAATGAAAAGAACGATCAATTCTATACTGAACCGGCTATTAAAATGAAATCAATTTAATTTATATACATATCTATGTTACTACTAACAAAGTTATTATGAATTCCAACACAATTATATATTTCACATATACTTTTATTATGTTCGTGAATAGAACATTGATATATTTTTCTTATTTTAAAATCACAAGTTTCATTACTTATATTATCTTTTCTTTTTCTTATTAAATATGTATTATCTATTGTTGTTTTTTTTATTATATTTTCTTCATATATTTTTCTTTTTCTTGAGGATAAATCATCTTCAATATCTTTATTTGTCAATATTAATTTTTGTCTAAAATCTTCATGTAATATATAATCATCGTCTGCCTTTCTCTTTCTATTATTTAAATTCATAAATATTATTATATTTTATTTATAATAATATTAAATAAATAAAACACATAAATAAATTTATTAGAAGAATTTTATAAATAAAATTATTAGTTCCGTTGAGTTTTGGACACTCGTGGTTCAATTTGAATTACTTTAGATTTCAAATTCCGGTTTAATTTGTTTATATTGAATACTAACTTTTCCATCACCTACTGTATTATTCTTACTTTGTTTTTGCATTTCATTATTAAATTTATTCATAAGTGGTACTGGTAGATCTTTTGTGAAATCATATTCTGGAGAATAATTCTTCGTCCAAAGTTTGATAAGTGAACTACGTTTTTTAACAGAATATGATATACCGTTAATATTTTTACTATCACCTACAAAAGTTTCATTCATTACAAGTAGAGAAATTAGTGAGAATACTTCTGTTGATAAGTCGGTTTTCAATCCTCGTTGGATTGAATCAATCTTAAGAGAACAAATACCGCCAAACTTATTATTTACATCTTCCCAAATTGGAGCAATCTCTTCACGCATAATAAAGATTTGATTATGATAAGTATTTAGTAATTGAAAATTATTAAAAAATCGCCAAAATGAACCAATTGAATTAATTACATAAATCTTTTGATATCCTGTAAGTTTCCAATCTGGATTGTTAATCTTATGAACCCATACCGTCCAATATGAGTTTAGTTTTTTATCATTTCCAATATCACCATATGTTTTATTTTCATCATAAATTTGTTTATTTTCTACAAGTTTATCATCGCGATGAATAATTTCTTTATCTCCATTTTCTTCATTCTTCTTATATTTACGCTGTTTTTTGTCAAAAATATTTTCAAATTCATCATGTTCTTTCACATCTTCTGTCGTTTCTACTTTTGTTTCTACTTTCATATCTTCTTTCACATCTACTTTCATTTCTTCTTTCACATCTTCTTTCACATCTTCTTTCTTAGTTTCGTCTATCTGATATGATACATGTTCTTCTTTTTTATTTTGTTTTTTATCTTCTTTTTTATCATTATTAATAGGTTCTGTTTTGATATCTGTTTGAGTAACTGATGTTTCTTCTGGTTCACTATCAGTTGTATCATCTGCAATTAGATGCATGAACATATTATTACGTTTTAGGGAACTCATTAAGTATATATTTTATATATATTTAATGTCTTTAATTCATTTAAATATCAATTTTTAAAAATCAATTTTTTAAAATTGTTTATAAATAAAATTTAATAAAATTTAATAAAATTTAATAAAATTTAATAAAATTTAATAAAATGCTCCTACAAATGATGCCAAAAGTAAACTTTCTGAAACAGTTATAAAACTATTATGTTCCAAATTTTTTAATTTTAAAATAATATTTGAAAACTTATCAATTTTTATTTTATCATTAATCAAATCGTTACGCAATTTTATATGAATTTCATTTATTATATCTAATAGATGATATTGATTAGATACTATTATTTCTTCTATATCTTTTAGAGAACTATTATATTTTTTTGTCAATAATATAGTATATATTTTATCTATTTCTTTTTCTGTTGGGTACCCGATACATTTTGACACATTGTCATATGTAATATTTTTATATGCCATGTATATCGATTGTAAATTATTCAATACTTTTCGCATATCACCATTTGATACTTTAATAATCATATTTAGTCCCTCTTTTGTATAATCTATTTCTTGTTCTTTACAAATCTTTTCCATTTTTTTATAAACATCATTTGGATTTAATGGAGAAAATCTAAAATTAGTACACCGTGATTGTATTGCTGGATCTATGTTTTTTAATTTATTACATATTAAACAAAAACGTGCAGTACTTGTAAAGTCTTCAATCATTCGACGCAACATACCTTGGGCACTAATTGTCATTGCATCTGCTTCATCTAATATTACTAATTTGAAAGGAATCGTTTTTGGTCCAAAATTTTTTGTCATTACAAAATCTTTTACTTTATTTCGAATAACTTCAATACCTCTTTCTTCCGATGCATTAATATGCATTGTCATTACACTAAACGATGGTCCATATAATTGTTTAGCACATGATACTATTACCGAAGTTTTTCCTGTTCCAGATGGTCCACAAATTAATAAATGGGGTAAATATTCTTTTTTAACATAATCTTTTAAAGTATTTACTATTTCTTTATTCGAAATTATTTCATTTAATTCTTGTGGTCGAAATTTTTCAACCCATGGTAAATATTTTATATCTTTATTTTCTTTTTGATTTAATAATTCTGTTGAAGTTACTTTAAAATCATCAAATATATCAAAATCGTGATTTATATACTTTGATTTACTCATTATTAATTTTAAATACTGTTATTCTATTTAAATATATTTAATAAAAAAATCAATTTTTTAAAATTTTATATATAAAAATTCTACGTTATATACTAAATAAATAATTCATAGAATATTTTATTATGAATAATATTAATGTAAATAATTTAAACGTTCAACAAAATAATAATAATATAACTATTGAAGAAGCTGGTTGTATACAAGTTATACCAATTTACATTCAACATATAAGAGATTATATAAGAACAGGGTTCCATAATTTATTTTCATATAATATAATTATTTATCAAATAAAAGAAAATAATAGATTAGTAAGAATAAAAAAAAAATATGTATTATGTAAATTTCCTATTATCCGTAGATTTTTTAATAAGCAGGGTAATTTTTTCTGTATATTTAATAATGTTAATGGTACATCTAAAACAATTATAACTAATACATCTATTACAAAATTAATAAAATTACAAAAAATAATTAAAATTGAGAATAAAACAGATAATTTATATGATAACAAAGTTATTGAAGAAATTTCTTTAATTTCTGATAATAATACAAAACTTGATTTTACTAAAGATTTAGTTAATATCGATAAAAATATCAATTTAAATTTAAGAAATTTTTTATATTTTCATCAAATTATAAATAGTGATACAGATAAAATTTATATTAAATATACAGATTTTACAACTTTCGAACAAAAAGAAATATTAGAACCCCTAAATAATTATTATGAAAAAACTATAAATGAGTTAATATAAGAATAAAAAAATGAAAATATAAGAGAATAATATTAGATACTTAAATTTATATTATATATTTATATTATCAATGGATACACCTATATTTGCATTTGATCGTAATGTTCGCCCAATAGATCACATTGAATTCGACGTTTTAGGTAACGATGAAATCAAAGGTCGATCAGCATTAGGCAGAAACACACATGGTGTAGAATTCGCTGAAATTCACGAAAATAATGAAGCTAAAACTAACGGTTTAGCTGACCCCCGTCTTGGTACGGTGGATAATAATAGTATTTGTGCTACGTGTGGATACAATACAAACTTTTGCCCGGGACATACCGGACACATGGATCTCGTTGATCCGTTTTTTCATATTGGATTTCTAGACCATATTAAGAAAATTTTAGATTGTATTTGTCTTAAATGTTCTCGTGTTTTAATCCATCGCAATGAAACTAAGATCGAGGATATTCTTAAAACAAAAATTGGTAAATCTCGACTTATTGCAGTTGCTAATCTAAGTAAATCTATTAGTTATTGTCATAATTGTGGTTCACATGTTCCTAAAATTAAAGTAGAAGTTAAAAAATCTTCTGCTACTATCTCAGTTATTGCTGAAACAAATTTAGAAAATATTAAAGACGAATCATTACTTGTAGATGGTAAGAAAAAAATAAGTTATAATCTCACTCCAGAAATTGTATACGAAAAACTTAAAAATATTTCAGATGACGAATGTCGTATTATTGGTCTTCAACCAGAACGTACGCGTCCCGAATATATGATTCATAAAACTTTCTTGATTCCTCCAATTGCTATACGCCCCTCGGCTAAAGGTGATTTCGGAGGTGGTGCTGTAATGGAAGACGGTTTAACACATCGTCTAGTTGATATTACAAAGTTTAATTATAAACTTCTTAAACAAAAAGAAACTGGTGGTGATGCTATTTCAAAATATAGTAAAGATCAATCGACACTTTTGCAATATCATATTGCTGCTTATTTTGATAAAGAACTTATTAGTACACCTAAAGGTGATGGTGATAAATATCGTTCACTCGCACCAGGTATTAAGGCCAAAGAAGGTCGTATTCGTGGTAATCTTATGGGTAAACGTACTGATTTTACTGCTCGTACTGTAATTACTAGTGATCCAGTAATTGATAACAATCAACTACGTGTCCCGGTTAAAATTGCAATGAATATTACTTTTCCAGAAGTAGTAACTCCTTCAAATATTGATTATCTTCGCGATCTTGTACGAAAAGGTCGTGATAATTATCCAGGTGCCAATTTCGTTTTTCCTGTTAGTAATATGACAGCGGGACAAACTATATGGCCTATTGATTTACGTTTTCGTAAAGAACAAGTTGAACTTCATTATGGTGATATCGTTGAACGTCATCTTAAAACAGATGATATTGTTCTTCTTAATCGTCAACCCACACTTCATAAACAAAGTATGATGGGTCACAGAATTAAAGTTATTAACGATCCAAGTCTTATGACTTTTGGGTTATCAGTGGCTGTAACAAAGCCATATAATGCGGATGAAAAAATGTGATATATAGTCATAAATTGACTATAAATTTTCCAATATCATCGACGTCCGCAACAGGAGGCGTGAAAAGCGTGAAACCTCCTAGTATATAACTTAATAAAATAAACGAGGCAATAATATTTAAGAAATAAAATATATCTTACATTATAATGAATGTAGAAGATACGAATAAAAATAATGTCGAACAACTATGTTCAATATGTGGTATTATAAAACCGAAAGACAGAATTGTTAAAAATAGAAAACTCTGTAAAGATTGCAACAATAAGAAAAAATATCAAACATTAAAAAATAATATCAAAGTTATTGATAAAAATGTAGATAAAACTTGCAATATTTGTAATATTGTAAAAATTACTACATTATTTTCAAGAAATGGTATTTCTAATATATGTATTGATTGTGCAAATCTTAAACGGAGAAATAAATATAACAATAATGAAGAAATAAGATTAAAGGCTTGTAAAAGTAGTACAGAATTAAAAAAAAATAAAAAAGTACTACGAGATGAAATTAAGAAAGCAGAAATTCAAAAATTAGAAAATCAAATTGGACAAGATAATACAATATGTAAATATTGTAAAGAAGTAAAATCAAAGACTCGTTTCCGCCACAATCGTTTAAAATGTAAAGATTGTGAAAGAGATGATCCTATTGAAAAATTTAAAAGAATTATACGTACAAGAATACAAATTGGTTTAAAAAAAAATAAACCTAATCATTCAACTGAATATTTAGGTTGTTCAATAACTGAATATATTAATTGGATTGCGTATAATACTAAAGGTTTTACTTTAGATAATCATGGAAAAAAATGGCATATAGACCATGTTATTCCATTGTCAAAATTTGATTTTAAAAAACAAGAAGAAATTTTGCTCGCCTTTAATTGGAGAAATACTATGCCTTTAGCCGCGAAAGAAAATTTAGCTAAAAATGCTAAGATTTTAATACCACAAATAAAAGAACATTTAGAAACATTAAAAAAATATCATAAAGAAAATAATATTATTATGCCTCAAAATTTTATTAAATTATATGCGAAATACCTTGAAGCGGGAAACCCCTGAGAGCTCAAACTACCACCTTTTATGAGAAATTGTAAAAGGGAACTCGGTTAATAACCGAACCCAATGGTAACAATGTTTGAGATTGGGCAATCCGCAGTTTACTACCTAATTCCGCTATGATAGGATATGGTAGGGCTTCAACGACTGAACGGGTGTTGGTGAACAATGATGGTCTAATCAACCAGAGTTTGCTTAAGATACAGTCTGCCCCCATAGGAAACTATGGGGAATCAGCGTTCGATGGAGACGAGATGAATATTTTTATTCCGCAATCAATTCAAACACAAATTGAACTTGAAGAAATTGCAGATGTAAAACGACAAATTATCTCACCTAGTTCGTCAAGAACTAGTATTGGCTTAGTACAAGATGGTCTTGTAGGTGCTTACAATCTTACAGGTCCTACTGTTAAGATTGATTGGCGTAATGCTATGAATATTATGTCATACACAAGTTTTGAAAACATGAAAAAGTTTGACAAAAATAAAAATTATACAGGTCAGGAAGTTTTTACTCTTATTATCCCACCAGGTATTAATATTAATGGTGATAATAACTTCCGTGTAAAAGATTCCGTCCTTATGGAAGGTTCTCGTCTTAGTAAAGATGTTCTTGGTGAAAAAAAGAAATTTGCTTTACATCAATTGATCTGGGACGAATATGGATCAGAAGAAACAAAAACGTTTATTGATAACGCTCAAAAACTTGTAAACAACTTTAACTTATACAATGGTTTTACTGTTGGTTATGGCGATGCATGTGTTGATAAATCTGTAAAAGAAAATATAAATAAATATTTTATTACTCTTAATCAAAAAATCGATCATATGATTACTGAACTTGAAAACAATCCAGATATGATGGATAAAGATGTTTTCGAATTTAAACTCCAACAAGAATTTGGTATTGTACTTGATTCTGTTGGTAAAGTTGTTCTCGCTAGTATGGATCCTAAAAATGCATTCTATGTTATGTGCGATAAAGGGGGTTCGGGTTCAAAAGGTTCTCTACCAAACATCGGTCAAATTATTGGATGTCTTGGTCTTCTTGCTATTGAAGGTAAGATTGCTCCAAAGAAATATAATAACCGCAGTCTAGCATATTTTCATCAACATGATGATCGTGGTGCTAGCCGCGGTCTTGTCCGTGAACCATATATAGACGGGCTTTCATTTCCTTCATTTACCTTCCTACTTATGGTAGGTCGTGAAGGTATCATTGACTCAGCCTTGAAAACCGCGGATTCTGGATACGCACAACGTCGTTTAGTTAAATCCGAAGAAGATGCAATGATTAAATATGATTGTACTGTAAGAACTGCTAATGAAATGCTTCTTCAACTTGTTTACGGTGATTCTGGTTCAGATATTACCAAACAATATGAATACAATATTGACATGGCAAAATTATCAAATGAAGAACTTAAGAATCGGTATCTTTTTACTTCAGATGAAATGAAAAATTTCAAGAACTTTAAAGATTCTGACAATCAAAAAATCTTTGAAATGATTAAAAACATGCGTGATGAATTTAGACATTGTATGAAAAAATCACGATGTGATTTCAAATCAGTTGTAACTAAAGTAGCATTCCCGCTTAACTTTACACGTATTATTGATAATACTGCAGCTAATAAATCTCTTGCACAAGGTGATTTAGTTGATCCGTTATACGTTATTAATGAACTTGTACGCATTATTGATAATGAATATCTTTGTCTTATTCCTATGACACAAGAACAAAAAGAAAATGAAAAATCTATTAAGAATATGGATGAACGTATTTTTAAAACATTCCTAAAAATTGCTCTTTATAATGGTCTTGCACCCAAAAGAACTTGTATTGAAAAGAAATTTACAAAACTTCAATTTGATACAATTATTAAAACTATTATTAGTACATATAATCGTAGTGTAGTTCAACCTGGTGAAATGGTTGGGGTTATGAGTGCTCAAGCACTTGGGGAACCTTTGACACAAATGTCAGCCTCTTCACTTTCTAAGATTATTATTAAAAATAAAACTACTAATCAAATGTATTATGGTCCAGTTGGAAAATTTGTAGATAAGATTTTAGAAGATAATAAAAAGGATGTAAAAGATGTACCCAATCATAAAGATTCAGTAGTATATAACCCAATTGATGAATATTATATCATCGGTGTTTCAGATAATGAAAAAACATCTTGGAATAAAATTAGTGAATTTAGCAGACATCCAGCTAACGGACAATTAATGACAATCACTACAAAAACAAATCGTACTACAACTACAACTCTATCTCATTCACACCTAGCAAGAGTAGATCATAAAGTTGTACCAATCAAAGGCTCAGACCTTAAAGTAGGTGATCGAATTCCTGTTCTATTATCTGTTAATATGCCAAATAATCAACAAAAAGTTATTAAGATAGGTAATAATGATTACACACTTGATAAAGACTTTGGTTGGTTTTGTGGAGCTTATCTTGCAGATGGCAGTATTAATTATAATACTATTCATATCTCAAAGGTTAATCCACTATTTGAAACTAAAGTATCAAATATTGCAAATCTATTCGGCCAACAAATTAAAGTTCGCGAATATAGTGGAGCATATGGGCCAAGTAAAGACCAATCTTTCACTCATAAAGATTTAGCTTCGTTCCTAGAATCCAATTTTGGTAATGGTTCATATAATAAGAAAATACCTGCATTCGCATATGATTCCAACAAAGACTTTGTTTCAGGTCTAATTGGTGGCTATTTTGATGGCGATGGTAATTTTGAACCAAAGAAAGCCTCAATCCGAGTTGGTTCTCGTTCTAAAGAACTTATTGAAGGTATATCATTATTACTTTCATACTTTGGTATTTTTGGTTCATTTGTAAACGAAACTACTAAAAATCAACCAGGTAAAGTATTATATACTTATCAAGTTCAACGAAAATTCGCTAATATTTTTAAAGATAATATCAACCTTTGTGTAGATACCAAAGTCAAATCATTAGAAGAAATTATTGAATTCAATAATCGCGATAAACATTGCAATACAAACTTTATTGATATGATTCCTGGTCTCGGAGAAACAATTGCTATAATTGGTAAAAAGCTTAAACTCCCAGGTCAAAGCCGCCTATATGGTCGGTGGCTGAAGAAACCATCTATCGGTCGCGAAACTCTTAGTAAATATATTGATACATTTACTGAAGCAAATGATAAAGAAACTAATCAAGAAATTAAACTTGAAGTTACAGAATATATAAACCTACTCAAACAAGCTGAAACAGCTGAAGTAGTATGGGATGAAATCACTGATATTAAAATATTAGATGACCCTAAAGAATATGTATATGACTTTACTGTTCCTGGTAATGATTCATTCATGGTTGATGCTGGTGTACTAGTACATAATACACTTAACACTTTCCACGCAGCTGGTCTTAAAACTATGAGTTCAACACTTCATGGTGGTCCACGTGTCAAAGAAATTCTAGGAGTAAGTAAAAAGATGAAGACGCCTCAACTTCTAATTCAATTACTTCCAGAATATGCTAATAATAAAGATATGGCTCGTAAAGTCGCTTCTAATCTTAAATATACTACTATCGGCGATATTCGTGGCCGTATTAATATATATTATGAACCCGAACCTGATAATGAAAACAGTATTATGAAAGATGATAATGTAAAACATGTATTTTACAATCAAAAATCTAGTAAGAACTCTTGTCAATCAGATTACAAAGGTCTTCCATGGTTAATGCGAATTGAAATTGTCAAAGAAAAAATGCTTGAAAAAGAAATTTCACTACTAGATATTAAGAGTAAATTCTGTAACTGGTGGGAAAAACGTTATATTGATAGTAAACTTCTTAAGAAAGAAGAAAAGAAAGTAATTAATAAGATTACAAATGTCTCTGTCATGTCAAACACTGATAATGATCTTCAACCAGTAATTCATATTCGATTCAACGTTAAAGATGTTGATAAGACTCGTGACCCATTCAATCGCGAAATGCTTAACGAATTTATTGACCAAATTATTGATAAATTTAAACTTAAGGGTATTGAATCAATTACAAATATTGATGATATTGCTCCTGAAAAATTTATGATTATAAATAAAGAAACTGGTGAAATTAAACAACAAGAACAGTATATGATTTATACTGCTGGTACAAATCTTATTGATATCCGCTATCTAGTTGGTATTGATATTTATAATACTGTAAGTAATGATATTGTAGATGTATACAAACACTTTGGTATTGAAATTGCTCGTACTCGTTTACTACGTGAACTTAACGATGCTTATGAACAAGCCGGTCATGCTGTCAGCTATACTAATATCTCAGTCCTTGTAGATATTATGACAAGTAATGGTATTCTCATGTCTATCGATCGCCATGGTATGAATAAATCAGATACAGATGTACTTGGTCGGGCATCGTTTGAACGTGCTGTAGATCAAATTCTTACTGCTGGTGTATTCGGTGAAACGGATCATATGAAAGGTGTCTCGTCGCGTATTATGGCAGGTCTTGTCATTAAAGGTGGTACAGGTTATTGTGATGTAATTCTCGATACAAGTGCTATTGAAAAATCAGAATACAGTGATGAAACTAATAAATACAGAACCCATATGGAAATTCTTACAGATGGTGTTGCTAAAGATATTATGAAGAATGATACAGGTGATATGTTTATCCCTGAATAAAAATTTGATTTATTTTACTTTTAATTAATAATAAAATAATATATTATTAATTATATTTTTATGAAGTTTATAAAAGAAAAAGGTTATGAAAGTGATTATGAAACAGATATTAGTGATAAATATTGTCGTATTTGTAAAAAGAGAATAAAGAAATTTAGAAAAAGTCAAAATATAAATAAACTTAAACTATTAACTGAATTATTATCTTCATTTACTATAAATTAAATATTTTTTATTAAATACGAATTACTTTATCAGCAACAACTTTAATTAAATTAATTTTATCTTTCTTAAAATCATAACTACATGAATGAGTTTCTGGTAAACGATGTTTAGAACAAAAACGTTGATAACATTTACATGATAAATCTGAAAGTTTAAGTTTTGATTTACAATCATTTAAATAACATTTATTTATACTCACTTTATTACTATCAATAATTTTATTAGACTCAATAATTTTAGCAGAATCAATTGTAATAACTTCCATTTTTAATATATTATGATATATTAAAAATAATTAATTTATGAATGATTAATTTTCACTTTTTTATTTACATAAATGTTATTTATTTAATATTTTAGTTCAAAAATATAGTATTGGATTATTAATTTAAGATGTAAAATGCTCTTAATTTGCTAAATCCGTTAAAGTCACTTGCTGCAGCAACAGTATATGCACCAAAATTTGGAATAAAACACCATTCCCCAATTGCAAGTTCAGGTAATTGAATATTTTCACAAACTGTATCCATGCTATCACATGTAGGACCAAATACTATTGATTCATAGTTTTCTCCATCACGTTCATTGTATGGAAGTATTTGTGGTTTTTGATGATCGAAAACTATACAATTAAATGAACCATATATTCCATCATTCATTGAATAACAAAATGTTTTATGTCCTTCTTTATTTCTTATTTTCTTTCCAATAACATTAACTAAAAGTGTATGTGATGATTGTACGAAAAATCTTCCAGGTTCGGCTATAACTGTTAAACATGGTGAAGAATCTTCACTGCAAATATTATTATCATAATTTTTAATAAAATATTTATCTTTAAAAAAATCTACTATTCCTTTTTCTACTTGAACGCTAATATCTTTTAATAATTTCATAGATATATCATCATGATATCCTGGAAATCCACCCCCTATATCAAGCATTGTAAAAGTAAATCCATATTCTTTTCCAATTGCAAATACACGTTGACACATATCTAATGCACGATAATATTGTGTAGCATCAAAACATCCACTACCTACATGAAATGATATACCTGTCATATTCAGATTCATGTCTCTTGCTAATTTAATTAACTCGCGTGATTCATCTTCATCTGCTCCGAATTTTTTAGAAAATTTACAAAGTGAGTTTTGGTCGTCAACTTTAAGACGAAGTAAAAGTTTACATTTAGGATGATATAATTTAATTTTATATAGTTCATCTTCAGAATCAAATACAGTTGTGTCTACATCAATTGAACGAGCATATTGAATACTTGAACTTTCTTTATAGGGATTTGCAAAAATAATTTTATCAATATCATTTACATAATCTTTTACTAAATTGATTTCATTCTTACTTGCTACATCGTAACCTACTCCTAGTAAACTAAGTAATTGACATATAACATTATTTGGGTTACATTTTACAGCATATCTTGCTTCAATGTAAGGAAATGTTTCAACCCATAGTTTATATTGACGAATAATTTCTCCAAGATTTATAATATAAAATGCAGTAGTTGGGTTATTATTTTCAAAAATCTGTTGAATCATTTCATATACATCGAGATCATTTTTCTTAGATGGGATTAATACATTATTTTCTTTCAAAAAGAGAGATAGCTCAGAATATTCGGCTTCAATATCAATCATTAAAATTAATATTAAATATTCTAATATCTTTATGTCATTAAAAAATTGAAATTATATCTTAATAAAAATTATTTTTATATTAATAAATGTTAAAAATAATGACTGAACTTAAATCAATTCATCTTTTTATTAATAAATGTATTCATCTTAATAATAATGTATTTATGATATATCTTAATGAAGATAAATGTTCTTTTTATACTCTAAAACAATTAAATCAACTAAGTAATCAAGATAGTAATAATACGTTTTTTAAATTATATAATCCTGATAATTATAATTTGAATAATTCTGAAGCAATGGCTACACTTTATTATAGTACAAAATTTAATACTTTTGTTATTAAGTCAATTACTATTATAAAAAAAATTTATGAACCAGTTAATAAATATAATAATAAACGTATTTCTAAGAAAAGCCAAATAGTGAATAATATTCTTAATTTGACCTATTAATTTGTAGTTATTTTTACTTTTTATTTATATAAGAATCTTTTATTCTTTATTAAATCAATATATCCGCCTTAAAAAAATGTATAAAAAATTGATTTTTAAACTATTTAAAAATAAAGTAAAATTAAATAGTTCATATTAATTTACAATGCCCAAATCAACTAAAACATCTGTTAAAGCCGTTGAAGCCGTTGAAGAACACATCGATGAAACTACACCAAGTGAAAATGATGAAGTAGACCAATACATTCATGCTAAAGATTTTGATATTAAAAAATTCTTTGTTAAACCAATTGAAGAAAAAATGGGTACCAAATCACAATATATGGCCTTTCCTAAACTTAAGACTAAAAAATCTAAAGATGGTGAAAGTGTTATTATTGTAACTGAACCTATTAAACTTACTAAAGGTGGTATTCCAAAAATTGATGGTGAATATAAAAAGAGTGATAAAGACCGTGAATTTTTCTGGCTAGGTGAAGATAAAACACAACAATCTTGTATCGATCTATTTAATGGTCTTCGTCAAATCGATGAATATTTTAGTCCACTAATTGCTGATAACACAAATACTAAAACAATTCATCATGCTAAAGATGGTAAGAAAGAACCTCTTGATAAACTTGAATATGTTAGTCTTGTACGCGAATCAGGTCAACAAGATAATAAAGATTCTGAAAAACAATATGAACCATATGATCGTATTAAAGTTCGCTTTAGTACTAAATATGATGCTGATAAAGCAGAAGGTGAACCAAGTGAAGTTACAACAATGCTTTTTCTTCTTGATAAAGAAGATCCTGAACCATACACTAGTGTAACTGACTTTGAAAAGAGTCTACGCTGGAATTGTGAAGCTCGCTTTGTTCTTATGATTAATAAATTCTGGGCCATGAAAGCTCTCAAAAATAAGAAACGTGAATGTGGATTTACAATTAAATGTCTTCAAGTTTATATCACTAAAGTTTCAACAAGTGGTTCAGGAGTTCTACAAGTTGATAAATTTCGTAAACGCCTATTCGGACCCAGTCCTACTATTTCTACTCCAGTAGTTGAAGAAAAAAAAGTAACTTCTAAAGTTACAAAGAAAGTAGAAACTGAATCAGAAGATTCTGATAGCGATGATGATAAACCTCAAGCAAAACCAGTTGCAAAGAGTGCTAAAGCTAAATCTGAATCAGAATCTTCTGAAGAATCATCAGAAGAATCAGAATCAGAAGATTCACCAGTACCTCAAAAAGGTAAGGTTCCAGTTAAAGCTACTAAAGGTAAAAAAGTAGAATCTTCATCTGAAGAATCTGACTCTGAAGATGAAAAACCTGCTCCTAAATCTAAAGCTCGTAAGTAAATTAAATATATTTTTTTATTAAATACGTTTTTTAATTAATATTTTATTATTTTTTTTATTTATAGTTATGTCAAAACTAATACAATGTGATACATTAGATATTGAAAAATTAAATATACATACCCCTATCGTAGATGTAGATAAAGTTATTTGTGAATTATCTTATGATAAAATTAATGATATAGTTCAACCATTTATGTTTTTTATTGATACCTTACCTCTTATTAAATTTACCGACGAAGATATTATACTTGACTTGAGAAATAATGATGAAATTAAAAATGTATTTAATGATATAGATTCTAAAATTATATCTGAAATACAAACTCGTAAATTAGTTAAAACTTATAATTTAAAAAAATTTGTTTATCATCCAATAGTAAGTACTTTTATCAATAATAATAATGAATCATTTGATGTATTAAAGTTAAAAATTAATTTATTAGGTGAATATAAAACTTCTATGTTTTATAAATACGGTAATCCCATTGAAGATTTATCTATTATGAAAACAGGAGTTAATGTTAAAACAATTGTAGAATTTATTAATATTACTTTTAATAAAGATAATAAAACTATTTATATTGATAATTGTATTAGACAATTAAAAGTTAAACCAATTAGACCTCAAAGAATTAAAAACTTAGAATATTCTTTTATTGATTCTGAAGAAGAAAAAGATGATAGGATAAATAAGAATAACATAGATAAAGATGTAAATAAAGATGTAAATAAAGATGTAAATAAAGATGTAAATAAAGATGTAAATAAAGATGTTAATAAAGATGTTAATAAAGATGTAGATAAAGATGTAAATAAAGATGTAGATAAAGATGTAAATAAAGATGTAGATAAAGATGTAGATGATACAAGTTTAGATTCAGTATCAAATACATTAAAAACTTTAGATGAACTTAATATTTTAAAAGATAAAATTAATAGTGAAGAAGATACTGAAGAAGATACTGAAAGTAAAGAAGATAATGATAATGATAATGATAATGATAATGATAATGATAATGATAATGATAATGATAATGATAATGATAATGATAATGATAATGATAATGATAATGATAATGATAATGATAATGATAATGATAATG